ATGTATGGAAAAATGCACAGTGCGTGCCTGTACGGAATTGAGGGCGTAATGATCGGCGTTGAAGTGGACCTCGCAAACGGCTTGCCGCAGACTAACGTCTGGGGATACATTGTCCGGAAAATAGATATAATAAAACCATCCAAAGACCAATATTTCTATCAGTTTTTGGATGGTTTTATTATAATTTCAAAAGTATTTATTGTTATTGAAAATCATGCATAATACCAGCAATATTTTCAAATACCTTAAATCTGATTTCTAAATGAGCTTTTTTGTTATTATCTTTATCTCGATGAACCCGTATGTTGCTTATCTGATCTTTTATTTCATGAACAGTATATTTATCTTTTATTTCAAGATTACTTAAGTCAGTTACTGTATTCTTTAAGCGAAGTATTTCTTCTTCTAGTTGATTATTATCCATTGATTTCTCTTTAATTTCAATAATTAATTTACTAACTTTCTCATCGATTTCTCTTTGCAGTGTATTTAAATAATCCTCATCAATATTCCCTTTAACAAATAGAACTGCCAATCTATTGTTTTCTTCATTTAATAGCTTTAATTCTTCCCTTAAATTTTCTACCTCTTTTACACTTTGCTGATTCATCCTTTTTTTGATTTCGGTTATTTCATCTTCGATCTTTTCTATATTTTTATTTTTATCTTTTAATATTGCATCATAAAATTTCCCGTCTGCCAGCACTCTAATAGTTTCTTCGATTTGTTTAAGTGATACATTAATGTTTTGACAATACTTCCGACCCTTATATTTTTTGGTTCTGCAATTATAAAAATCGTAACCGGTTCTTGCTTCTCTATTTTTAGTATAATTGCAGCCACAACTACCACATACTATCAAACCGGAATATTCACTTAGTCCATTATAAATACCAACACGTTGTTTATAGTGAAGTTTACTTCTTCTAATTTCAATTGATTTTGCAAGTAATTCCGGTTCTATTATTTGAGGAATTCTATCTTTGGTAATAAGCCACTCAGATTTTGGTTTATATGTTGCATAACTCTTAGATGTGAATACCTTTGGTGAATCCATTTTGTTTCTAACTAAATCACCAGTGTAGGCAACATTTTCAAGTATGCGTTTAATAGATTGTGGAACAAAAGACTTTCCGCGTCTTGTGAATATATTATTATCGTTAAGATGCTTTATGATTTTTCTAAAACCGTAATTATGATTTACATATAAATCAAAAATTAATCTAATGTTGGTAGCTTCTTCTTCAATAATTTCTAAGGTGTTTGTGTCTTTAATATACTTATAGCCGTAAAAGTTATCCGTAGTATGAATTACTCCCTTTTCAGCCCCCATCTTTTTTCCCCACAGAACCTTCTGCGACCTATCCTTAGATTCATTTTCAGCAGCAAGTAAAAAAAATCCGATTATCATATCGTTTGTCATTTGTTCTGTAGATAATCCAAGAGAAACAAAATCTATATGTACATTTTTTTCCCTTAGTTTAGTAACGAGTTCAAGCCCTTCTGAAGCATTTCTTGAAAATCTCGATACATCTTTTATTAATATCCGTCTAAATCTAGGCTCTCTGTTGCTAACGTATGCCTTGATTTCTTTTCTATGAATCTCAATGTCTAAACCAGCATCTGCAAGCATCTCTTTAAAATACTCTCTTTTTTTCCAACTGGTTGCTGAAAGCCCTTGATCAGCATAGATACGGTAAAGTTCATACTTACCACTTTTCTCTGTTTTTTCTTCAAAATAGTAAGTTTGATTATCTAGTGAGTTTAGTTGGCTTTCATGTTCTGTGCTAACCCTACAATATGCACAAACTGGTATTTTTTCAGTTATCAACCCAAGCTCCTCCTTTTATTTATTTTCACTTTTAATTATATATGATAAATATAAATAAAACCAGTCTAATTAGACTGGTTCGTAGTTTTATAGTAATATGTATCCACTGTTCCTACTACTGAAAAAGAAAATATGTCTTTTTTATTTTGCTTGATAGAGTTATTTAATTTATTCGGTTCTGCGTCAAATATTGTTTTCTCATTAATGAAATTCATTTTATTTTTTTTCATATGTATTAGTTGCCCTCATCTTTCTTCTTATTAGACCTCTTCCTAATTGCCTTCTTCTTAATCTCCGTCTTATTCCATTCAATCAAATTGTTCTTAATCAAATATGTAAGAGCAATAGCAAATGAATCTGATTCATCTTCATTGGCAAACTCAACTTCTGGATAAACTTTATGTATTGTTTCTTGAACATATTTTTTTGTTGCGTCACCACGACAAATACTTTCCTTCACACTTTTTGGAGGATAGTATGTTTGTGGGTAGTTATAGAATAGATAATTAATTAAACCATGCACCCTAAAGATTACTTGTGTTGCAGTATTAAAACGGCTATAACCGCGTTCAATTGCAACTTCACAAGGTGGATATAGTTTACCTATTTTTATTATTTCGTCTGCCATGTATTTAAGTTTCTGCCCATGTGTCGCTGATTTTTTGAGGTGTGAAGTTGAAATACTTGTAACTAACACAGGTGTTCGCAAATCTAAATCAAAAATTGTTAACCCGGTGGATTCCATAGACAGATCGAAAGCATAAAGGTAATGTTTGAACTCTTTGTTTACAACCATTGCTTCATCGTTTCCAATCGTTCGTCCATTGCTTTTGTTTCAAACTCAACCAATTCTTTATATTTACCTTTTTTAATGAAGCCTCTCTTCTCGTACAATTCGATTCGTTTAAGCATATGTATTTTCAATTCTTCTACCAGTGCCATATTATGTCCAACTAAATTCAAACTCTCACTCCTCAATAATTTCATCAATTGTCATTGTTCTTGCATCAACTGCTTTTTTAATACATGAGCAATCATCGTGTACGCATACACCGTTTAAAATATCTAAAATCTCCTTCGCCATGACCTCATCAATAGATACAGCTTCACCACATCCAGCACAAGTTGAATAAATCCTCACCTCCTTTTCTTGTGCGTCTGGAAAGCGGTAGTTGTGGTAATCAGAAGTGAATCGTTCAAGGCTTGTCATAATACTGATACCCGTTTATTTTTATTTAATAAAACTTCCATTTCATCATTCCTTTGAAGGTTCTTTGGTTTTGTATTTGGTATAGCGAGTAATCCAATAATCAGTTTGATCTGTTGGCTTAAAACCTCCAGTGCCGTCAGGGACTTGCCTAGGCTTCTTCATAAACTCTGTAATTTCAATCATGTCGCCTTTATCAATCTTCAGAGATTTATCCTTAGTGTTAAATGTTTTCTTGTCCATTTTGAACATTTGTTCTTTACCACTTTTGAGATTATATAGCTTTAGTTTTGGACTGTACTTGATGTCTAGATCTGTTACAACACACCAACCAGAATCAATGTTTGGATATGTGATGTCGGCATAGCCCATCAATTCTTTACGCAGCATAACTTCTTCGTTAGGTAGCAAAGGTTCAATTGGATTTGATCGAATTTCTTGTTCGATATTTTTTAATTCTTCAATTCGTTTAATTTTTGTCTTCTCAACATAAGTCTTTTTGTATTGACTTTTCCCATTAGAAAATTCTTCGTAAACTTTTAAGAGCGTTCCGTTATTACCAAACTTCGAAAAGAAATCGAGACGTATTAAGATGTCGAGTTGCCTTGTATTAACCGATGTGTCTTGAGTTATATTGACCAACAAATCAACAAAACTCTCATATGTATTTTTGCTTAATTCAAGTAGTTCTTCGGCAATTTTGGTATTCAGATACTTGATTGACTCAAGTCCCTTATAAATCGTGTTGTCTTGTTCGTTGTAAGAATATGATGCCGTAGACTTGCCAAATCGGATAGATGAGATTTCAATGCCTCTCGTTTTTGTATAATTAATAATTGCTCCGGTTTTATCGATATCATCTTTGTTGATGTTGAGCATAACAGTTAAGAAGGCTAGTGGGTAGTAATATCTTAGATATCCATTACCGTACCCGATATGTGAGTATGGGTTGGAGTGGTTATCGGAAAATCCGTATCGTTGGGCATCATCAATTACCTGAAGGAATGGCTCAAGCACTGATAATGCAGATTCTTCGGTTTCGTTATATTCATTAATCATTTTATTTACAAACCGTTTTCTAATCTCGGGTAGAAACTTTTCAGTACCTTCCTTTTTCGATAATCCACGACGAACCGAATCGCTCTCAGCCATAGAGAAATCGCAGAACTCTACGAGAAAATTCATGATTTGTTCTTGGTAGACTAGATAGCCTAACGTATTCTTTAAGAATTCACTGAGCGCCTTGTGTCCGTGATCTTTAAAAATACCATTTGCCAAAGCTTGTCTATAAGAGTCTCCAGATGGACGAATCGCTCCATTGCCGATTGAAAACAGTTCAATATAACTAAAACTAGGATACTGCTGCTTAATTCTATTAATCGTCTCAGGACTAAGCAAGTCTTTCAGGTATGCTTGAGCAGAAACACTTTCCCATTGAAATATTCCTAAACCAGAGTCTCTAATCGAATTCCACACTTTTTCATCATTTACGTCCATATTATCTGGAACTAATCTTTCGATTCCAGCAAGTTTGCAAGTTTCGTTAATGATTTCAATATTATCTAGTCCAAGGATATCTAATTTAACATAGTTTAATCCGTCAAGTTCTTTCATGTTAATCTGGCTTACTGGGTATTTACTTTCTTTTGTGAAGCATAGCCCTACATTATCTTCAAGGTTGACTGGCGAAACAACATATCCAGATGGGTGCGAACCAATACTTACTATTACTCCTTTGACTAATTCAACGTATTTAAATAGTTCTGGATACATTTCTATGTATTTTGAGTCAATTACATCTTCTTTTTTCTCGTTTTTATACACTGATTTTGCAATTTGGTCTACAGTTGATAAATCCATGTTTAACGCTCGACCAACTTCTCTTATTGCTCCCTTAAGAGCTACAGTGTTAAAAGTAATAATTTCGCAAAAATAGATACCCGAGATAGTTGCAACATAATCAATAACTTCTTGCCGCTTAGATGGGGGCCAATCTTGGTCTATGTCAGCGAGCGAAATCCGTTCTGGATTAAGAAAGCGAAAGAAGTTTAATTTATGTTTTATGCTGTCCATTTCAGTTATTTTTAAAAGGTAGGCTATAAGACTACCATTAACCGATCCTCTTCCGTATCCTTGGTAAATATCGTTACTATGTGCCCAATCGACAACGTTTTTTTGAAGCAACATATAGTCAATTGCTCCAACTTTCTTATATGTATCAAACTCGTCCCTAATTCGCTGGAAATATTGCTGCTTTTTATCATTATCAAACTTATGCAATCCTCTTTCAATTACGCCAATATTTATCTTTTCTTTAAATACTTTTTCTGAATCGTCATGCAGTTTAGGATACTTGGCTGTTTTGTCTAACTCAAATGGTTCAATCATATCAGCCATAACATTTGTATTATGTATTGCTTCAAGATAGGCACTTCTTGGTATGGCATTTTGTTCTTCAAACATTTTGACTAGTTCGGGATGAGTCTTAAAAGTTAAATCAAAAGCATCTTCGTCTCCATATGTTGCCCCTTTAGCTTTCATAAGAATTGTTCTTGCTTGTGAATGAGCCTGATTGAGCGCATGAGTATCGGTAGCTGCTATTAATGGAATACCAGTTGTTTTAGATAAATCGTATAAATGCTGATTAAAAATTTTTTGCTCTGGATGGGTGTGATATTGGATCTCGAAAAACATCCTGTGTTTATTCTTTACAAAGAAATCCATCAATTTGTTTAGCATTTGTTTGTTATCGTTTTTTATTGATCTCCATAAAGGCGAAGCAAGACAAGCCGAAGTCATGATAATGTTGTCAGATGTATTGAATAGATCGTCAAATGACAGGCGAGGATTATAATACCTATGACCATCGTCTTTGTTATTAGAGAGTGACGTAAGTCTGTTAAGTTCCTGCACACCATCCCAATTCCTACCGATCAACATGTAGTGGTAATTGTCGCGAATCAAACCTTTTTCTTTATCTATGTATTCTGTAAGATAAACTTCGTTGGCGTGAATATATTTCATATTCTTTTTCTCAAGAGTCTGTTTCTTTTTTACCCAGTTAAATATATTGCCATGCTCAGAAAAACATATAGTACTCATTTGCGCTTGCTCTGCCGCTTCTATGTATTGTTCAAACTTAGTTACCGAATCAACGCTCATCGATGTACTTGGATTACTCAGATCAGAATGTAAATGATAAATAACGTAATTATCTATTTGTATTATCTCCTTCCTCAAAAACTAAGTAAAATATTGAATTTATCTTACAACAATACTTTTCTCTGCTTGTATACCAAACATTCCAACATAAGGAGCAATATTTTTCTCACTCATAACTTCACTGAGCAAAAGTTCCCATTCAGCAACCACATATTTTTGATATTCATGCTTATATTTAAAAATTGGAGTTGGTAAATAAACTCCCTCATTTTTAATATATATGAAACTTAGATTAAACATGCTTACACCATTTAATTGAACATAGCCATAATGCATAATAAAATCATCTTTATAGAACACTGAATTATCTAGAAATGCAAAATCATTATAAAATGACAATTCTTCGTCGTATGGGAAAAAGACACTTAATTCAATATTATTTGCATAAATGTATCTTTCACCTCCTGATGACACAGCTTTCACCCAATACGTTTCATCTGATTCGGATAGTAATTTTAGAATTTCATTAACTCTCACTTTCTTTCCCCATTTCCTTATAAGTTATATTTTATTTTTACCTTCTAAATTATCAGCTCTTCATACTCTCCATTTGGCAATGAGTAATAAACAGCTTTCAAATCAAACTTCTTTATGTACTGTTGACATATCGGACATGGTTTAGAGTTCACTATGTTATTCCCCTTACTCCAACCAGCCACATATAGAACAGAGCCTCTAACTTGTTCTTCGCTTAATGAACAAAGCGCCATTAATTCAGCGTGACAACCCTTTTCTTCATATAGTGGATCAATTAATCTACCCTTCTTGTTAGTGTTAACTCCAACATTGACCAATCTTCCTCCCTTAACAACACAAGCAGCATGTCGGTAGTTGTCAATTTGATGTTGATTTGCCTTTTTGATGCAATATTTTATCCAGCGTTTATTTTTACTTTTAACCCCATTATTCGATTACTCCTCATATGTATTAAGTAGGCAAAAGCCTACCTTAAAAGCCCATAATTAATTCATCAAGATTCGATTCGATTTCCTCATCTGATACATCAGTTTTTGTAAGCATAAAAGTTTCATTATTCTGATTTTCTCTAACTTCAACGAACGTATAAGTTTTTGGTGTTGTGCCAAAAAGAAGGAGTCTCAAAGCATCTCTAACTACATCACTGTGATCATAATGTGGCGGAAGATTCATCATTCCTTCTTTAATATCTTCGTCTTTTCCTTTTCTTAATCTTGCTTTTACTACTTCCATAGCCTTTCACCCATCTTTCTGTATCCTCTGACTTGTGAAAGTTGGTCTAAAAGAATCTTGTTCGGTAAATTAAGATGATGGATTATTTGATGTGCAGCACCTCCAGCAACAAGGTATAAATCGAAGTTAATGTTAAGCCCATCGATTTCGTTTTGAATTTGATTTGCCAATGATTTAAATGCTTTTTCAATGAATGGTTTAATATTATATCCCTCGTATACACCACTCACAACAAAAGGGTCTAATTCATATCGTGCTGGGGATTTTCCGATAGCTTTTTGTATGTAAGATTGTAGTAGTTTATAAGCATTATCTACGCCAAGCAATAAAGTTGTTGATTCCTTCATGGTTTCCATCTTGGAAAGCCCCAATAAATTCAAAGTAAAGAATCCTAAATCAATCACTAATATATTTTTCTTTGCTTCTGATATTTTATCGAGTGTACCATCATCTTTTAACAAGTAATCCATTGCTATACCCTTACCCTGCGGTGTTAATTTAAGGTTTATAATTTTAGGATTAACATAGTAGGAACCTCTGTTCCCCTTCTTAATAGTATACTTATCTTTATCGTTTATTTTCATTAACGACTCTTCAAAGTGCTCTTTCTGTTTAAAATAAAACTTGATAGGCAACCCACTAATAACATTAGCTGCCGAATTTCCGATCAGATAGCCTAATGCAGTTTCAGTAATAGCACTCGATGTACTTGCTTCAGCCTTATTATCCTTCATTGTAAAGTATTTAATATCGCTCTGTCTTAGAGCAAGTTTTCCAACGAAGTATTGATCCTCTCCATAAATAAAGTCGTCAGGCTTAATGCTGTCATCAAAAAGTTCCTTGGACTCCCCAATGATAGATGGTTGAAGGTAAACGCGATTATTATATGAGCCTTTTGTCCATCCAAATCCCAAATCCAAAGCGCAAATATTAGACATGCTATAATCCCCCTTACTAAAATTGTTCCAGATTGGTACTTCTTGTGGTCTACTTGGGACACAATTTCTTATATAAGTGATTATAGCATATCGGTTTATTTATGTATATATTTATTTTTACTTTATTAATCCTTATAAAATGATTCATTTAACGAGTCAACAATTCTGGGTTCTCATAGATATTGCCGATAATCTCGCTCACTTCGATTTCCATTGCGTTCAAATGATCGTCTTCGTTATTGTTGGAGTCATGACAGTAGAATCCTGTTTGCTTATCATCCCATTTAATTTCCATCGGTTGACCGTCATATGTATTTGAAGCAATAATGTCTCCAGTATAAGCCTTCTTACCATTAATATCTTTCTTCGTCGTATGGAACATTAGGTCAACTCTTTCGTAATCCACACCCTCGCCCCAACCAGTTACGGGTGACATGTCACTAAAGAAGATATCACTCCATTCGATCATTACTTGTTTTTCTTTATCCCAAGCCCTGCATTCTAAAATCATTTATGCACATCCCCATGTTTAATATAAAATGGTTCTACAGCTTTCATTGCTGTTTCTTTATCACATTTATTCTCTTCCATATAAAAGCAAACGTCTCCCCAGAAACTATTTTCTTCTTCAGATTCATCGCAACACTTACAATGACACATAATAAGTTCTCCTCCTTTTGATAAAATCTGGATTTTATACACTTATTTATCCCATGTATAGCAACACCCAGCAACCCAAATTATCCAAAATCCCAACCAAAATACTGTCTTACTCCATGCAACAATAGCATCATATTTATTTGTTTTACTCTCGTTCATTAGGTAGACCCCTTTTTGTCTCAATATCGAGTTATATTTTTTAAAATATTCGAATACATTAAATCATCACTGTCAAAGGGAGCTGGTTGGTATGATTATTGTTGTATCCTTAATTATTGCTCTATATTTATTCATCGGAATAAACGTAGCAGCTCAATTCAAAAAAATGGAGAAAAATAATTTAAAATATAAAGAAACTCATCAAACCGAAAAGTTTGAACAAGCTTTTCAAGTTGTCAAAACGAATAATGGGTTTTTAAAACTTATCCATAGCAATAAAATGATTAGCAATTTGATAAATATTCTGTTTTGGCCCATCAACATGAGAATAAAACTAAAATAATAAAATTTGTGAATCGCTTTTCTTTTTTTATTATGTATTTTTACTTATTATATTGTTCAACCAATTCATTAAACCATTCTTTATCCTTAATTATCAAAGAATAATCAATCAAATTTCTCAATTCATCATCCTTTAGATTTACTTTATCATCATGGTATATCTGAACTGAGATGTTAACAGCATCCATAAGATTTTCCTTCTCTTTGCCCGAATACTTTCTAAAATCGCTATCTTTAGCTCTGATATCAATCTTAATATCCGAGTGCTCAGGAAATTCTTTTTTAAGAAAATAAGTCAACCCTTGAAGACTTGCATATCTATGTGATTCTGTATAATATGCACCAAGCATTGTGTATCTGATAATATTTTTTGTAAAATCTTTTGTGTGATAGTACCACTCATCAGTAGATTTATCGTATTTAAACATAATTGGATCGATACTCAGTTTAATATCGGTTGGTGTTTGTTTATCTACCTGAGTAATGCCATCTTTGATGAGATTAAACACTTGTTCTTTGTTAAGCATAATCATTATATTCACCTCATTAATTTATTATCGTTGTTTAATATGAAATCAAAGTTTTATCTTCTTTTTGTTTGAACGTGAGTATAATACTCATCTGTAATACAAAAGCCCATACTAATTGAGTCCAACGTTGCTTTTATGGTTTCTCCACACTCATTACAAAAAAACTTTTTATCGGCTTGATCCGTTAGAATTCTTTTATTTTTATCTATAAATCCAATTTGAGTATGTATTTTATTTTTCTTATGAATGGGACAATAAAAGTCTAACTTAGTTTTAATTTTGGGATGTTCTTCGAGTTCCATCATCAACAGCGTATCAACAATATCTTTCTCTAGATGCTGAGGAAGGACTTTCTTTATATATGGAACACCAAAAATCCTAACCTTTGCTTTGGCAACATTCTTGATTTCATCATCTATATCCCATTTAAGTTGATAATTAAAATTTCACACCTCTTCTCTCCCACTGGCTCGTAATTCCAATACCATTTCCTTTCTGATCTTCAACTCATCTAAAATCATTTCTTCTGGAATCAAACTGCCGAATCCAACTTTTTCTCTTATAAAATCACTATCTACTCCAACATTGATTTGATTCACCAATCTAGATGGTCGTTCGTGAATATGTCCATGAATTGAGTAGGCATTTGGTGTAAGTCCAATCTCAATCGGATAATGAAATAGAAAAAGATGCTGCTTATCAATTTTCTTCACAATCATATTCTCAACCGATTCAAAATAATGAGATAGCCTTTTAACAACCTTTTGGTCATCATGATTGCCTAGAACCAGATGGATGCACCCATTTAATCTGGAAATAATGTCTTCCCACTTAGTAGTCCCACCGAAAACAAAATCTCCAAGGTGATACACAATATCGTTTCTTTGTACTTTATCATTCCAGTTGAAAATGAATTGCTCATTCATATCTTCAATTGATTCAAACGGACGTTGTGCTAAGTGTAAGATGTTTTTATGATGGAAATGAGAATCACTTGTTAACCAAACTTGCGGCATTTAGTCCTCCTCTAATTTTTCACGAATTGCATTTTGAAGCACCTGAGAAAAATTAATTCCTCTTCTCTCGGCCACTTCATTTAAGTCCTCTGGAATAGTCAAAGTTTTCTTAACATATTTAATTTTTGTAGATATCGTACATGACGCAATTGTAGTAAATTGTTTCATTGCTAATTTTATTTGCTCTATTGGTGTTGGTCCAGGAATAAGTTCTCCATCCTCTAAACGACTCTGGACGGTTAATTTAAGCACTTCATTTGCTCGTCTAAATGCTTCCTCTAACGTGTCAGCCTGAGTTAGTGCTTCCTCTAAATCGGGAAAGGATATCTGTATGTGATCGTTATTAAAGTCGAGTACTGCTACATATGTATAATTTTTTTCAATATTCATGATAATTACCTCCCTTAATGTTATCGAGGTAATTATAACACGTATTTAGTACGTATTCAAGTGAGAATAAACTCAATGAAATTCAGTTTTTATTTAAATTTATTTTTTAGTGTGATTATTATATCTTTCACTTCTCGGCGACAGGTATAATTTATTAGAAGTACATTAAGCAAAATCGAGACGATAGCAGACCACAAGAACTTTGGTTCGTTTGGATTAAAAATGAAAATAATTAAATTTATTATTCCACTAAATAAAAATGATAAGCATATTACCGCAGAAAAATGATTTAAGTTCAATGAATTCCCTCCAGAGTAATTTTTAATATCCATGATGAAAGTCACATTTCACGAGATTTGATTATTCCCTTTAATTCACTAAGCAGATTTTTGTATTCTTCCTCTGATGCTTTCTGAAGATTATATCTTCCTTCCAAGCAAAAATTATACTTATCCTCGTAGACGAAAAATGGAGACTTGGCAAAGAGTGTCAACAGAATATCAATTTCTAAATCAGTTAGTTCTATAAGATGGACTTTTTTTGCCCCACTAATTTTCACAACATCTACTCCTTTCTTCATTCCCCATAAAAGCAGCCTTTTATATTGAAATTAAATCTTCAATTCTCCATTAACATATTTACCCTTTTCGATTTTAAAATCGAATCCAAGAGACTTAATCTGCTCTATTGCTGCATCGTCAATAACCCCTCTTACAACTTTTCCGAATTCTATTTTTATAGGACAGATATAGCACATATGTCTCCATCCTTCATCTACTATCTTTCCCTTTCTTCTTAGTGCCTCTATTTCGAGCAAAGTTTTGTATTCGTAATCATTCAAATTGTTTTCAACCCTACAGCCGTATAAAATTGACTCTCCATTAACCTCTATATATGTATTATTCTCAAGTAAGTAATACTCACCAATTTTATTGACTTCATTATATAAGCCCTTAAGTTCTTTTCTAAATTTATAAGCATCTCTATTGGCGTAGTGAAAAGTGTGTAACTGACCATCTTTCATTGCGATGGTAAAATAGGTGTGATCACCTTGATCGCCAAACCTTCCTCCTACTCCTCTTACTGAAGCTATCTCTGCAATCTTAACCATATTCCAATATTCCATGTTATTCACACCTTTTCATTTGTTTATAAAATGCATCGTTTATCACCTTTATTTCTCTCTTATTGTTATAATTCTTCCTTCTTGTCTAATTACGGTGTATTTTGTTGCATCTATTACATAGTTGGGATCTTTGAGAATAATTTTATATTCTTTTGTGTAACTATTATCTTCATATACTGTGAAACGAATTGCGGTTGAGCAAATCACTAACAATAAAAAACACAGAATTGAAACTGAGCCCTTCTTATTAACTAACGAACCAATAAGAAACACTAAACACACAATAAAACCGATAATTGCTACTGATCCAATAAATGCTATAGGGCCATTCTTTACAACAGTATCTGTAAAAAGTATTTCCATTTTAATCCACCTTTCAAATTACTCATTGATAATATTTATTTTTTCTTAATTCTTCAACACTGCGAATCGTTGCCAAACAACCAGCCGAAGCAAAGCAAGCCCATGCTATTGTTCGTGGTGATTGATTAAATACCGATATAACAAAGAAAATTAAACACCATAAGAAGATTGCCATTGAGAAAATTACTTTCATCTATGTATGTAGTATCCTTTCATCATGATATGTTAGTTCTATCAAATTTAACACACTGCAATCGCCAATTTCGGAATATAACGCTTATGTATTTGATGTGCTCCTTGTCTTGAAATTCCCATTTCTTTGCCGATCTCAGCAAATCCTTTTCCTTCAAGTAGGTGCTTGACCGCTACAGTTTTCTCGTTTCCGTCTAGTGACGAATTAATTGTTCTGTTCAAATAATCATTGAACATATTATCTTCAATTGCTTTATATGTATGTTCACAATTTTCATCACGCAAAACATCTTTAATTTGCACTTCTTTTTGTGATTTTCCTTTTTTATAATATCTTTCTTCAATGCTTACAGATGAGTATTTGCTCCGACACTTTCTGCTGTGGTAAATAGCATTGATACAAAATTCGTGCCAGATTACATCACCAGCATAACTCGTAAATTTAACGCCTCTATTAATATCATATGTATCGAAAGCATTTGTTAATCCGATCATAGCCATTCCAACTAAATCGTCAGATTCTTCTATCGAGCCTTTTTTCAACCATTTGGCAACCATACTTAGAGCAAACGGAATATTGTTATTGATAATCGTGTCTCTTAGTTTTTTGTCTTTGATTATTTGATATACTTTAATATTTTCTTCGTTGTTGAAGTTCTTTTCGACTTCAACATTTCTTAGACTCATATTATTTTCTCCTTATAAAAGATAGAATTTATCATACTATGCAACCGCCAATGTATTAATAATTCGTTCATATAGGTCATCTGGCTTATTATTAATCTCATCATAATTCATCAAATTTAATTCACGAACAATTTCCTTGAGGTTAAATAGGATAAATTTGTAATCCTCCAAATCCAAATTATCATTCAAGTCATTTCTTAGTTTTGTTTTATCTATGGATGTTCTGTCAATATATATTTTATTATTTTTACGATCATGAATGGCAATAAATTTATCTTCGATTGATTCAATGGTGTGTCCCAAAACCTCCACAGAAGTCTCTTTAAGAACCATTAGATCTCCAATAGCGAATACATTTCTATTAAACCCGACCATACGACTAACCATATCAAGCAACATCATTGCTCTGCGCTCTACGTTCTGCAATTCTGTATTAGATAAAGAAGCTTTAATTTTTGTCTTTTCGGTTAGTTGAGAAATATGAACAATGTTTTGCTCCTTGCCCAACAATTCAAGAACACTGCTTTCAAATTTATTGCGAGAGACAATTATCTTTAATTTATAGTGTTCAGCGATCTTGAACTTTGCCTCTTGTTCAATTACTTGATCAAAACCTAACCAAAATACTGGTTCAGATTCAAAATCAAGATGTTTACCTTTTCTTTCTTCTAACTTCTCTTCATTTATTTCGGGTTCACTGTATCCTCCAGAACTTCCCTCGTCACCCCTCCATGATTGAATCCCTTCTGCTTTCGGAGCCTTATTCATAACATCGTGTTCTATTTGAACTTCGTCATAATGTGACTCTGATTGTTTGGCGGCTTCGGATTTTAAGAATACTTCATACTGATTAATCGTTTTCATCTCTGAATTATCACGTTTAGCCAACGCGATTCCGCTTAAATATTTAGAATCTTTTTCATCTTCAGTATTGAAAATAAGGAATGTCATTTCGTTTTTTAATTTATTTTTGTCTGCATAGTATGAAATTGAGTCAATATGATTATCTATGTATTTTTGCTCTCCATTTAGAAAGCTGCTATTGGCTAGTTCTTGAATGTGTGTTTTAACCTTGCTTAGAAAATCAAGATACTTACTGTCTCTAATAATGTCTTTTCGATCTGGAGAAGTTAAATTAAGTGTTTTGTCTGTTATGTGCAAATCTCCTTTGATGTAATACAGGTTGTCCAGTTTAGTGACAAATCTCCCTTTATAAAAAACGTTTAAATCTTGACAAAACCCACCACTTAGAGCAATCCATCCCTTAATAAATTCATCGTTGATTTTACTAAGAAACACACTACCATCACCCTCAGTTAAGTCTTTCTTTTCTTGCATAACATTATCACAATAAATATCAAGTTCATGTATGTATTTTCCAAGCATTTCAACACGCTCACGGATGCTAGTTGATGTTACTTGATTAAAATCAAAATTATTCAAAATGAGTTTAAATCCATCGTATGAATTTGCAATCTCGTTTACTTCGATCTGAGTCTTATTGTTTTGAATCATATCTGAAACGTTAAAGATGATGTGTTTATTTCCTGTATAAACTTCAATATAATCACTAACTGTAATATTGCTGAAGAACCCCATACCAAACGGCGATTCTGATTTCTGAATATCTTCATCCCATTCTGATTCAGCAATGGAGAATAATGCTTGTGGATTTTGGAGCGTCTTACCGTTATTCTCAATTGTCACCTTCTTATTGCAGTAATCTATATTCACTTTTACTTCGGTAGCTTTGGCTCGTTGTGCATTTTGGATATCTTCATCTAGAAATGATAGTTTGTCTTTGAATGTACTTTGGCGCAAAAGTTTTAATTGATTGATTACATTTACTTTAACTTCTACTGGATTAGTCATTTATTTAACACCTCTCTTAAGTGCAAACAGAATAGCATTTTCAACAGTATATTCGTATTTCTCATTCTTATATAATTGAGCGACATCTGGATCATTATTTACCACACACAACCATTCATTTAGCATTCTATTGTCGGATGCTAGATTTTTAATCATGGTCTCATTCTTACTAATCTTATCTTCAATATAATCAATTACTGAATCAGTATTCTTTTTTGCGTTCTTGTTTACTAAGTATCTTTCATGTCGTCCGCCGACTGGAATATATAAAGCATCTTTGGAATCATAAAGATAATACTCATTTGCAGATACTTCCACAGCTTCATCAATCATCATAATAAACTCAAGATCATTAAGAATCCTATCAGCATAATAAACCGTTGCGTTCTGCAAAAACCTTTTCGAAAATTTACTGTCCCAATAAGTATCAATTGCCCATACGTTTCCCAAAATATCCTTCATGGTATAGACAATGCCGTGTTTACAATGTCCAATACCATTATGATACCGATATAATGCATTTTCTTTGAATATTCCTGTCATACATTTCCTCCCTGTTTGGATTTCAAACGACTCTCAATAATTCTGACGTTTTCTTCTTCTTTAAGTCGCATCCATTCAGTATAATCTGGATTCTCATCAATACTTCCTCCATCTGGACCAACAAGAAAAGTAATACCAGGAAATTTAACTTTTTGTAGTTTGCTGTTTGGAATCGGTTCTTTTGTAATACGATCTATGTATTTGTATGGTGATCTACTTCTTAATTTTCCATCTTTGGTGTACAGTGCTGAATTCATTTCGTTTTATTCTCCCTATATGTATTTTAATAAAACAGATATTTTATTGATTTAAAATTTGCCAACGACCATCAATTTCTTTTTGTGAAAAATCTCGATCACTGTGTTGTATATCCATAGGGAACTCGTTGAACTCTGATAAGATGGCCCATCCCTCCTCCTTGGCTACTTTGTATGCAGTCCAGAAATCAACATAAGGTAAGTCAATCTCCCAATTGTCTTCTAGTAAATAATTCATGTTGCAATCTAGAATTGTATCATTTGATTCATTTTCGCCTTGATAAATATAAAGTCCCCAATACTTCTTAATAATTCTTTCTTTAAGGTTGTAAGAATATGCTGTCTGCCCGTCAGTCATGGTTTTTACCAATTCCACAATGTTCACTTTAAATTTTCCTCTCTGATTTTTATTAGTAAATTAGGTCTTTTTGCGTTATCCAATAATTAATAATCATACTTACCACAATAATCATATTCATCCTTGTCCATCTCTTCGGTCAATTTACGGTTTTCTTCAACGAACCCCTCGTATATTTCCTTGCTCAAGCCCCTATTTTGGGTTGTAATAGCACATGGACAAGCCCTTTCCCAACATACATGATAGTATCCACAACCATAACTGGATTCAATTTTGTTAAATTCATCTTGACTAATCATTTGTTCCCACTCCTATTCTTCAATTTTTTGATAAAGCTTGTCTTTCATTTAGATTTCAACACAATAGTCTTCACCAATGTAAACAATGTCATTTAAAACATGCCATTTAATAGTGTGAGGATTTAATACGTTTCCATAGTTCTTATATAGATAATCAAAGATTAAAGTTTCATTATCGGGATCATTTGGACGATTGATAGTTTCTTCGATTTCAAACAATAAACCGATTTCGGTTTCATCGAATAATTCAAAAGTAACTACATATTTCATCTTTAATCCTCCTTCCCATCATCTTTCAAATATCCCTGCAAGTATTCAATATCCTTCAAAATATTCTTACCTTGTGTGTCCATGATTTGTTGAGCGAGTTCGAATGTGATCAATTTTTGATGTGCCATTTCAGATGCATTATTCATGAGTTGTGCATAATCATAAATGTTTTTAGCAAATCCAGTTAGATATCTTATTTGAAGCTTAGAAGGTTGAAGCATTTCATCTACTTTTCGCTGCTGTGTAAAAGAGTCGTTAATTGCTTTACTCCAATCAGAAACAGTGTCTTTATTTTTCTTACTCAATATTTTCTCTCCTGTTCTTAATGAAATTGAATTTTTATGTGATTTATTACTTCTTCCATAAACCAGAACAAATCGGAAGCACACAAACATTGCAGTATGGCTTATCTTCAACCATATATTTTACTGAACGTTTCTCACCACAATATGTGCAAGTAAGCTTTTTGTCATACCACTTATGGATTGGGTCAAACATTTTCATCGACTTCTTAACTCCCTTCTTAAACCACAATATTATAGTATCTTCGTTCATAGGCTAACTTCCGATATTGAGGAACTTCATATGTATCAACTTCATTTCTTTCCAAATCAATAATCGTATATGTATTTGTATCAACTGTGAATTTTAGATTGCCATATTGGATTTCTCTGTATGGATAAGTCCTCAACACCTTGCCCAAGAATACTGCTCGATTTATTTTATACTCAATCTCTGAAAATGAGTTGCACTTATGTGTACTATATGAACAAATTTGCATATATTTATCAATAACTGCCTTATTAATTTTCATAAGTTCCCTCCATATGATTGAATTGTTCGATTTCATATTTGTCTTCCATTTCTTTATCATATTTTCCTTGTTTATAAGCTATATGCATATGAGCAAGTCGTACATCATTGAATGCCTTCGACCAGAACAACCAAACAATTAGCTTATCAATCAGTCGTTTCACTATTTTAATCGTCCTCCTGTTATAACTACCGATTTACCAGTTCTGTTCATTTTGAATGGTTTACTTGTTACTTCCTGGTATTCAACGAGTTCTTCATATGTATCTTCCGTTGCTTTAAATTCTTTGCCTTGCCATATGTATTTTTCACCGATAGTAAAATTAGTTGATCGTGGTTTTTCGTTTACCCAACAGATTGATAAGATTGTTTTTGCTGCTTCACTTAATTTCATATGTATTTCTTCACCCCTTTATAGATTGAATTAAAATCATAATATAGTTGAATAAGAAATGGCTTAGAATTGGCACAAAGATGTTATAATTTGATTTTCGATAGTAATATGACCAAACTAACCCGATAAATAAATAACTTGTAAACAGTGATAAGTTAAGATGTAATATTGAAAATATTCCCGAACTAATAAATGCAGATATCCACCAATTAAAATATTTATTTATTTTTATTAATAAAATCTTTCTACATAATAGTTCTTCGAAAACTGGACTGAACAGGACGGCATATATGTACATAATAGGCGTTCTTATGTCCGCTTGTTGTACCGTTTGATTGTGAAAGAGCAAAGTTGTTGTTGATGTGATGATGTTAAATCCCATAAATGATAAGCAAAACGAGTGAAAAATATTCTCTAATGTGTCTTTGTTTTTCAATTTACTCAAATCATCGCCTAACCAATAACTGTTCAGATAAATGATTGCTGCTAAGATTACCGTTGGAACAATGTTTAAAGCAATAAACAAGTATACACCTTCTTTTTGATTTTCATTTGATAAATATCAACCTCCTATTAAAAAAAGTACAGGTATGACTTAACCTGTACTTAGAATAGCATATATTATATTGTTTGTCTATTTATTTTTACTTTATTAATCGGGAATACTTAACTATTTTTATCGGATAATCAGTATCGTCTCCAACGGGAATATCTAGAGAGTGAACTGCTTCCCATTCAGACCAATCAATTTCAGGAAAATATGTATCACCTTCGAATTCAGCATCGATATGAGTTATGTACATTTCTCCAATATGGGGCAGAAATTGCTTATAGATTGAAGCTCCACCAATAATATAAGTCGATCTTAATTCATCGATAATAGAGTGTACTAATATATCATCCACTGAATCATAAACGGTGCATTCCGGCACTTTATAGTTTTTGTTAGATGTTAGAATGATATTGTTTCGTTTTGGTAATGGACGACCAATAGATTCATATGTTGACCTTCCCATGACTACATTGCCGTATTCAGTTTGAGACTTGAAGAATTTTAAATCTGCCGAAATGTTCCAAGGGAGTGAATTGGATGAGCCGATTAGATTATTGATGTCCATAGCAGCAATAAGAGAGATGGGATATGTCATACAGCTACAACACCTTTAATTGTTGGGTGTGGATCGTAATTATCTAGAATAAAGTCTTCATATTTAAAATCAAAAATATCTTTTTTGTTTGGATTCAGGTACATCTTTGGTAAGTCTCTTGGTTCTCTGGTCAATTGAAGTCTTACTTGTTCAAGATGATTCAAGTATAGATGCACATCTCCGCCCGAGTAAATTAGATCACCAAGATCCAAATCACATACTTGAGCAACCATCATTGTCAATAGAGCATAACTTGCAATGTTAAATGGAAGGCCAAGAAAAACATCTGTGCTGCGCATGTTAAATTTGCAGGATAGTTTATTATTTTCTACATAAAATTGAAACGCATAATGACATGGAGGAAGCTTCATATCTTTAATTTCTCCAACGTTCCAGGCTGATACAAGGTGCCTTCTTGAGTCTGGATTTGTTCTTATTGACTTAATGACTTCTGAAATTTGATCAATGGTTTCGTCGGTAAGCATGAAACAATCTAGACCATCTTCATAATAAGTATCTGCAACTTGCCAGTTACGCCATTGAGAGCCATAAACGGGGCCAAGTTCTCCATGTTCATTCGCCCAAGAGTCCCAGATTCGAACATCATTTTCCTTAAGATATTGGATATTAGTACTACCTGAAAGAAACCAAAGTAATTCATGGATGACTGATTTAAGATGGATTTTCTTTGTGGTGAGTAGTGGAAACCCTTCCTGTAGATTAAATCTCATGTCATAACCAAATACAGATAATGTGCCTGTACCAGTTCTATCTTCTTTCTTTGTACCATTATCAAGAATGTATTGGCATAGTTCTAAATATTTTTTATCAGCGTTATTCATTATTCTCTCCCTTTAGTTAAGTTTAAAGGCGATGGATTGACCACCGCCTGCGTATAAAAATTAGTTTTTTCCTGTGCTTCCGATTCCACCTCTTGAAACTTCATCAAGTTCATCCACTGTAATCAATTCAACATCTGGCATTACCTCTTGGATACGGAACTGACAAATACGATCATTCTTCTTAATGGTTGTGTCTCGCATTGCTAACGCAGGGAAATGCCACTGATCTAGATTTCCACTGAAAGAATTATCAATTACTCCAAAATGATTGGTCTGAATGATTCCAAAATTTTTATATGTGCTACTGCGTGGAACTGGATTTGCTTCATAACCTTCAGGTAGTTTCATTCCCACCCCAAGAGGAATAAGAAAATACTCTCCCTTTCTCAAATCAACATCAATTGCAGAGCGAAGATCAATCCAATCACCCTTAGAAATTTTAGTTAGTGGTTCAATATTAGAAAAATATTTAACCTTAATTTGGAGTGGCTTTTTGTAAAATGGTTGTTTCATTTGGTCTGTCATATGAATTATAATTACTCCCTTTTATGTATTTTTATTTATTTATAAAGTTGATTAAGCAATATCTTTTTGTACTGTTTCAAACTTTCTTGAATATCTATAACCTCTTGATTTGTTGAACCAGCCCAATGATAGTTTACATCAGAAAGTTTTTGAATAAATTTTCCGTCTACAAGAACATCGATAAATTGTAAAATATCAGGATAATTTTTTTGTATCCACTCATACTTGTACCCACTATAGAGCCATATTGTTTTGTTTGGATATTTTGCTTTAATTTCTTTTGATAGGTTCACCACTTCTTCAATATTGTTTTGATGAAGTGGATCACCTCCTGACCAAGTGATTCCATCAATATACTCTTTGTTAAGGCACTCAAAAATTTTGTTTTTTGCTGTCTCGTCAAATAAAATACCACTACAAGGATTCCATGTCTGCTTATTGTGGCATAGGTGACACATATGTTCGCACCCCGATAAGAAGACAACAACTCTCAATCCCGATCCATTATTCATATCATCCGTTTTAATATCGTGATAATTCGTTATTGTTCACTCCTTTTTGGTGTATTAATTAATTTGAACAGTTTTTCTTTAATATAAAAAGGAACTTCGCTCTTATATTTGTTATATAGTACAGTCATGAACTCTCTATCGTTTCGTTTGCTGTTTAACGCCGCGTTTAATTCTTTGGGAAGAAAACAGCATGTGCTTGGAGAATACGTTTTGTTTCCTTCTACCAGCAAATCTTTATCTAGCTCTAACTTATAACTACATGGATAAATTTTCTTGTCATACCATTTGGCAAAGTTCTGATAATTGTGAAATTCATCAGACACCGTACATCCAATATAACGCGGGTTATCCTTTTGATAATTTACGTCATAACACCTGTTAAACATGCTAAACCATTTGATGTATTGTGGTGTTTTTATGTTATTTACTCTTGCCGAATAACTGCCACAACCATAGTATCCAACCCCATAAACACTTTTGTGAAAAGGATTTTTAATTTCACCATTGCTTACGTTTTGTGCAGTTACCCACACTAGATAATCAGGAACATCAACAAATTTGATCAGCACGGTGTGTCTGTTAATGTAATCAACTATCTGTATTTCATAGCCTTCATTTGTAAAATGTTTTTCGCCAACTCTGTTGTTTATTTTCATTCTACATAGACTTCCGCTCTGATATTTCAATTACTTTTGCGTCATTGTATCTAGTCTTTCCGTGAATCTTTGTGTAACCCAAATCATTTATACCCCATCTTTCGATGTATTTAAAAAGGGATTAGACTATACAATCAAGTTGGATTATAGTCGTTGAACGTCCTCCATCAGCGTTACCCGTTAAGGAGTTTCGATGCGTCTGAGGAACTTCCATCCTCGGTTGCCCAATCCTAAGAATTTTTATGGTTTGTGCTTTCGCGTACCGCATTCACATTTACCGTTTCCAGTTCTGTTGTAGCTTCTTAGGCTCTAAGGGGTTTCCCGCAGTTTAACCAATTTTACATGGGCTGTTTTGGTTAACCCATTCATCCGATCAATCTTTGTTACAAGTTCACTTCCGCATTTGGGACACACGTCCATATCAAGTTGTTCATGTCCACATTCTTCGCAGTACGATAAACTCAGATTTAAACCTTCATAAAAACCCATCTTCATAGCTCTTCTAACCAGTGTTTTTTGAGCTAATTTATTATAAGCAATAGGGTATTTACAATACTGAATTTTGCCGCCGTTGAACAGATCCCAGAATTGCTTTTCATAATCCTGTTTTTGGATTGGAGTAATATCTTCCCATACACCACAATGAAATGAATTGCTTACATATGCTCGGTCAGATACTCCTTCAATGATTCCATATTTTTTTCTGAACTGTTCTACTTGTAGACCAGCGAGTGATTCTCCCGGTGTGGCGTAGATTGCATACAATATCTTGTCTTCTTCTTTGAACTGTTCTATCTTTTTGTTTATGTATTGCATTACCTCTAAAGCGAAACCATTATCTTCTACAAGCGTTTTTTTGTTGTAAAGATATTGCAATTCATTTAGAGCTGTAATACCAAAACTCATAGTCATTGGTTTTAGCAGCGACTTAATTTTGTCATCTGGTTTAAGATTCCCATTTAAGAATCCGCCTTGACAAAATCCAAGTGGATTGGTTGATGCTTTCTTTTCACCAAGAAAATCGCGCGTCTTAATGTGTAGTTGACGAATCAATTCAAGGTAATAGTCCAACAATTCATAAAAATCTTTGTTTTCATGTCTTGCTTTAGCCAAAATCATTGGGAGATGAAGCGAAATTGCTCCGAGATTATGACGGCCTTCAAATACAGGTACGTCATTTTCATCTAATGGATGCATCCCCCCACGCTCAAACCAAGGAGATAAACTGGCCCTGCACCCCATTAGCGAAATCACTTTGCCATACTTTTTATAAATACTCGGGATATACCCATCTCCCGAAAGTGAGAGAAAATCTGGATACATGGACTTACTTGAACAATCAATTGCAATATCAAACAGATATTCAAGTTGCTTTCCTTCCCCATGTAGATTTTCATCATATAAGAATGTCAGTTTGGGAAACAATACAGGTTTTTTGAGGCCCGTTTTACCCTGTCCACCCATTCTAACTTTAAGAATAGCTTCAGTTACCATTTGCTCAAATTTACTTGTACCTACACCAAAACTTGTTGCTATGAACGGATAATCTCCTCGTGAACTTCCAACTGTGTTGAAACGATACTCCCAAGATTGAAAACCCTGTTCCATATCACGATATACCTTTTTAGTTGCGTAATCGTCAGCCTTTAATTCTTTGTCTTTAATATCAACAAACGAAACAATATCAAGATATTCCTCATAATATTTTTCATATGACAATTTAGCATACTTAGTCAATACTGTATCAATTCTTGGAAGCGTAAATCCTCCATATTGTTGACTGGCTGCACTCATCGCTACATCACTAATTACGTCAAACGCAACATCCAACGTTTTTGGTTCATTATACCAAACATTTCCCATTTCAAATCCACCGTTTAATACATTGGAAATATCAAATAGACAACAGTTGATACTGTCTAGTCTTGCACTTCTATCATGTATATATATGTATCCATCTTTTGCAGCCTGTCGTTCTTCTACATTTAAGAAAAACTTTTTATAAAGTTCACTATTCAATTCATTGTAAATTAAGCTTCTTTGTGTACTAACTAATGCGCTATCTGTATTGGCATTACTAGTATCGCCTATATATCGAATCGACTGGCTTTTTTGATATACTTTGTCTAACATGTGTACAAAATCTTTTTTATAATTTCTGTAATCACGATATGATTTTGCAATTGCTGGATGAAACTCATCTAATGATGATTCTACGATATTATGCATTTCACAAATGTCGATCTCGGATGTATCATGCTCTACGATTTTCTCCCAAACCATGCTACATATTTCTGCATAATCGTTATCTGATAAATTTATCATCACACGCCGAGAAGATTTATTTACAGCATTAATAATTTTTTGTTCATTATAATCTTCCAGTGTTCCGTCTTTTTTGGTGATCTTAATCAACGTATGTGTCGTCTCCTTTAGATAAATCAATTTCGTCATTTATATCGCATTCTTTAACTTGATCCCAAAGTAGCCCTCCGTCTTCGTCGTCTCCTCTCTTCATAAGGTGACAATATCCATTCTCTTGGTATGGTTTGGATTCATCAATATCCCAAAAAGGACATTTCTTTTCACTATAGCAATACATACCTTTTGGAATGTGTTGTTCAGGATTAATGAAGTATTTAGGGTCAACAGTTTTCATATTCCATCTCCTTTACTTACTCGTTTCTTGCTATTGCTGCATTCGCCCAAAACACACTTTGTTCAAGATTGGTCATCGCCAATGATTTCTCTCTGCTGCTTGGGGCCAATTCGTCAATTAAATATGCGAATTCTTTTGCCTTTTCTCTGATTTGCTGATATTTTTCCGATTGTCCCACTTTTGGAGGATGATAGGAGAAATTATTTTCGATGGCAATATTAAACTTTTTCTTTTCAAAAAAAGCAATATTGTCAACAGTATAAACCAACGAATATGTATAATCATTGTGTAAAATCTCAAATCCACCATAATCAGGTACAAAATCCGTTTCGCCAATAGACTCAAATGTTTTGTAGTCAATACACTTAATCAATAAATCCACTCCTTTATTAAAGTGTTGATGAAAGACTTGTTTTATAGATTCCATTTTCCCCGATGAAAAGGATAAGATATTGTCCACGCAATACCAATTGCTAAAACCCATAGGGAGAACAATACTTCTTCATACCATTTGCCATTCCAGCCAAACATAACTTCCTCCCCCTATTACTTCATGATTCGTAGCTTGTACAAATCACCTTGTTCATTATATGTATTGATATAGAAACGATACACGTATCTTGCTGACTCTCCAACATAACTGTGTTCAAATGTCTGACCGCTCTCTAGTTTTGCGTCGGGAATTTCATAAAATACATCGTGTGTCTCACATTTTTGATCATCAACCATCGTTGATTTAGCAATGATTTTGCATTTCTTTGTGTTGTTTTTATTTACAACGAAAGTTGACTGATCTTCATCAAAGAAAGAATCGTAGTCGCTCTTCTTGTTCATTTCGGTTTTGTGTGCAAAAGCAAGGAAATCTTCACCGACTAATTGGCTTCCAACAACAAGTTTATTATCTTCAATTTTAGAATACTTGCTATAGTCTACATGTGCAGCAAACTTACCGTTTTCATCAAAAATAAACAATTCAAGACCATCTCTACAAGCTAAGTTCATTTATATTCTCCTATATATGTATTTTTACTTATTTAAATTGTTATGGAATACTCTAACGTCAAACTCTCTCCAAGCTTCATACCAACTTTTTTCATCGAGAGCATCAAACTTCTTAAATTCTTTTGCCCCAATAAATTCCTTCAATTTCTTCTTAACAAATGAATCTTCATGTAACAGATATTCTTCTTCTAGTCCAACCACATTTTTAAAGCATTCGTACAATGCATCACTTAAACTTATGTATGTTCTCATTTTTCGATTTTCTTAACACCCCCATATTCTCCAACTTCATATCCCTCTGGCAAGGGAACAATATCCCACCTACCAAGAATATTTTGGATACTTTCTCCCAAACTTTTCCCTAAAATTTCACCATCGAACCAATGTACAGAGCCACCGAACATTGAATATTCAAGTGTTCCATATGTACCATCTTTTTTATTCTTCAAAATAGTTTTTGTCAAAACATCACCTCCCCTAATTTATAATTATAATATTATTAACTTTTATGGATTAAGTCAATATATAGATGATTATTTATTTTTATCTTTTACTCTTTAATGTATTTTACATTACTCATGTCCCTCATAGCAAAAATACGAGTAGCATGTTTATCAAGATCATGAGCTTCCATCAACCATTGTGTTTCAGGATGATATTCTGTACTCCCATGATAAATTGACATATATACGGCTCTACGTGTACCAGATTCACCTTTCCAATTTGTATAGCTGAATTTGATTGCTTGACCTTCTAGAATGTTTAGCATTACTCATCTCCTTTATGATATAATAGTAGTCAACATATTGTGCTGACTGGGTGTGAATTTATGTATATAAAATGTGTTCTTGGTAAAATTATGAAACAAAAAAATCTAACAAATAAAGATGTAGTTGAGTTGACTGGAGTAAGTAGAAACACCGTTACATCTCTATCCGCCAACGCTACAAAACGTATTGACTATGACACATTAACAGCTTTATGTATTGGTTTGGGTGTTACTCCCGGAAAATTGTTAGTTCTAAGTGATGATTAATTATTGTAAAAGGTACATTTCATTAATTTTGTCTATCAATTAGGTAGCCTTTAATTTCAATGGTGAGTCTACCCGAAAGTGTTGTCATTCTTAACTTAATAACATGACCTTCAGAAAAAACCTGAAATACGGGATATATATTATTAGCGTTGAATACTTTTAAAGCCAGGTGCTCAGAACTTTCTTGTTTGTTTATTAGAAAATCAGAAGATGCTTTAATGTATTGTGAATCTTCATGGTCACAAATCTCTGGTCCACAACCGTATGTAAAATGAATCAAGTGGGGTTCTCCACCAAGTTTTTCTCTAACCGCATTATTAAATGCTTTTACATCCATGAACTCTAGCATCTTAGTTATCTCCAATATTCTAACCCCTTTTCTTCTTATCAAATGTGCATTTTAAATGAATTATTCGTCAAATGTTTTCTAATGACTTAGACACTCCTCCCAAATAAAGTTTTAGAAAAAAATGATGAATCGAAATAAATAATGTGCATTTTTTGTCCTGTATGTGCATATATAAATAATGCATAATCATCATCCTTAAAGACCTTTCCATCCGGAGTGGAGGGGTCTTTTTTCTGCATACTTTAGCATGCCTATAATAACGATTTGTGACCCTATGGTTTCGGTTCATCATACAATGAAGTACGCAGCACATACCTGTGATCATTGTCTAGAGACGCTATTCCGATAATCTCTTTTCAAATTAATTCATTCGCCAAACTATTGATAAACTTTGACTTTCATTCACCAATTTCAATTAGTCCGCTATCCTCTAAATTTGACTCCAATACTCCTAAATATTGAGCATCATCACCAAGTAATAAATTAGCTTTTACTGCAATGAGATAGTTTGCTAATCTTTCCTTATTGTCTTTTGATATACCATATTCTTCTTCAATGTCACAGCAATGCTTAACTATTAATTTTAGTTCATTTTTGGTGAATATGTTCATATTTAATAATCATCCCTTCTCATAAAATGCGGCTCCATTTAAAATCTTAGTTTCCAGTATTTCTTAATCATTTTATCTCTTAATTCTTGATTTACTTCTACTTTCGCAAAACGCCTTTCTTCAGAAGTATCACCCCAGTTAAGTACTCCAAATTCATCGATAATAATTTTTTCTCTCTCCAAAACTTTGAGTAGAGCAGCCTTGAGAATTTTTCCATCGCCATAGATATCAAATATGATTTGTTGTGGTCTGTGACGTTCAACTTCAATCGGAATTACATTAAGTGCTTCATCTAACCAGCCTTTAATAGTTTTTGGCATTAGATATTCACCTGTAGTTAAGTTAATCCGTTGAATGACTGTCTTATCTGGGTGTTTTTCTATACCAATAATCCAGAGCATTAGCAATTCTCCTTAATTTCATTATTAATCTCTTCGAGCTTCTTATTGTAATATTCGATTCTACTTATTTTTGCTTTTTCAAACTTTTTCAAATTCTCTTTGCATTGCTTCTTATAATGCTTACGACACTCTTCCTCCGAATAGAAGATGTTGAGTGACACTCCGGTATAAGCACGATATCCTGTGTTATCATATGGCCCGATAACTGTGCTAGATGGTTTACCATTTTCTTTAATTTCTCTGAAGTGGAACTCAGAATAAAAGACTTTTTTATTTTTAGGGAGATCCTTATTGCTCCAGACTACAACCTTTTTGGGCTTGACATGGCGAATCGGCTTGTTATCAATGTCATTAAAACGATAATCACATATCCATACTTCTTCATCAATTACTACTTTATCCTTGTAATCTTTATGCAACAATTAATTGCCCTCCCCAATTAAGACAATAATTTCTTTATATTGCTCAGTATTTTTAGAAATCCAATCCTCTGAAAATGAACCGCATTTCTTTTCATTGAATAACCTTTTCAAGTCTCGATTTAACTCTTTAAAGTTACTCAGACCAGCCATTAACACTAAAACAGGATACAGTAAAATGTTTAGAGTAATTAGTCTTTTGCTACTAAATTCTTGCATGATAACTCTGTCATCATTTAGGTAGTATTCGTATCGATTCTTCCAATTTTTCTTTCTTCTTTTAATAATTGAGTTATGTTGATTCTTTGTAAGATAAATTTGTTTGTACCCTATATCTAATAAGTTGTCGTACTTATATATGTATCTATCTTCTTCTTCTTTCAAACAACTTCTCTCCTTTCTCTGTAAAATACGCCTTTTATCCAAAGTCTACTATGTGTAACTCGTAATTTCCAAAGATTTTAGGTTCTAATTCATCAATCGTATATGTATTTTTATTTCCAAGTACAATTACATCTGAAGTAATGCTATCTGGTAGTGTTTCTTGACTATCGGTTTCATATACTTCTAGCCCATTTATGTGAGCCGCAATATAACTTTTCCCTCTGTTTGAGGAACCCTTAAACACCCAAACAGGTCTCTTATCTTTATGTCTTATTGTTTGAATGAATAAGTCCATATCCACGCTATAGCCTCCGTTCGGATAATATCCGTCTCCGCCATCATAGTAGACACTGAATACATCATTTTCTACATCGTCGTAATCTTTTTCAGGTAACAAGTCTGGAACAGTGATTGGTGCTTTTAGTTTGAATGTGTATCCATCAAACCTTTCTACCTCTTCTATTTCAATGCGTCCCCAAGAAGCCGCGCACCATCCAGATCCACATTCTCCCTCTTCCTCCCAAAGCTTAATTTTCACTTTTCTGTTGTCACTAAGTATTCCAAAAATAATGTGACGCTCTAATTCAACATCCGTATATTCAAAATCGCAGTTATGTCCACTTACTGTCTGCCCTATATATTTTTCGATTTTCATTCCAATAATTTTCATTCAATTTCTCCTTTTCTCTATGAAATCTCACATTTACATAAACTTACTCATAAACACCATTTTCCTCTAGCTTATCTAGTTCTTTATTAATATCTGCAATTTTATCTTCTATGTAACAAATATCTGCACCAATGACACGTTGACGATCTTGTAGTTCTTGTCTTTGATAAATAAAATCGCCAAGTTGAGTAATTAAATTTTCGTATTCAGTCATTCTTTACTCTCCTTTTTCTTAATCAAATATATCTTTCGTTAAGTTATTTTCGTATAAACCTTTTATATTTACCACTTCCACTAATAAGTGTTGCAAAGATAACTCCTACATAGAATACGATCCAACCAACAGGGCCAGCAAAAATGATTTTGCAAATATTAATAGCCAAATCATAAGCGTCAATATCTGATGATTTTAATACTTCAATCAATCCAACAATTCCACCAATGAACATTTCCCAAAGTCCAATGTAGACTCCAAGAATTGCACCAACAATACAAATAAAAAATGCAGCTATGCTCTTCATTATTATTTATTCTCTCCTTTAATTTCAGAGTTTGTGTTTGGAGAATATTTCAGATATCCGCCAATAACAGCAAGTGTTCCACAGATAATCGGTAATTGCGATGATTTAAAATAGTCCACATTAAACAATAAATTAAAACCATTAGCTATGTATCCACCATAGACCCACTCAAGAAATCTTCCTCCTAACCAGCCAAATGAATATGTCATAACTGGTGCTAGAAAGAGTAAGATACCCATCTTAACAATGTTTCCAATTGCTTTTGAAAACCAATCAATATTGTTATTTTTGTTCATTTAAATCTCCTTTTTATTTTAATATGTAACTCTTAAATTCCAATTTTTATCTTTGTCCAATATGTATTTATTCTTATACTCATCACTCAACTTCAGATTTTTCTCTGCTTCTAGTCTAATAATCTCATCGTTAATCTTATGTCTTTGTTTGCGTAGCTCATCGAGACGATTATTGATATCTGTTAAACTTCTGTTAAACATTTTTTATTCCTCCTGTATTTATTCATTAATTCTAAAAAATCTATCAAAATCGATATAGTTTAGTATTCCCATAATTCCAAGTATAAGATTTATGGGTGGAATTATCATTGCAAAGATTAATTCTCCACCAGCTTCAAGAACGTCATCCATGATTGACTTTCGAATGCCGACACAACCAATTGCAACTGATAATAGATATCCAACGACAATGCAAACTATGATCATAAACATTCTCCTTTCTATTGGGATAAAAGCATTAGTTTATGAGCTTTTTACTGGTTTAACTTCAAAAATGTCTCTGTCTTTAAGTTGATCATAGTCGCAAAGATTGCTCTTAATCCAATCCAAGAATTTATGATCCACCTTGTCAAACTCTACGATATCAATGTCCATATAATCATAATCATCATCAATCGTTCTTGATGTTTCGCCTTTACTAATCATGTCTTCATATACTTCTTGAGCATTAAACCTTTTATCAAACGACAGTGCTGAATAATCATCGCCTCTTACATAGAGAAAAACGCTTTTTTCATTAGAATTATTTAGATAATTTGGCATATCTCACTCTCCCACTTTTGTATTATTTAAATATTCTTTTCATCTAACAATCCAACATCGTAAGCAGCCTTTGCAGTTTTATGGTCAACAAGAACCCCATTGATTGTATTGGCATAAGGTGAAATCTTCCCACTTTTTGGTTCATACCAATTAGTCTCAATTTCTATGTCGCTAAACATTTCTCTATTCTTGATTTCTCCTGGCCCGGCATAAAATCCGTTTTCATCTTTTTTATCTTCGTATTGAAGTTCAGGGCCAATTTCACTTGCCCCACACTTTGTGCAATGGTATGGGCCACATTGAACCATGCCAACACCGACATCTACGAAGTCTGCATGACAAGGCGCTGCACAATACGGACACGGTTCAGGATTATTATAATTAAAGTAATTACTACTCACCGTTTTACCTCCTTCATTCTGTTATGATAAAACCACTATTTCATGAAGAAATATGGTCTAAAAAAGCCTTTAAAATCAACGTTTTTTGATTGACTCATTCTCTAATTCTTTGAAATATGCTCCAGACCAACACTTTCGACATAGTGATTTACTTGTAAGTGCTTTTGGAAAAGGGAATACTCTACCCTCTTTGTAAATATCTCTTGTTTTTGTCTTACATTCATCACACTGATGATAAATAATTTTCTCTGCGCTATATGTGGGTTCAAATTCTACAGTTATTTCGAATTCTTTTTCGCACTCTTGACATGTCCAGTCCAATTTATTATCACTTGATAAACCGTCACATAGGGCATCTGTCATATCATTTTCATATTCGCAATACGGACATTCTACTGTATCGTAAATATCAATCCCCTCCTTTTATTCCGAGTAAAATCCAACAAGTTTAAAATGTTCATGATCTTTGTCAATCCACTCTCTATCGGCACCGTCTGAATAGATTCCGAAATCATCTAATGCTTCCAAATATCCTGCAATGCGGCTTCCGATACCATTATGATATTGGTCTCCTTGCAATAACACTTTCCCTTCATCTAAATCAAACAAAGCCTTTTCGTCCTCGAATTCTTCGTTGACATAAATAACTAGGTTCATTTTTTTATCTTCTCCTTTTTAATCAAACTTGTATTTTATCTATTCTTCTACTGGTTCATATGTCTGCTCGAATATGTCTGGTTTACATGGATAGAATTCGTTGCCTACGCCTTTTATAATCCAATCGCCTACATCTGCTCTCATAGTTCCTTCGAGAGTAGGAATCTCAATAAATGTTAATCCTTCTGGTTCGCCATTTGGCTCAGTACCAACTCGAACAAATTGATTATGTGCAGATACAAAATCAATAATCTCAAAGTCGTTGTACTCTTTGTGAATGCCGTATTTACATGGAATTTCTTTAATCACCTTGAACTGCATAGCTTCGATCACTACTGGCTTTTTTCGGAATTTCATTATAAACCTCCTATTATTTTATCTTTATAAAACAGTTCTTTCATGAGGAATTTACCGTCAAAAAACCCTTTATTCATGCGGTTTTTAGACATAGCCTTTGCAAAATATGATGTTTTACTTAATAAACCTCGCAGCCTTGATAATATTTATGTCCTTTCCCTCTATATCTCTGTTTAGAAATAAATGTCTTAACGATAATCAAGTTTTCAGACACTTTAAGAAGAACAAGTACACCTTTTTCTGTCATCCATCTAATTTTACCTTCAATGTTTTTGATACAGGATACCTCTTTGATAAGGTATCCCATTCTAACTCCGCTCTTCTTGATTCTTTCTCTTGCATGTTGAGTGAATTTTATCTTCATAGTTATTACCGTTTATTCTGCTTTCTTGCTCGTGCGTATTTAGTGAGCGTAGAACCCTTCTTTTCGTGTGTTTTTGCTGGAAGAACATATTGGAATGCAAGTCCTTGTTTTGCTGCAATGCGCTTTGATTCACTTTCTGCTCCAAGTCGATCAGTTGGAAGATTATCAATTACAATATTCTTTCCTGTTTCAGTTGTTGCAATCCCGTAAAATGTTGTCATATGTATTATTTCTCCTTTTAAATATATGTATTTTTATTTAATTGATAATTCTGTAATCGTCGATCAGTACCTGCATTGTCTTTTCAATTCGGAAGCGTGGTTTATAGAATTTCCAATAATTCATGTTGAGGTTACCCAGCACTTCAATTTCAGAAAATACTGGAAAGTTGTTATAATATTCTTCATCAATCTTGAACTTCATTAGTTTAAGATTTTCATTAATTTTTACTTCTAGAGTGTCTTTGTTTTTTCCTCTTAAAATTCTGTCATCAACAAAGATTCCTTTTATAAGAAATTTTCCATCCTTAAAGTTTCTACCACTCACTCTATAGAAGTTACAAATGTGGAGAATTAATTTTTCATTGAGTTCGTTTATATTAAACTCAAGATCATAATACTGTGTGTCATCAAATGATGTATTGGCAAGTATTTGATTCAATTCCTCTTGAAGATTGCCTAAGTTATTTTTATTTGTAGCTGTGCCTCCTGCCCCTTCGTGTCCTGCTGCATACAAAGCATTCTTACATGTGCTCAACAGCGACATCATGGGGAACTCATCATAACCTCTAAAACTACCCGCATAGATATCGTCACTCTTACCATTTCCCAATACAATCGCTGGTCTGTTAAAGTGCTTCGATAAATCTTGCGCAACTAATCCATTGTACCCCTTACCAATGGTAGGATCATAACAAATAACACATTTATTGCGAGTATCAACCGTTGGTTTTAATCGTTGTAAGGCTTCTCTTTGAACATTTTTTCGCTTTTCATTGACTTCAACAAGTTGTTTTACAATACCTTTTAGATTTGGACCGTTCTCATCGCACATCATAAAGTCTTTAGCGAGAATAATTTTATCGTCCCTTGTTGCCGCTGTTACTGCTGGTGATAGTCCATAAACAAAGTCATTCGCGTAAAGGTTGTTAATGTCTTTGCCCAATGCAGTAAACAGTTGCTTGAATCCCTCGTGTTGCACATTCTTTAATGAATTTTTAAAGAAGAATCTATTTTCAGGTTCAGTCATCGACATCATATCAGCAGCTACTGAAAATCCAGCCATGTCTACGTATTTAATCGAGTAATATGTATTCATAATGTCATCTAATACAGAACATACCTTCCAAACAAGCAGACCACCTGAAGCATTCTTGTTTGGATATTTGCAATCTGATTGTTGTGGGTTAACAATGGTTGCATATGGATTTGCATGAGTGATTTCATGGTGGTCAATAATTAAACAATCAATTCCCTTTTCGCTCAGAAGTTTCATCTCTTCAACATCATTACTACTACTATCAACGGCAATATACAAATCGATATCTTCGGGTACTTGGTCAATAATGTATTCAGTACCGTGTCCAGCGCTTCTCTCCACAAACTCTAATGTAACCTTGTCGTTATATTTCGAGATGCATTTATACATCATCGTTCCTGCTGCTAATCCATCCCAATCACAATCTCCAAAGATAAAAATCTTTTCACCATTTCTGATTGCTTTAATAATTCTTTGTGCTAGTAAGTCGATATTTTTCAGCAAATATGGACTATGTACAACATTACTCAATGGATTCAGAAACGCATCAATATCTTCAATTCCATTAATTTTAGCCAACTTAGAATACAGGTTATCGTGTTCATCATACGGAATTTTGGGTATTTTCTTTTTCCACGCGATAGTGTAGGCTCACCCTTTCTATACATATTAACCAATGCTTATTTTGAAGTTTTCAGGCAATGCAATATTATCATAGCTATCCATTGCCTTCATGAACTTATATGTAAGTAACTTGTTCTCTCTTCCTGTGTTCTTGTTAATGATTCGAATATTCGCTTTACGTTTCATAAGAATCACTCTCCAAAATAGGATTTAGTTTTCAAGCAAATTGGTAATAATCTCGATGCGTTCAGATTTATTTAACTTGGCCCACAACAAAGAAATTTTATTGTAGATTGCATCCAAATCTTTTCCGTCTGTCTCGACTCCAAATTCCTTGAGAATATCAGTAAATGTCATAATTCTCACCTCCTTGATTTGATGAAAGATAAGTTTTATAAGCAAATGATTAAAAATTCTTTCTCTTTTGCTTTAATAAAAGCATAGTATTTACTTTTATGCTCTAGATTATATAAATTCCTATTATGATCTTCCATATTCCTAAATAATTCAACTACTTCTGGAATTTCAGGATTAGCAGCAAGATCGTCTAAATTATAACTCACAGTAATTCCAGACTCTCTTCTTTTTATATTTTCCAATAAAAAGTCATAAGCATCTCTTTTTGGGGGATCTAAAACCTTGTCAGGATATTTTCCTATGTATTGAATTATATTGTCTCCTTTCCATTTAATCTTATTTTGTTCAGCGTGCACATCTATCTCAGACTGTTTTTTATATGATTTTCATATGTCCATTTCTTCACTTCGTCCATAACCTCTCTATTGCTTTTCAAAATATTCTCTACTGTGTGCTCATTAATTAATTCTCCTTCGGGATTTTTGATTAATACCTTCAACAATACCTCGTCGTTCTTTTTAAAACTCCTTTTAACATCGATTTTCCATCCGTGGTATTTCGCGCTAAGAATATTTGTTCTCATCTTTTATCTCCTCTATATTGTTTTTTTCATGAAAGTATGTTTTTATTAAGTCCAATACTCTTGTTCTTCATCCGCATACTCTTCCATCTTGCAATAGCGCTTGTAATGATCCCAGTTGTCTAAGTCTAATCCTTGCTGCTTTGCGTGTTCGTAATCTTCATCTGAATATGGTTTATCCATGTTCATTACTTATCTCCTTTGTTTTATGACCATTTAAAATTGCAATGAATCATCCTGCCATGTAATTCCCCTTTTACGATTACCACATCTTCAATCTCTAGTTCAGCAAGAACATCTTGTGTTCCAGCATAGCAACGTCCAGAATATTTTCCTTTTCTATCTTTATGAATATAATAGATGCCATCATCAATTTTAATAAAAACCAATGAGGCTTTTTCTATGACGGTCATTTAATAGGTCTCCTTTTGTTTATGTATTTTTTCTACTATTCAGAAATTGCATCACAGAATACTTTCCATTCAGTTTTTTTATTTCTCTGAACTTTTTTAAGTCCTTTGTAATGATTACAAGGAAAAATTCCTCCACCAAACGCACTTTTATAAATACAGGTGCATTCTTCTCTTTTTTCGCCTTTATTTTTGCCAAACATAGTTTCTACTTCTCTGCTTCCATATTCTCTTTGGATTGGACATTCTGATTTCAAAACATGAACCTCTTCGGTTCCACCGCCTATTGCACAACAGCTCGAAAAAATCTCTTTTTCCTTCAATTATATTCATCTCCCTATATTTATTATTTTCATTACAGGTATTCAATGACTTCTATGTATTCATCTATCTCCAAGTAATCGATGCATACTTGGTCTTTAATTTCATCAATCACTCTTTCGTTACCAGACCACCAGACCTCATGTTTTCCGTGAGGATAATAATAATCCTTTAACATCTTTACTCTTGCTTTCATCTACATCACTATTCCTTTTCTCATAAAACTATTCTTTTATCAGTTGTGCAACGTTCTAATCAATATAATCAAAATCAACAGGGAACAAATATTTTGGGTTGTAGTTAATTGTGAACTTGTATTTTGATACTTGCTTCACTCGTAGCTGTTCACACGTGTAACCTATTTCGGAGGACAGGTAAACAAAATGTTTATAGTATCCGCCGTCATCTTCACCTACAATTGCCAAATCTCCATCGCCTTCTTTTTGCAATGAAAAGTTGCCTACTGCAACAAAAACAACTTCTCCCGTTCTTTGATTGAATGCCGTTAGCTTGCGAGTAATATTAAAGCTGTCTGCTTCCTGTGATAAATTATTGCTAACCCTATCTGCCTGTGTACATCCGGTCATAATTACAGTCATTAGCAAAGCAAGCAACAATACTTTTATTGATTTTTTCATTTTGACATACACTCCTTTTTTATATTTTTTATGTATTGTTTATACTATCTCAATAACTTATTCGATCATCTTACATAACCAACAAATTCGACTCCTCTATTGCAAAATTCTTTAACCATAGCACACACTAGACCAAACGACATGCCTGAGTGACCTTGACTATCAATTTCTCTCTTTGCTTCATCAAGACTGCCGTTTTCGTTTAGAATTTTTACAATATCTAAGCAGCATCCCAATTCCATACCATGATATAAATCACCAAGTCTAATGGGAACAATTTTGTCCCAATAATCCCATTTATCTTGATCCAGCACTTGTCTGCCTTTTGCTTCCCATTCTTCTGTAAGAGAAGGAATGCTTTCTTTAAATTCCGCTTCTCTCTTTTCGGTATCCTCCCTCACTTTTTGGTGTGCTTCATCGAATTCAGTTTTGGTTTTTCCGGTAATCGCCTTATATGCGCCATCCATTGTTACTGTGTCTGAGTACAGCGTGATACCATTAAATTTGCCGCAAGCTAAAGCCCCATTATTTCTAAAATCCCAAAGTTCACGAACCGCCCCTTCGATGGTGCTACCTACCAAAAAATCAATCTCTAAATATTTTTTATCCATAAATTATCCTCCTTTTTATTTTCATTTTCTTAATTAAACTCTTATTTGATCACTCTTCCACTCGCTCATATGTAAATTCAAAAATATCTGGTTTGCATGGATAAACTTCTCCTGCGACTCCTTTAATAATGTAATCTCCGTAATCGCCTCGCATAACGCCTTCCAACGTTTTGATTTCGCAGTGTGCTTTTGTGAGTTTAAATGAATCGTAACTGGAGCCACCCTGTGCGTAATAGACAACAATCTCATTCTCATTAACCTTATCTTGGAACCATTCGGGACTTGATTCAATACCCATTCGAAAAGCTTCAATTACTACTGGCTTCTTTTTAAATTTCATTTCATTTTATCCTCCCAAATTATGTTTATAAAATTCAAATTTGGTTAGCTTTTTCTAAAAAGTTCTTATAATCTTCTGTAACCCATTTTATTAATTTCAACAAACGGTCTTCTCTAAAATTTGTATTATCTTCGTCGTACCATTCAATTAGTTCAAATTTATGTTTACTACTATTACAACTTTGACATGCAGGGACACAATTACTCAGATCGTTTGATCCATTACAATCCACATGTTCTCTATGTAATTGTTGATTTAATGTTAGTCTATGTTCTTCTTCAGTAATTCCGCAGTATGCACACATGTAATTGAAATATTTTTTACATGAATCCCATTCACTGAATGTTATTTCGTGCTTCTTATTTGAGTATCGCTGTCGATTATATTCTTTCAGTTTTTCAGGATTTACTTTTCTCCACTCACTTTGATACCCGTTAATTCTCTGTTCTTTAGAATGTTCTCTTTCCCTCTTCCTCCATGATTCACTGACTTTAGTTTGATTTGTATTATAGATATGTTTCTGTTGTAAGTAGTACTCATGATTGTCCGACTGCCATTTTAACGACCTTCTGATACTGCACTCCTTACATTCAGGATAATAATAAATATATTTTCCACGCTTTTTAGATTTTTTGGTTTGTGAATAGAACATATTATAATCTTTTAACTCTTTACATGTTTTGCAAATTTTTATTTTACGTCCAACCTTCCTCATAATTATGTATTTGGCTTTGTCAATAATTCACCAACAAAGCCATCATTTCCTAATCAGCTATATAACTTCATATGTATTTGCATTTCCATTAGCTGATTTACTGCTATTTATTTTTACTTTATTTATTTATTTCACTTTATACATTTGTGTCTTACACATCATATCAAATCCGTAACACTCTTGCCCTAGATCGTCTATGATATACTGCTCTCCATTCATAAAGTTATTCATTGTTGTGGAAGTTTTATAGTGCATCCTCCTTATCTCATATATTTTTCCTTCAGTAAAATCTCCAACAGGGAACAGCTTTTCTACAATTTCAACGTACTGAGCTTCTGACTCATCTTCTGTGACTTGTAATTGTGACTTATCTATTAATGATGTCAAAGGAACAACCCCTCTCGTTTACAATTCTAATTATATTTACTTTATAAATGATTGTCAACATTTATTTTTACTATTTATTGGTGGTATTTTAGCCGGAAAGTCAGTGTGAAATCTTTATTTATACGAATAAACAAATGGAGGATTTATGCCTCATTATTAATATAATTTATGTCGTTCTTCTTGCAGTTTGTATTTGTGCAACTCGAAGAAATCAACACAATATTTGATTAAAGTTTCTCTTTCTTTATTTAAGCGTATAAACTCTTTTGGATCAAAAGAATGTCTTGCATACCTTTTTTCAATTTCAACTAATTTATCTCTTTCTTTTGATATTCTATTATCGATTTTTTCAAATAAACCCTTGCTAAATGATAATCGAGACAAATCTTGAACAAAGAAAAAGAGTGACTTCCACTTTAATTTCCGATTTACGAAATAAAAATCATACACATATTTATATGGGTGTTTCAATACCGCTTCCCATTTATCAATTTTCTCTTCGACTAATTTTAGTTCTTTTTCTTTATCTTCTCTTTGTCTTTTATTTTCAGCATTAATTTCATCTTCTAATTTTGGCTTATCCCTAATTCCATACCATTGTTTGTAGATATTAAACTGGGCAATTTCAATATCACCACAATAAATAGCAAAAATCGATGGGAATGACATTGGCTGTCGAACTTTTACTGTTAGATCATAGGTACATTGCTTCTGAAAATAAGTGTTCATTAATTCGGCGAGATACTCTTGAAACTTATGCAGTTCTCTCTTAACCGAAGTAAATATTAATGATTTACTACCTTTTAATTCTTTATCTGCGGTTGTGAACAACAGTACGGGTGTTTTGGTCGCAGCTTCAATAAACCGTCTTTGAGATGTTAACTCTTCAATGGCTTCGTCTATGCTTGATTTAAAATTATCAAAACTCAAATTATCATTCCTTTTCATATTTTGATAAAACCTATATTTGATCAATATCTTTCCCAGTTTTAAGCCAATATTTTAAGTCTAATAAAGCAATTTTTCTTTGGGTATAAATGACCTGATAATAAGGTCGTTTTTCCTTATCGTACTCATAAATTATTTGATCTAACTTCTTGAGTGGTTTTCTTTTAAATATAAACATTCTTCACCACCTCATTTACAATGGAATCTTAAATTTATTTTCACTATATAATTTCTCGAAGACTTCCTTCCCCTTATCACATGGGCTATCCTTATCCTCGAACAATCCGCTTTTATCCCATAAAGCATAGACATTTCTCGTCTTACCAAACTTAGCGGCCTGTTTCTTTATATCTTCAATCCTCTTGTCCTTGTCTAAAGCAATAACAATGTCGATTTCATTCCCCAATCCCCGAATCAAATTAACTTGCCATTCGCTCAAATCATCTCCACTTATGGCTACACAGTTTCGAAAACCATACTGAGAACTCAGCCATGTTGTTTTTTCACCTTCATAGATAATAACCTCTTTCCGCTCTAAAATGTAATACAAAGCTCTATGCCAGTTATACAATTCAACCATCTTATTAAAATTATAGAGATAAAGAAATTTATAAATATCTCTCTCCTCATAATCTTCAAAGATGGTTCGTCCTTTTATGGAGATTATCTCCCCATACTGATTATGTATAGGGAAGATAATTCTTTGACTTTTTATATCGTAGCCGATCTGGAATTCGACCTGAATAGCATATTCAATGCCTTCGTCTATGTATTTTTGATGTGGTAGCATTACATATTGCTCAAGTATCTCTTCGTCATACACTTCGTTTTCTATTTCCGTTAAATTCCGTTTCTTTATACGTTGTCTCTTTACATCTTTAAGCCATTTTAAATGGTTTGCTGTAGGTGATGGAGTATATGAACCATTAAGATATTCTTTATACTCCAGCTTCTCACATATCCACTTCTTTGATTTATAAAGGTTTTTACTGCGTTCATCTTCAGAATACAGGTCAAACACTATGTATGATACTAATCCGTATATGTCTAAATCTGATTCACCAAATGAGCGAATCCGACTAGAAAGACTTTCATTCAAATAAACCTGAACAGACCGTTTGTTTGGAGAATTGAATTTTAATGGAAGTTGAGCTTCATAACGATTATTTTTCTTTTGAACATGTTCACAATCCATTAGTTCAAGCAATTCACCAATACGTTCGTCTTCCAATAGTCTTATTTTTATTTCTTTTAAATCATTTCCATTCTGCAAACCTATCCCACCTTAATAGGTACGGTGAATTTCTCTGGAGTTACTACTCTATTCAAAATAACTGTGTGAATTAACTTATAATCCATAGTTTCTTTTGCTAACTTTCCAAATTGACTTTCTTTCATCAAATAAGAAAGGCGATAACTGTCATATACACTAAATACCAAAGTCTTGTCTGCTTTTCTCCATTTTGGATCGTGCTTTAATCTAGGTCTAACTTTAAATTTTTCTAAAAATTGTTCCTGAGCATATTCAGCTTCTTCTAGAGAAAAACGAGAGATCGATAACTCGTAAAATGAGTTTCTATTCTTCCCCTTTGGATAATTATGATATCCGTCATCTAAAAACCAAATGGTCAAGGAGTTATCATTTAGTAAATTTAGTGTCTCAATAATATTCAAATCAAAGTATGTATTTAAGCATGACATTGATTTCGTTGTAAACGAATATTGATCTTGTCTGTTCTTGCTGTCGGTTTCTCTACTTCTATCAAGAAAATATAGGTCTTCGTGATTGCACAGATTTCTTATAATTTGTAATTTAGCGTTCGCGTATTCTTTTTGATCCTCACAGTGAGATACGGTTAATAGGGTCAAATTATTTTTCTTTTGTAAATGTCCATCACCCAACATGCTTCCAACAACTAAATCCTTCTGTAAATCTGATAATTGATTAAATTTCTCTTGTGTTTCTGGTGTTATATTATATCTTAATAATTTATTTCTTATGGTTGTAGCTGCACATCCATACTTCTCTGCAATCTGATAAGATGATAATTGATTTATAACATAATGCTTATATAATTCATCTTTATCAATAAGTACTCCTCTCAAATAAGCCCTCCTTAAAACATTGAATTAGATTTTTTGCCCATCTGTGCATATGCAACCTCTCTGAAGGAATTTATGCCATAGTTGACTTCATAGATAATCTGCTCTGATGTATCACCTGAGCGGTTCTTGCAAATGAAGATTATTAGATATGTCTTTTCTGGATCTAGTTTATATTCTTTCTTATGCCACTTGCCATCAAAATCACTTTTTTCCCAGTTGTAACAGAACAATTCTTCTTTCTTTCCGGGGTATTCATCTGCAAATAACAACCTTCCCATCAATACAGTAGAGGCCACTTCAACAATTTCTAATGATTTACCGATAGCACTCATATCTAAATATCTGTATTCCTTACCGATCTTCAACTGTACCGTAGCAAGCATTCCTACATTGTTTGCTTCTGGTTTAATACAATCAAATATGGCCTGAGCATCATTGCTGAAAGCTTCCCATCGAGCCATCTCTGATGACGAACTGGCTTTAAATGTGTCTAATCCGGCATATCCGTATCCAAGTGGGCGCATCATCTGAATTCGACTAATGACATCTTCTGCCCTATACTTTTTGAGATCATAGAATTTGATGATATCTTGAGGCTTCTGTTCCAACCATTCTTTGGCTGCGTTCAGTCTTTCTAACGTCTTCTCGTCAAAATTGCCCTCAATTAACTTTTCCCTATTAATTGGCTTATTTAATATCTTAGAAGCAATCGTTGCCAAGGTAAGATTTCTTGTCTTCCACACATTCTCTTCATTAGCATACACCATGCCTTTTTCATTATTCTCAAGCAAGGCCAGGATGAACTTTTCCATAAAAATAGAACTTTTGCCGATCCCAGAACTAAGAATCAGATATATTAATTCTCCTCTTCGCCAGCCTTTTATCTTTTTACTAAGCCTTGGAGAATCATGTAGCGGTAATCCCATTGCTTCGCCTTGATTCATCTTATCAATTGCAGTATCAAGATCGTCAATCAGGTTATATTCAACAACCTCACCGCAATTAATATGAGAAAAAATCTGGCTGGTCTTAAACTGGAAGAATGACTGCATCTGCTTAAGAGTCATCTTAGTTAACTTTGTTACTAATTCCCTATTATTTACGTCAACCAAACTTTCTACTTGGAATTTACGTAAGCTTTCGTATTTTTGGATTTCGGAAAAATGGTACTCGTCATTTCCTTTATCCTTCTGGCACTCTTCTTTAATTTCTTCAATTGAATTGTATCCACCGTATTGATTATAATAATCAAAGTATGATTTTCTCCCTGTTTCAATTGGGCGCGATGTTAAGAAAGAATATGTTGTAGTATCATCAAATGTTCTAATACCATTCTCGTACATTTCTTTACCTATGTAATAGAAAAACCACCAGATGCCATCAGTGAAAGTGTCCTTGGTAATCTCATGATTACGGTATTTTTCGTATAAAGAAGGCGCACTCCATAGATAGCCAACAAACAAAGACTCGTGAATTTTGGACGGTTTTACAAACTCTTCTATGTATTCTATGTCTGATCCTCCCTATAGGAAACTCGATATATCCATATCATCATTATTAATATATGTATTTTTACTTTTTAACTCTTGTTTTATTGTTTTATCTTGAGTCGTTGTTTTTCTAATCTGCTTCTCATGTTCCTTTTTTCTTTTCCTTCTCGCAAATGCCTCATTCAACTTATCAATCATAATACTAATCCCATAATTAATAGCCTTAGTGTCTTTGCTGCCGTCCAATTTGTTTACAATACACCATTTAATACTGTCGTCTGCCAAGAGATATGCCTCCAGCATTAGCCCATAATCCGGGCCAGTTCTCCATTGCCTAACTTTCTGACCATTCTTCATTAGATATCCAGCCCTTAGATCCTTAAGTCGCGTGATATTCCCTTTTGGAAGAACAATAATATCATGCAATTTAATGATATACTGATACAATGCATCCCATTGTTCATTCTCAATTCGTGTTGCTTCCCTATCCTTCAACCAGCGATCATGACAATACTCCTTGTGATAATACCGCTTATCCTCCTCTCGAATCATATCCTCCTTCTTGCCATACTGCTCACACACAGGACACTTCAATAAACGTTCAGCCAACTTATCACCCCCTTTAAATTAAAAAGCGTTCAAATACAGGTAATCTCAACATACCATTCTTAGTAAATCCTCGATGCTTAACGAGACATCTCATCAAAGGTTGAGTGTACACGTAATCCTTTGTTTCTTCGGTCTTATATTTTTTCATCATTAAATATCCAGCTTTTCTTTCCTCTGAATTTGGCCCATACTCCATAGTTCCTACTATTCCATTCCCGTCAGACAACAACCATCCAAATTTATCTTTTCTAAATCCAGCAAGATAAAACTCGCCCATTTCATAAGCAATGACCTTCTGCCAATACTTACTCTTCTTACCGATTATATATTTTGAATCTGCACGTTTTAATACGATTCCCTCTAAACCTTGTTGCTTAACTGCATTGAAATACTCTATCCCCTTACCAGTTAAATATCTTGATTTAACAAAGTAATCATTGTCAACAAATGAATCCTCAAGATACTTTTTACGTTCAGTTAAAGGCAAGTATGTCATATCTCTGTTTTTATACTTGATAATATCGAAAGCAACAATTGTAACTTTATGCTTACTTTTACTTGATTGGAATCTTTCCATCGTAGCAGCAAAATCAGCCTTTCCTTCAGCGTTCGGTACAACAAGTTCAGAATCAAGAATTGTTCCACTAGGAATAGGCATACTCTCAATAAGTTCGGGAAAATTGGCAGTTATCTCGTTTTCATGTCTCGTATATAGTCTTGGACGATTAATATTCCTAGGAACTAATCTGATTCCATCCCATTTTAGTTCGGTTATATATTTATCATCATTAAATGGTTTATTGTCCGCTGCGTATTCTAGGAGCATTGGAGATACAAACATTTTTCATCACCCACTAATAGTATATCAAAAGTGTATATACTGGTTTAGCGGTAAGTTATGTATGTTAAACCTCGAAGCAATCATATCCAAGGTTATCGATTAAATGTAATTGTGTAGCAACAATCTTTCCATTATCGTCCTTTAGATTTATCTGAGACTCGTATTTTAAATCAATGTAAATTCCATGTTCATAGGACAGATTCTCTAAAGCTTCAATAAAGTCAACAATTTTATCCTTACTCAATATGATTCCTCCTTCGTTTCATGGGTTGATGAAATACCTCTTTCATGAGGTTTTATATACTACATATAGATAATCATTAATAAATATATACTACATGTTGTATTAAACATCATAAGATTAATTTTAAATTTAAAACTTATCAAATGTACATGGCTTTGCTTCCAAGATTTCTTTAAGATATGTATGTGCGTTTTCAGCAGTTAATTCTATTCCCATTATGTATTCAATCTCTTCTCTCACATCTTTTGGAATCATGTTGATCAGAGCATTACCGTAACCAAGATTGTAAACCATTGCATTATATACTTTTTCATGGTTTATTCTCATCCATTGCATATACCCATATTTCACAGGTATTGGACACATCATACAGCCTGTTCGCGGAGTAAATATTTTGAATCCTAACTTTTCTAGCATCATTGCTTGTTTTCTATTTACTGTTTGAGTTTGTCTGTCGCCTAAATCGTAATAATCAAGTTCATATTCTTCTATTAATGACTTATTAGCAAAAACAGTTTCTTCTGTGTTTTCAGGATACTCCTGGATCAAGTTCATTTTATAGAGATCGTTAAATGGTATATTCTCTTGTTCTACATAGTCCCAAATGTCCTTCTCTCTCCACCACAGGATTGGACGACATACATATGACTTCCATTCAGCCACACTATAGAAGTATTCACCATCTCTAAGTCCGGCCTGAAGTCGCTGACTAGACTCGTCTGCTCTAAGTCCAACGATGAGCAAGTCCCAACTATTTTCCTTTACTGCTCTTTTCATGGGTTCGTGTTTAAGCGTTCCACAACATCTCTCACTCAGTGGCCTTCCGTTTCTTCGGTCTCCTTTTCTAGCCGTAAAATAATCATCTGTAATGCCACCGTTGCGGTCAATGATATGTTTCAATGTTCGTTTGGGTTTAGTAATTGTCAGTCTGAGGTTCCATAGATTTGTTAGCATTTTTTGATACTGGCGAACCTCTCTAAATTCGTTTGCGGTATCATTCCAAACAATATCGATGTCCGAAGGATCTCTCCCCAGTTCTATTAGTGATTTTCTGGTTAGATAAATATCAATAACACTATCTATACCAAATGAGCAAGAAATAACTGGTTTCTTTGCTCTCTGTAGTGCCATTTTTATCAAATCAATTGATAATCTCTCTTTTTCATCTAAGGATATTGACTTATGTATGTTGAAATTTGCATATCTTGTTTCTTTATCTGCCCTTGTTTGGTTATACCTTTGCTTAGATTTCCCTTTATCATCTAGGTACTCTTCTTTTGTTGGGTTAATCTGTAACCCATACTGTTCAGATATATTCAAATACTCACCACCTTATTATTTTTACTAATGTAGAATTTCTTAGTTGTTCTATTTACATAAATCAAACTCTTGCCGAATAGACTATCTATCCCCTCAAACAGAATCAGATTCTCTGTTTCGGCCTTTATTTTCTCAGTCTTGAACGTACAATCATTTTTAAGAAATGAAAGTATATCGAAAAAATTGAGAATTTGTCCTTCACACATTGTTCGACTGGTTTCAATGACATGGATATTCATATTCGCGCCTCTCTTTAAGTGTTTTTTAATAATACTGGTGCGAACTTTTTCAATTTGCTTAATCCCTTTTCAAAATCATTAAAAAGAAATAATGAGCAGCAAGCAAAGAATGGATCGATATAGCTCTTTTCCCATACTGTAATAATTGGGATATTGTTTTCAAATGCAGTTGCACATTCCCATGTAGCGCCAAATCCACTTGGATTATCTTTTTCCATGTAACAAAACACTAAATCCGACTTTTTAACTTGTTCGATATCTTCAAGTACAAAACGATAAGAGGCTGTTTGTTCTACGGATCTTGGATCAAAATATGTCACCCCCTCAATTTTTGGTAACTTATCTTGCCATGTTCCATACATTCCACCTGAAAGGTAAATTTGCATTAGATGTCTCCGTTCTTGTTAGTATTTCTTGATAAAATGAGGGTTTTACTTAAACATTTTTCTTATTCTTCAACCACTCTTGGACATACCAAAGCATTCCGCAGCCGCCTCCGATATCGTCCTGTCCTGCTGGATCAAACATTCTAACGTTGTATCCATCTTCCAAAAACTTATTCATGAACTCTTTAATTACGTTGTGATTTCGGTATCCGGCATCTTTCATGGTTTCGTCAGCACTACAGACAACACTAAAAGTTAAGTTGAAGAACATGGGGCTAAACAAATCTTTAAGCCTGTTTAAATGATCATCTGTTACATTGGTTCCATCTACACAATAGTTGAGGTAAACCTTTCTTCCAGTTTCTTTGCTCCAAGTGATTCCAGCGTCACGGATCTTTCGCAATGGCATCTTATTCTTAAATGGAATCAACGTATTTCTTTCTTCTTCGAATGCTTTATGTATAGAAAACTGCAAACCTACTTTATCAATTTGCTTGGACAATTCAATCATCTTGCTAAATGTTTTGTCGTTATTAATTCCAACTGTAGATATCAAAAGTTGTGCGTTCGGATAAAGAACATTTAGAAGTTTAATTGCTGATTCTACATTATCCCAATTAAGCATTGGTTCACCCATAGACATGAACATGATTTGAAACTTATCAGACGACAACACATCGTTAGCAATCTTCATGTCTTCGATCATGTGTGTAACCTGATAAATGATTTCATCTGGTTTTAAATTTCTAATAAACTTCTTGCCTGTGCCACAAAATTTACATCCTACAGGACATCCAGATTGTACCGAGCAACAGATAACGGTTCGATTTTTGAACGATTCATATTTGTATAGAACAGCTTCGGTTACAACTTCTTCTGTTGTGAAAACATACTTCCATACATTTTGTTCTGAACTATCAAATCTTTTAACTTCATTAAACAATTAATCATCTCCTATGTATTTTTATTATTTAAATCAATACCACAAACATGACAGTAATTCAGTTCGATATCGGTATATTCAAAACTATCATTACTATAATCCCACGAATTTCCCTCTACTCTTAAATACCATTTCTTATTTTGATAATCAAACCAAATATTTTCATCACAGTTATGTTCCACTCTTTATCCTCCCTTCAACATGAAACTGAACTTTTATTCCAACTCAAATGGACATTTGTAGTCTTCTAATTCTTCATTCTCCCACTTTTCATATTCCGCTTTAGGCACTTCTCTTGTCACAATGCAACTTTTTGCCAGAACTTTATCTGAATTCTTAATGTAAAAATCTGTGTATGGAATTGTTGCTTCAATTAACACAGCATTTCTGCTATTTGAATAACTGGAACTTGAAATTTCTAACTTCTCATTGAAATACAGGTAGTCATCTCTCTTGGGAGTGGCCTTCTGATCTATCTTGTATTCAAATTCCTTGTCCCAGAAACTAAAATATTTATCTCCCCTTTTTTCAACGAACTTGTAGAATTTCCGATTCGCGATAAACTCCTCTCCGTTGTATCCAACTTTATTCTTTGGCGTGTTATCAATTTGCTTTAGAGTCCCATCTTTTTTTATTCTATATGTATAGTCATTAATTGTTACTACTTTAGTTGGTTCCTTGCTTATGTATTCGATAATCTCTTCAACATCATTAAATTTAACTTTTTCTGGTTCCTTGAAATAATCATCATTTATTGAAAGATCAGCTATCTTATCAATGATTAAATCAAGAGAGAATTCTTCACCTTCTTTCAGTTTGATTAATTTATCGTAGTTGATTCCATACATTCCACCCAAATGCTCTTTTAAATGCTCAATTGTCTCGATCTTCATGCCCATGCACTTTAGTGCAATCCGCAAAAATTCCGGCTTGGAAATTGTGTATCCTTTTTCTTTATATTTATGTACTCTAAGCAAAGAAACGACTGGGTATGCAGTGTTTTTGTTGAACTTGAGAATCCGTTGTGAATTATGTTTTAGGAAGTCTTCGTGTAAAACGAACTCCTCTGAGAAAAAGTCGAATGCACCCATGCATACCGTATAATCAAAACTGTCAAATATCTCTTCCGCATTCTCAAAATATCTGAAATGAATCATTTGTACTTCTTTATCATCGATTCTTACAAGGAGCGCTTTTGTGGTCAGAGCATTGATCCAGTCATTCCCATCCTCATATACTTCTTCAATAAATTCATTGAGCAGTTTTTCGCTACGAAAATAAACATCAACATCTTTAATTTCTTTATTATTGAATAGACTAGTAATTAATCCCCCAGCTATAAATACCCTATATTCCTTAAATACATTGACTAAATGTTGCCCCAAGTAATTGTACAGTTTATTCTTTTCAAATTGGAAGTTCATTTATCTTCTCCTTTATAATATCATTAATTATTATTTATGTATATATTTATTTTTACTTTATTGAATTATAAACTTGAATCCAGCAGCCACAACTACAATTTAAATCATGATCCACTTTCTTCTTGTTTGGTAGTAGCAACCTTGCCGATGGAAAACTATATGGTCTGTTAGCATATTGCAATCTTCCTTCTTGATATTCAATCTCATCAAGAATTTCTCTTAATTCTCTTTTGTCTTTCCTTTTTGGCTTCACTTTAATCTCATCTTTTAACTCAAGTGCTCTCATCTTTAATGTTTTTGTGCTGACTCGATATAACATCTCGCCCCAAACTCCCATACTCAACCTCTACTTTCTTCATAAAATCGGGCTTTCATGCGCTTTTAGTAATCAAAAAGTCCAGTGTTTATAAGGTTTTCTTGCATTAACAAGCTACGAAACATGTATTGCACCACTTCTTCGTACTGTGCAACTAATTTTGGAACCAGACAGGGCTTAAAGAAACAATTTCATCAATTTCGCCAGCTAACATTCCATTGACTGATACATAGCTGTCATTCCATTCTTCTTTCGAGCAAGTGGAGAGACAAAATACCTTAAAATAATTTCCGTTAAGAGTAAACACCTTGTAAGTTGTGTCAATGATAGTCTTATCCTTGTACGGCGTTTGCACATACTTCTGCGCAGCCAGAAGCTCCGCATTAGGGGTGCTGTTCAAATACGAATTAACAGACTGCTGGAGACTTTCGGGGCAATCATTGAGTTTGATTTCTTCTTTCATAGTTTAATCACTCCTTCGCTATATGCGTATGCCATACTTCATACCTCAAATCGGTCTGGCAATAAATTAAATACTTGCTTACGATAAACAGATCTTCTAAATAACTCTTCGGGACAATCCAGGCATTTAATCACAAGATCTTTTTCAATTCCTCCACTCTCTAATTCGTTCCCTGCCGGAAAATAAGCGGCAATATGTTTATGTGCGCAATCCAACCAATCACCAACTTTCTGATCAAATCAAGCTTTGATGAAGATCTTTAAATCACTTTAACTTCTGATTTTTCTTGTTCTATTTTTTATTTGCTCCCTCTCTCTTCTGTCTTGTGTTTCATAGATGCGAACCGCTTTCCGAATATGCTGTTCTATTTTATCTATGTCCTTATTTAGATCGTGCAAACCTTTCTCTTTAATTGAAAAATTCCCTTTATACATATTCAGATCCAGCACATATGATCTAGAATAACTAATTGAATCTATATCCTGATAATCGATTTGAATATCGAAAGAAGGAAAGTTTCTTTCTTCATCCATAACTTCTATAAAACTACCCGCCAAAGCGTTTATGGTTTGACCTGGAGCTAAAAATGCGACACCTTCGTTTAGCATATGTGCATTTTTTAAATCTTTAGGAAGCCAGCCTCCATTCTTTGTTGTTAAATTGATTTTGATGTTTTTCGCAGCATTCTCACCTCTGTTAGTTAATTTAAATGAAACAAATTGAAGATCGTTAGAATCAAAGTAACCAATAACATTGGGCGTGTTATTTTCTTGACGAATTTTTTCATTATGCTTCAGCGATTCAGCGCTATACTTTTGTGAATTTCGAGCAAACCACACGTTAAGTGCGGTCAACAGAATAGTAAGGGTAATATTGAAAACACCAATTAAATTAACATTCTCTGTTGCCCATTGGTTAAAATTCATATTGTGATTCTCCTATACTCTGTGAAAGTAAACTTTCATCTTATTTTCTCACTTTAATTCTTATAGTTATCTCTAATCGTTCATTGGATTCTGGGTCATAAATTGGCATATTCTCCTTAATCCAATCCTTAACACGTTCGATTGGGTCTGATCCATCATAAGTTATGATTGTTATCTGTTCACCTACTAATCGTTCATCCTCTTCAAACATCTACTTGCCTCCAATTCAACTATTCCAGCGATTTAAGTTTCGAGCTTTCCTTGATCCAATCGAATAATTTTCTAGTATCATTGGATGTACATTCATCCAAAAAATCATCTATGTCAATGTTAATCATTCTATCGTCTAGATACGTTTGTACTTCTTCCCTACTGACGTAAAAATGAAACTCACCAAATTGATTATATGTAGTTAGTTGAATCTTAGTTGTCTTATTGCTCATGATTGAAATCTCTCCAGTCCCGATGTTGGTTTATTTTACCTCTTAACATCATAATACCTTATCTTGTTTAATACAGCATGAGGTAAAATAATCCTGTTGGAGAAAGATTTCGCTCAGTCTGTTTCGTCATCTATATCATTACCATCACTATCAGTATGTATTACTTCTTTTAGTTTTCCGCCTTCCCATATTTGCAGTATATGAGATGAGTCTTCACTGCCTATATACTCTTCTGGATTTACATCATGTATCGTGATACCTTTAGCAATTTGTTGATCGTCTCCAGCATATAAAATCTGATAATACTCTATTTCCTCAAATATTTTCACATAGGTTTTATTCATTCTTGTTCCTCCATTTCTACGTAAAAGAAAGATTTTATCCAATATATATGATTTCTTCTTTAATGATTACAGACTCAAATTCATTTATAAAAACTCTGTTCAGCACTATATCTTTTTGAGAGACATTTAATCTGGTAGTTTTACTTATTCCTTCCGCCGCTTTCTTCAGACTCATATAGTCACGGTATCCATCATTAATGATTTTCCCATTCTGCTTTAAGATACATTCATAATTTACTCTAACGAATTTTCCTTTTCTTTGCTGGACTACTCTTTCTATCCCAATGACCAATTCCTCATTTCTTCATGGCTTCAAAATGTTTTATAGTATAATGCCGTGCTGGTCTTCCAATGTGTTTGATATAGCCCTTAGTAAACAAATCACTTTTATCAAGCGCTGATAATACACGATTATTGATTTTTAACGGATGATGATCTCCATGCTTATCATACATTCCTGCACGATTAGCACATTCGTGAATTTCATCCAAATCTCCATACCAAACTGAATTTCGACCATTTTCAATTAAAATGTCATACATATGCTCTGCAATAGTTTTCTTCATATTCACTCCATGTCTTCATCGCAGAAGAAAATTTCACGACCTCTCAAGCCATTCAAGTGTTTGTGATTGATCCATGTAAAAAGAATTTTCAGTAAGATTGTATTTTACAAACACATCGGCTCCAGCAGTACCCTGATTAAACCCATTGAAATCAGCATCAACAAACATTCTTGCTATAATATAGCCGCCAATTATCTTATCTTCATAATTCTTTATGTAATCACTTTTAATTGGTTCATATACATCACCAAACGCTAAATCGAGAATATAGCCAAGTTCTTTTAAGTTTCTTTTTCCTTTATAATAAACTCTTTCACCATATTCATTCTCTTGAAATTTATCAGAGAAAAAATAATTCCTCAAGTTGCTTTTTCTAGCCTCAAACTCTGACGATTTCAACCAATCATCTCCATTCTAATATAGTTTCTGCCCCTTTCCAGTTGTTAACTTCCACGCATGGAGACATCCAACCTCTAGTTCCTGTGCATCTGTAAAGCAAGCCTTACACTCTCCAGACTTATAGTATTCACAACCTTTAGATACAATCTTTCTAAGTTGTTTCTTAGACAATACTCTTGCGGTTGGCCCTCTTAAGTATCTATCTTCTGTATGAACAATAATATATTTTGGGTCAGTTGCTAATTCGTGCGCCTTTTTTCTCATTGTCTTCACTTCCATTTCTTAATGAAAGGAAAATTTCATAAGTTTTTAATTCAAACATGGTTATGATTCATAAATATTAAATATATTCGTAATGACCATGAGAAACCACATCTGGACACTCACCATTTTTCTCAACAATTACTTGGACACCAATATCTCTGTATTTATGAGCGTCTTTAATATAGTACTCTTCATTAACATTGTACCAATTCCAAGATTCACTTTTTGTAATAATAATTTTCTTCACTTTTAATTTCCTCCCTTAATAATACTAAATTTTTTCTACTTTATACGATAGCCATCTTTCCATCTCTTGGTTGTATGCTTGTTCAACATCGTCTTCATCCAATTCCTCGTCTAGGTTTTTAAGTTCTTCTATTACTTCTTTGTACGTTCTCAAGCCATATAAGCCAGCGCATTTTTCATACTCTTCTACGGCACGTTCATAGGCATAATCCATTGCTTCGTCTTGTGAATCAAAGTCTTCTGTCGAACCATACTTTGCTCCACCAAAACCGCCGCCAAGACCGTAGTATATTTTGTAATTTACCATTATATGCAACTCCCTAAATATTTTTAATGAAAGAAAATTTTATTTGATCTTAACGAATAACTCCGATAACTCTTCATCTGTAATAATATAATCTGCAAAGTCTCGATTTGCTCCAAGCGCATGTTTCCCGTCATTTGTTTTATAACAATAAAAATAAATTGCCTCATTATATTTGTGTTTATATAGCACACTATCTCATCCTTTCTTCATGAAATGTATGATTTATCAACTTTCCTCCTTCCACTTAGTTTTAAAACCCAAGTACTTAGTCATAGAAATTTTTGCTCCTCTTAACGATCTAAAGTTGTCGTGATAAGCGATGCTCATTCCTGTTGCAGATAAGTAATTCTTACCAGGATAAAACTGTGTAGAATACAGTTGAGTATTAGGATTGTATATTATTGAAGCCGACTCTCCGTCTTTAGGATTAATCAGTTTCCATGTCTTTTTCATCTTCTACCCCATGATTTGATGATAAAGTATTTGTTTTATTCGAAGTCAAATCCATATCTTTCTAGCAGTTTTGTAACAACATTGATATCAGACTTATTTATCCATTCAATGAATTCCTCTACTGTTTCATAGTCTTTTTTAGGAACATTGGTATTCCATCCATGTTCTTTTTCCCAAGCAGTACCGTCGGCTAAACTCATAAATCATTCTCCTTCTTCAATAAAGTTTTTGTCCTCTTCCAACCGTCATCTTCCAGGCAAATAGACATGTATACTCCAACTCTTGTGCATCAGTAAAGCAACCATTGCACTGACCCTCCTTGTGGGCAAAGCACTTTTCAGCAGCAATTTTTCTCAACAATTTTTTAGAAATGACTCTTGCAGCTTGCTTGGTCAAATACCGATCCTCGGTATGGACAACAATATACTTTGGATGTTCGGTTAATTCGTGTGCTTTTCGTTTCATACTGCTCACTCATCTCTATATGAAATGCCACTTTTATCATGATTTATGTATCAAGAAACCCTTATTCTATGCGGTTATTTTGATTATTATTTTCTATTTCATTCTGTTATAGACCTTACGTGCATCTGTATGTAAAATCGTTGGACTAATGATAATATTCTTGCCGATCAGGTCTGACCAGTCTGCATCCCAAGTTCTTCGATCATTTAATTCAACAAAATAATTCTCTGTTAATTTCTCCGTTTCAGGCCAAGGCATTCTCCATTTTAAAATAATTAGATCGCTTGTTTTGGGATGTCTGATAACACCAGTAGTCACAAATTTTAAAATGTTGTAGCTTGGCAATCCCAATTTAATTGCATCAATTTCTTTATCATCTAATGTAGGCAATACCATCATAATTATCTCTCCTCTTCTTTTATAAATTCAAAGTATTCATTGATATCATCAATTCCCGTTTTATCATCTGACCAGCCAACCCACTCCTTATCTTCCTCAGACCATTCCTCAACGACTGTAGTATTGGCATAGTCAGGTTTGATTCGATTCTCATAGTGGAACAGGTCATAATCTGCAAGCGTGTTATAGAGCAGTCTAGCCTCTTGTAAATTGCCTGCTTCTACTTCAAATGGTTTTGCTCCGATTTGCGGATAGTGTACAATTCGTAGTTTTTTATTTGACACGGCTTCTCTCCTCATTAATCATTTTTAATAAGTCATTATGTTCTTTAATCCACTTCAAGCTTTTAGAGGTTGTGTCTTCAGGATATTGGGCAAACCACAGTAGATCATCGTAATTGTTTCGATGCAATTTAAATCCACTGCCAAATTCTCCTCCAAGACGATACTGGTTTCCCTGTTTGTCTACTACAAACTGTTTGAAACTATATTCGTCATAAGAACATTTGAGTGGTTCTATGTAATTTAATATTTCCTCATATAATTGTTCTCTGTCCATCCTTGTACCCCATTTCATGAAATCATATTTTATTCAACTTTGAAAATTCGCCTGGAATAAATCCATCAACCAAACCTTTTGCGTCTTTGAATGTTAGTGGTACAATATTATTGATTGAACACAACGTTAAATAATGTTCGTATGCAGCCTCATCAAATTTTGCTGATGGTTGGCTTTCTGCAAATTCGATAATACTATCGAGCGAAGCATTTTCAACCAACCATTCGCCGTTATGTTCAATATAATATTTTTCTCCCAAACTCCAGTGATTAATTCGGTATCCATTTACTGTTGTAATATAGGTATGAGTCATAGTCTAAACTCCTTTTTTCATTTCTTAATGAATTTCACATTTCTTTATGAAAGGTAATATAATCAAAGTCGTGTTCTACATAGAAACCAATGTGTAGCTCTTCGAGATGCTTTTCGAATCTAGAACTCAGTTCATCGCTACCATTAGAAATAATTAAATATCCCAGGTTAATAAACGATTCAAAACTAAATGACAACCATTCATCAACATTCATTTAACCTCGCCTACTTTTACAAGTTCCCATTGTTGATTCATGAAGGTATCAGTGAGGCAAACCCAACCTTCATATCCCAAAGAGATATTAATTCTACCTTCTGTATCACAATAAATGAAGTTTCCAGCGCTATCTTTTGTGACCAACCTTCCATCTTTTGATTTCGCAATTATTCTATTATTCATCGAACCAATCATTTCAATCGTGTTCATTTGATTATTCTCATCTCCTCATAAAAGATTGTTTTTATCTGGATTTTATTTCTTTATTTTTCTCTCATCATTCTCCAGATAATATTTATGTAAAAATCTCCTTTTCAATGTATCATCTAACTCGCGTTTTATCCAAGGCTTAGCCTCATTTTTAGATCTTTCCCAGTCATATTTTAGCAGAGTTCCGACACAATAACGAAACTCTTCCAAAACCTCTTGCTTTCTATTTCCTCTTTCTATCATCCCTAGCAACTCTCTAATTCTATTATCGAGATTGTTATCCGATGTATATTGGAGAGGATTTAAACTCAAGATCAAATGCGTAATAGTGTATTTTTCAGTTTCTTTTTCATTGTACTCACCAGAATATATTTTTGAGGCGCTGATTTTAACGAATTCTCTCCACTTCGCTCTCTCTTCTGTTATATACTTTAGAGATTGATTTTTATCATTTGATACCTTATTGATTAAATTGGCAAATAATGCAGTCACAAGAGATACAGGGAAAGCTATTGTCAATAGTTTATTTAGAAGATCTGTTGTTGTTTCTGGACTCATAGGCAATCTCCGATCTTTGAAAAAATTGGTTGTGGTATAGATTAGCCCCATCCATTCTCTTCAAATTTATGAATTGCTGCATCTATACCAGATCCAAATCCCACTCCATAAGCTATTCTCAGAATTTCTTTTTCATCTTCTGTAAGTTGTCTATCCATTTTCAAAGTACATACCATTTCAACTTCATCATAATTATGTTCTTTGTTCATTGTTTACCATCTCCGTGAATTCCAGTTACATTGAATCTTTCCTCTTCACAGAACTCAATTGCTTCCTCTCTCGTCGAAAATGAATTTACCCAAAACTCTGTTCCTTCAACTTGTACTGACCATTGAAACACAGCAGCGTCATCGCCATATATGATAAAAACATCAGGTTTTTCCTGATATACTCTATCAAGTGCCAAGTTATCTTTTTCTTTTCTTGAAATATCTTCTCTGTCATAAACTTCATTTATGTATTGCTTAAGTGACATACACTTTTCCTCCTTTAGCATGTGACTATACAGATAATATTTCCACACTATGATTTTGACAAACTTCTTGTAATTTACAAGCCCAAGTAAAGTGAAACTGGTTAACTACTTCCTTTTCTTTTTCACTTAAAACATTACCCCATACTTCTTCTTCTATATAATCAGGACATTCAAATAAATAGTATGTAACTACTTCACCAAATGGGTTATAGCTTGCTGGCCCAATAATCACTTTATCCATTTATTTCTCCTTTCGTTTTTCTCATAAAAGGCTAATTTCATTTACTATTGATAATATAATTCTTCGTGACTTTCCCCGTAGATAAAATCACTTTATTATTGCCTTGTGAGATGGACTTAGTAAGGTTAACAACAAAATGCCTTTTGATGTATATATGTGAGTAAAAGTTGGCCATATCGTTTTGAGGTTTTTTATTGTAAATCACTTTATCATTAACTACAATAACCAACGGATCGGAACTATTCACGTACTTGCCATATATGTAAAATTCCCTTGTTTTATCTGAGTACATGCTAGTATCTATAGATATATTGTTCTGGTCATCCAATTCAAATTCCTCGTCATATGCCCCTCCTTCTCCTTGCTTGATAATGCCCAATCCAACGCTATAAAAAAATGTATTTGGTTCCCCAAATTTCTTTTCAATTTTATATCTGAGATTGTTTGGCACTTGAAAAAAGATCAATACCGTTACCAATGCAATTATGCAAATGAAGATCTTCTTTTTCACTTCAGCATTCCTTCTCTCAGTAAAAGAATTGTTTCATTAATATACCAACGATTTTTTATATTTTGAAAACTTCGGTGTATCCCTTTTCGGAAAACTGCTTATATATATTGAGTTTGTCTCGTTCTGAGTCATAAATGAAGAACGATCTTATTTTATTGAAGCATTTGATAATTTCAGCATTGACCGACTTCTGAATAAAGCAATTTGATGAAGGGTCTCTTTCTATGTAGTCGATAAACGTGTTTGATGATTTATCGAATAAGTAATAACCTTCTCCATAATTCCCTACAAATAATGCATAAGCATCTTTAAACTCATAAAGATGGCTCGCCATTTCATCCACTCCTTATGAAAGTATTATTTCGTACTGATTTCCCATAACTCGTTTTCGAGTGTATAGCAGCTCTTTGCCCAATTACAGAAATCCTCAATACCGCATATACCTAAGACATGTCCTCCTCTAGGGTTTTCAATGTATTTAATGACATCTTTTGATACGTCAATTGACTGAATCATTCGCACACTTTTATTGTCCGTGTAACGCTCACCTTCTGCTAATTCATATGGCTCCATCATACATCGCTCCTTATTAATATGTATTCTTCAATACCGTAGCACTTTCCTTGCTATAACTTAATAATACACCAAATTAATAGTATATTCAAGTTATTTATTTTTACTTTATAAACTCATTCTGTCCTATTCTCTTTTAATTTTCTCTATATCAACGCTCATAAATTCAGCAATTTTAATTTCTAATTCAGCCTTCACTCTAGTCATAAGCATCGTTATTCTACCTTTATATCCCCGACATAAATAATCGGCCGTTATTTCTTTTTTATTCCTTACTGGTTCAAACACTTTTATACCCCTGTATCTCAGCTCTTTGCGTATCTCGAATAGTTCCTGACTAATCTTATCCGTCAACGATTCCAATTGTAAGACAAATAGCTCACCAAATCTTAAGTGTGAGTTATTTGTCTTCTGAATATTATCTTGGAATGCATCTAATAAATACGGATATATAAGATACTTCTTAATAAGCGTTAATTCTTCTTCGTTCGGTATTTGTATTCGACTCTTCACATATAGTCGCTCCCTGAACCAATCAAATGAGATGATACAATTTCATCAAAGTCAATCCACTCATATCCATTTTCAATTTCGATCCGAAGTTTACTTGATAATTCACTAACAGCTACGACCGTTCCACTTATCCGTCTATTTTCATAAATCCCAAATATCTCAATTGAAATTTTTTCTCCTTCATGTAAAGATGTTAGGATATTTTGGGCAATAATTTCTTTTTCATCATTATGTAAAATCGGTTTTGTTTTCTCACCCAAATCTAATCGATGTTCATTGACCCTTTCCTTATGTTGAGGCAGCATCATTCTGCTTGATTCCCATATACCATTTCCTTGAAGTTTCTTAGTCATTTATAATGCCCTCCAATTTTTTCCGCTCTGTCAACGGCCTGACCGGCGTCCGTTAATGAACTTGCTCTAAGAATGGATACCTCACCAAATCGATCTTTAATATTATCCATCACCTTGTCTATTGCACGTTGACGTTCTTTATTGTCGAATAGAGTTAATTGATAAATATCGTCCTTAACTAAATCCGATAACGAAACGCCAACCCTTCTTACAGGCTGTCTGTCCCAATAATCGTAAAACAGTCTTTTTGCTGTTTCATATACATCCAAGGTTATATTTGTTGGATCAACAACTTTTATTTGTCTGCTAAAGCCTGTTTTGTAATCAAAGTCTGCACCAGATATGCTTACAGTAATTACGCTTCCCATTAACCCTTTCTTTCTTGCTCTTCTGCATACTTCAGAGCATAAGTCTAAAAGGACTACTTCAATTTCGCTGCCTGTTCTATAATCTCTGGGAAGGGTCATTCCGTTGCCTATATCCTTTTGCATTCTGTGAGTGTCCACGGACACAGGTGAATTATCTATTCCATTAGCTGTACGCCAAATAACTTCTCCATTAACTCCCCATTTGTTGCGAAGTGTGCTGAGTGGAGTTTTTGCAAGATCTCCAATTGTTAAAATACCCATCTTCCAAAGATGTTTCTCCATTCTGGAACCAATACCCCACATCTCCCTTACAGGATTATGCCATATGTGTTTATCTAACTCCTCTTTTTTCAAGTCGAATATTCCACCAGAAATTTTCTTTGCAATCATGTCGCAGCAAAGCTTACTGATTATTTTGTTCTCTCCAATTCCTGCCCGAGCATATATTCCTGTTTCACTGAGTATCTTGGTCTGGATATGTTTAGCTAGATGTATTGGATTATTTGCAAAAAGGTGCATTGATCCTGTAAACTCACAGAACATTTCATCTATACTGTACGGTTCAACTAAATCAGTGAACGATTCAATGATTTCAACAATTTGCATCGATACATCGATGTATTCCTGCATATGAGGTCTTATTACAATCAAATCAGGACACTTCTGCAACGCTTCCCATAATGCTTCAGCCGTTTTTACACCTTTCTGTTTAGCCAAAGGACATGCAGCCAGAATAATACCTGAACGCCTTGCTGGATCACCTGCTACTACTAGAGGTTTGTTTTTGTATTCTGGATGCTTTGCTTTCTCTACACTGGCATAAAAACTTTGCATATCAATCAGCATTACTGTTCTTTGTTTTTTCGACATGTACAAAAACCCCTTGTTAAGAACATGTGTTTGTATCAGTATTATACACCGAACACACGTTCTTTATGCAAGAGGAATTTTTTAACTTGGATCGAATATGTAATTGTTTGATTAGCAATATCTTATATTTTTCTTAAAACGATACTTTTATCTGGTTTTCTGTTTACAATTTAATGTTTTTATGAGTTTTTCATATCATTAATAATGAATTTTACGAACATATTCGTTGATTGCATCGTTTAAGCCCTGATGCAACATACAATATTGTTCTACGGTTAAAATTTGTTGAATTTCCTTTTCACTGACATTTTCGCGCCAACGATAATCGGAGTCATAAGCTGGTGACTTAGAAATTTTCTCAATATGTTCGTCCTGGTACTTTAACATTTCCTCCATAGTGAGGAACGCAGCTTCAAACTCATGCTTATCTTCTTCGTAAAGATTATAGATAGTGACATAAAGTAAAATGTAATTTTTAGATTCATAGTCTTCTGACATTGCTAAATCTCCTCCTTTATAAAAGCCCAATTTTATCAACTCTCTGATTGCCTGTTTAATGCTTCAGCAATTAATTCTGCATCATCTTTTTTTAGTCCTTCGGCCAAGTATCTGCTTTCTGTGGTATCGAAAATCGAATATTCATCTTTTAACAATCTTTTGTCTACCTCATATCGATAATACACGTTCATTAATTATCCTCCTCAATATTAAAATACTCTTCGACCAATCCTTCAATATCTAACTCCATATCCCACCATATCTTGCCCTCTTTTACTTCTGGATCTTTATGTAGTGTTAATTGATTGTCATATCGATAAACATCTTGACCGTATAATTTTCCATAAGTCATGCCATATCTTGTTCCACCGTCAATGACTCCTTCGTTCTTTACTGTAACAATTTTGGGACATAGCCTTGCCAATAATCTATCTCGTTCAATTAAGCGCCTAGAGAACTGACTTAATCCCTTCTCGTTGCTTTCTATGGCCTTACTGGCGAATGGATGTATAATGCATCCAAATTGTCTGATTTGTTCTGCTAGGGCTTTGTTTTGCCAAGGATAGATGTCTTGCTCAATAGGTGTATTAACAATAGCTATTGTCTGCCCCCTTGCTTCAATTGCTCCTTTGTGTGCTGCTGTATCGATATTTTTTGCTAGTCCTGATACAATCTTGTATCCCTGAGAGGCCAAATTGTATGAGAAATTAAAGGCTGTTTTATATTCTTCGGTTGAAGCATTACGTGAGCCAATTATAGCAACCCATTTTTCTCTATTCTTTAAATCAACATTAATTCCTGAGACTTTTATGTAGTTCACTTCTTTCTATCTGGTAATTGATTCGCTAATTACATATATCTCTTTATTTTGTTCGTCGTATCCATATACTAAAGTTACATCTTCAAGTTTGTTGACAACGATCTTTAGAGTCTTTCCATCTAAATCTTCAAAATTAAAGGTATCAATATGGTTAAAAATCAGTCCCACCATCCTTGAGATTTTTCAGAAATAATTTCAAAAGCTCGTTTCATATCTTCTGCTTCTTGCTGTTCTGCTCTATCCATTCCTTCGCTCCAGATTTTATAGTTTTCATTGTCTGTATTAAAATTCAGTTTATCATTATTAAAACTGATAAACTCATCAAATTTAAAATCGACTTTTTTAACACGAGAACCATCTATTATGTTATACAGAAGTTCTTTTGCCTCCATTATCTCTTCTGCTACTTCAGGTGCATTAGCCGAATATGTACGTTCACTTCGGAAAAATTTTTCCATGAATGAAAGCTTTTTATGTAAAATCCGATAAAGATATGCTTGGTCAAAGTCGCGGTCATTCCATATTACTGGAAGCCATTTAATAAGATTAGAGAGTCCTTCTGTTAAATTATAATATTTACCTTTAATCAATTTGATTATTTTCATTTATATTATCTCTCCCTGGTTATTCTATTACTTCAATTCTTACCTTCTTGCCGTGAAGTCTGCGACAAATTTCTGATATTTCTAAATCATCAATCATATAATCACACTCATAGCCATTATTTCCCCAAACTTTACCTTCATATTTAGTATTTAAATATGGTAAAATTGCTTCCTCTTCTAAACGTTGATAAGACGAATATATAAAATCATCAAATTTCCAATACTCTTCTTCAAAGCGCACTGTAATACCATTGGGAAGTAAACCACTAAGATTAACATCTACAAACTCTACGATACCACTAATATCATCATCGACCCAAACTTCCGCCTTTCTAGTAATTATTACAAGCCCATATTTTTCTTTTAATTTCGTTAGTGTCTTTTCAAATTCAATTTTCACAATTGCGTCTTTATCCAGGCATTCTACTTCGTGATCAGCACAATCAAATGGTGTATCAAATTCTTTATCGCAATTTTCACATTTATAGACTTCTCTAGGCATTAATAATTTCCCCTCTCATATTTTCTTAAAATGTTCATTTAATCAGCTTTTATCTTTAGCATCCACTTACATGATTCATAGTTAAGTCCTGCGACGAATGAATCTCGGATTCTTGTCATAATGAGTCTCAAGTCGTCATCCTCTGAAAATAGGTTTCCATCAATTGGACTAAACAACTTATGAGAAACACTTGCTATCATTTCTTTGAAATCATTGCTTCCGATTATCTTATTAATCTCACTGTTGATTATTTTTGTATCCATAAACACTCCTCATTTCTTCGTAAAATATGTATTTCTTATAGAATTATTTATTATTCCTGCAAGACAAGTTTGTTATTTTCCCAATGTCCCATTCTAGCCCTGTCGCTTTCGATCTCATTCAAACTATTCATAACCTTCAAAGCTTCCTCGTAATTTGAAGTTGCAGAAAACACAATTCCACTTCTCCCCTGGACCACATACACTTCTCCCTTCGTAGATTTTACATTCTCTCTATGCTTCTTAACTTCATTCATTAATCTATAAATTAATACATCATCATCATTTGGATTCATGGGAATTCGAATTACTGCTGTTCTATTTATAAGTCTGGTTAGTGCTGATCTGGCCATTGATAAATCAACTGGTTCTTTGCATTTCTTATCGAATTCATCTTGATTCATTATTTGGTCTCCTTATAAAAATAATGTTCTTCGCCATTTGTGTGAGTCCATCTGTATTTCCAACCTTCTTTGATCAACAATGGAATTACTTCCTCTAGACTCTTACTGGTGCTTCGAATAAGAGGCTTTGCTTCATTGTTGTAATTGAACCTCCAAGTTCCTATGTCATCTAAATATACTGTGGCTTGTATTTCATTAGGACTATTCTGCTTTTCAATTTCAGTTGCCACATCCAATATCTCTTTAGAAATCTTCCTCAACTTATCAGCAGTCCAAGTTGTTCCTCCACGACCACCAAAATTCAATCCACTATGCAATATGTATGGATGATTCGATGAATCCTTATTACCATCATTCTTTTTGATTGTTCCTGATACAAAGTTTCCTTTTACGATAATCTCATTGCTGAACATTAAATCATCTCCTTAATCTCTACAGAAATAAGCACATACTTTCCAATGTACTGAGCCAACATGTTCTCAATATTATGTCCGCCAATGATTAAGTTTTCGGTACTAAAGTAAGAAATCGTCAATTCCGAATATCCAATCCAATCTACCTGAACATCTATTTCTCCCATTGAACTTAAAATGTGATAGTTAATTGCCTCATCGGGTGTAAATTCTTTTTCGTTCAAGTAAATTTGAACAAAAGCCAGAGGAGATGAAAAGTGTTTAAATATCCCATCGCCGCCAATAGCTTTTCGGTGATAATCGCCATCATAATCTGGAAATTCAATATCTGTTAATTTGTTTGCTATGTATTCCCCTAAATTTATTCCGTTGATGATGATGCCGTGGCCTTCTTCTTTATCAATGATTCCACTTAATATTATTTTATTAATCATTTGCTCATCCATTTCAAAATCTCCCTCGTTCTTTTATTTACTTCATTTTACTCACTTGATTAACCACATGAAACACGCATTTCATTTAGAAATAATAGAATCGAATAATTCATTATACATTATCTTTAGGTGCGTATAACTTTCTTTTTTATTATTATATTTATTATATAAAACTATATTCATTATTAAGGATAACACTAATACAAATATCAATATGTACCGAAGATATCTGTTCATATTCAATCCTCCTTCCTATTCTTCAACAATGCTAAGTCATATCCAGATTCAATAAATTTTAATGTCTTCTTTCTGTTACAATCGTTCCCCAAATATGTATATATCTCGTGCATATCTTCTAAAGTAAAGTCTGTTCCCAAATATTCATTTATAATTGCTCTAATTCGTTTTTGCCAATACTCACTTACACCCTTACATGCGGGTCTTGATAACCAAGCCAACACTTTCCGTTTAATATCGATGTCTGTCTCAACGTCTTCTAGAAGGAAGTAGATATTATTTTTAGGTTCAACGATCAATTCAAAATTTGAATTAATGAAGACATTTGGCGAATGGTTCTGTACAATTTTCATAAACTTTTGGATTTCAATTAGGTTCACTTCAGCCCTCCTCCACGTAGAACATTAGTTAACTTTTTTATTCCTTCGTCAAAATATTTTCTTGATTCTTTAAATTTAGTAAATGTAACTGGTTCATATCCTTGTGATCTTGCATGATTACAATAGTGACCATACTTTTTGAACATGTAACGGCGTTCATCTTCAATCATTTCTCGGTATGCGATCATCCTTTTAGTTCCTCCAATGCATCTTCAAGATTATCTGTCCAACCCCACGTTCCCCCTTGAAGCAATGTTTCTCCTGTATTTTCATCACTCAAATAAATTTCAGAATACTCTTCTCCTTCTTCATTTGTGTAATTTAACCACCAAATGTCTACATATTTTAAATCTTTGTTGTTTCTTAACTCTGCTTGAATTTCTTTTGGTAGTTCATCGATCAATACGAATGTCATCTATTCACCCACATTTGTTTTATTTTTACTTTATTTATGCTGCATAAACATTGCCATGAACGAAAATAGTATGATGCTCGCAAAAAATGCTACTGTGACACTAATCATTCCATCTACAAAGCCGATGCTAAAGAGAAACGAAAAAAGTGATGATAGCACAAGAAATATTAAACAGAAAACCATATCACCTTTATTGATCTTCTTCATTTCTTTCTCCCTTCTTGATAAAACGTGCCTTTCATTAACAAGAGTGCTTTTTGTTTTATATTTATATTTACTCATTAATTCAATTTGTGCGTGTATAGAACTAATCCACACACGCACAAATTCTCTTTAAATATGTTGCATGATGGTTTCACTTACAAGGCTCAAAAAACTTTCGCTCTCAATTATTTCTCCTTCAATTCGAGCCCCCATAACATTAATTTCAATTAAAACCTTATCCAAATCTTTTAGTTCAACAGCGAAAGGCTCTAATAAATTAGCTGGCTTTTGATACCACGATGACAACTTGTTCTTCATCATATACCATGATCCATAAAGCTCACCCTCACCTCTTACTAATATTAAATTAAATCCTCTACCATTCACAACTTCTATATAGCCCCAAGCAACGATAAGTCGATCTTTTAGTTTTGGTCGCCGTACCACTTTTCTCTTTGTCTCAAAAAAACGATCTTCCTCTATCTTTTCAAAATTCTTGTCATACAAAATTTCAAATTTTAGTGTTCCTCTTTCTCCAGAAGGAAATCTAATATCAATATTGATTCTGTCTTGTTCAAGGCTTCTTATATCTCCAAGATTAATTTGTCCTTTTGTGTATTTCGTATTAAACTCATCAATAAATTCTCTAAGCGGAGAATATATTTCTTGTTGGAATTGGTAGTTAATTTCTTTAATGTATTCTAAATGTTCTTTTCGCTTTCTTTCTGCTTCGAGTTCGAGTGTTTTAAACGAGTCATCCTTACTCACTCTAATGTTCACCAAATTATCTATTAAACTAGAGTTAGAGGTGGGAGGTATATCATCAATTTGCATGGTTGCCTCTACTTCATTCCAGTTCTTATATCTTCGGGCCACATTTTTTTCCAACATAGTAGTAATCATCTGAATCATTCCATTTGGGATGGAGTCATTGATTTGTTTTATTGGCTTGATATTTTGATAGAAATGCGCTTGTTGCCAGCTATGCATATCATCGATTGCAACATCATATGGATGTTGCAATGTAGCCAATTCATAGAACACAATTCCCATAGAGTAAATATCATTCTGTATGGTATTTGTCTCTTGTCTCCACCTTTCTGGTGCAGTATATTTTATTGAACCATCTGCTTTAAATGTAAGTTGTCGCGTACCTTCATTAGCGTTTTTAGAAATGCCAAAATCAGCTATTTTTAAAATTCCATCTTTAATAAGTATATTCTCTAGTTTTATATCTCTATGTACTAAATGCTCATCCTCATTTATTGCTTTCATACCGTTTATTAATTGTGAATAAAGACCCTTTAACTCTGCCACATCAAAAAACTCGCCTTTTTGTTTTTGCCTTGTAACTGCATCTAATAATGTACCTTGATTGGCAAACTCCATGATTAAATATGGTGGAAGTCCTTTGTAGGTCTCTCCATCGTGTACATAAAAATATTTTAAAACATTAGTGTGATTAACTCTAAGTGCTGCCTGACATTCATTAAAAAAGGCATCATATGAGTGGGCCGAAGGGAATCCTGTAGGAAGTGTTTTTAGTGCGGATATGGAATCATCGACCGTATTTCTTAAACGGTACACAAACCCAAATCCTCCTCTTCCTATCATTTCTAAAACCTCGTAGGCTGTCTGGGCATGGTCAAATGCAATTGTTCCAGGTGTTATCATTAGAAATCCTCCTTTGTCGATTATGTTCTAATTATACAATATTTGAAAGCAATGCATCATCAAAGGATTTTGAATGAAATAGACCTTTCAACGTCTTTTTTCTCAGCACCATTCTTTTTGAGTGTTGCCACATTTACGACATTCAATATAAACTTCATTTTCATATTCTCCGGGATTACAAGAGAAATAAATATCTTCACTCCCACAATTATCACAAATAATTGCAAATCCTTTATTCACATCTTCATTCATTTATCTCTTCTCCTTTTCTTAATGAATGAACTCTTTTACTAATCTACAATATTATTGTTGACTATTAGTTAATATTGTTTAATCTTTGTGTTTTTCACTTGATCCTCCTCCTTAGGTAAAAACAGCAATTCATGTAATAACACCATTCTCTCACTACCATCTTCTTCAACAGCATAGAACCCTGGCTTATCTGAGTTTAATTCACATTCAATTCCACACTTATCCGCGATACTTAGAACTTCTTCCAGAGTTTTATCAAACATTTGTATTTTCCTTTCTTTTGACTAAAAATTCATCTAAACTCTTTTCTGTACTTAAAGTTAATCTTATATGTATATTCTCCTGTCGGGCTTGTAGCTAATGGTGTTCCATCTTTCCTCCAAAATCCTGACACCACACCAGTTTTGTCAATTGTTATATCTTTTACATCACATTTCATTAAGTGACCTTTGATTATTGAAAACATAGAATCAATCAATGCCTCTTTTTGTTCTTCTGTGTATGCGAATTCTGATAACTGATATGGCTTATCTAGATATTCGGCAACTCCCGGTATTTCTCTTACTTCTCTCATAAAATTTTTAAAATCTTGTCCAAGTTTTTTATCTTTCATCTCTCAATTCCTTTTCTTATTTTTTTTAAATTACTTCATTTATTTTTACTTAATAATATCAATCGAACTCAATGGAACTACATCCTCAATACCTTTAATGTTGGTGCTCTCTGCCCATAAATAATCTACAACTGCGTTTTCTCGATAAAAGACTATTCCGGTTACAATATCGCCCGTATCAAAAGCCTTAAAACGCTCTCCGTTATTATCCCAATATACGTCTTCTTCAACTTTAAAATTAACCTCTTTCATATGTATCATCCTCCAAATAAAATAGGTGGTAAATAACTTCACTAAAGTCATTATACCACCTTGTAATTCTATTGTATATACTTATTTTTACTTTATTAACTGAATCTAAGATGTTTTTTGTCCGTTATAAGTTCAACGCCATCAACAATTTTTCCGGCCTTAGCATCAGCAAGCAGTGTTTTAGTATCTACTTTTGCTGGTTGCGGAATTTTATAAACTTCTGGGATCTTTTTCTCATCCAGCACATTAATTGACGGAGGATTCTTTTGTAATCTCACCTTAAAGATGCCTGCATTAACTTTTTCAATGCCGTTTGCCTCAAGCAATGATTGCACATAAGCTTTAATTCCGTCATATCTGCATTGCAATGTCTTGCGTTTCTTTGCAAGCCGCTCTTCTTCGTCTTTGTAGATTTTAATTTCTGATTCAATATTTTTCAATAACTTTGTTGTGTTCTCTACCTTTACCTCAATCATATCCTCAATTGACTCCAAACTGTCGAGCAATGTCTGAAGATTGTCATCATCGAGATCACCATCTAAAGCATCCTCAATGTACTGATTGAGTAAAGTATATTTATCCATTAATTCGTATAATTTCATTATTTTATTACTCCTTTATGTATATTTATTAATTAATTTTATGATGAAACTTATGTTTTATCGGATTATTTTTCTTTCTCTTTGTAATTAAAGTCATCAAGTATATTTTTTATATCTTGTGTTCGCTCATCTTTTCCATATCCAAGAGTGTAATTTTTGCTTGTTATTCCAAACTGAATAATTTTATGGTTCCCATTCGACCATTTTTCCTCTAGGACACTAAAAGAAGTGATTGTATTCTTCCCCTGTGAGAGATAAATTCGCTCATCTCTTTCTTTGTCTTTATTATAATTGTCTATGTATTCTTTAATCAGTCTTACTTCTTCCTCAAATTGAGGATTGTTGATAAATCCAAATTTATTAGTGACTTTATGGTTATTTCCAAACATACTCGATTTTGCTCCGCATTTGGGGCATCCTGAAGGATAATAGCCATCACCCATCATAGTAGGTTCCTTGGTCATCTCAGATTCTTGTATTTCAGTATTGCAACTATAACAAATCCTAATGTCATCTTTAAGATATTTTCCTAGTTTGTAATCATTCTTCATGATTTCAATTTTCAAATCATTATCAATAATATAATCAATTATTCTCTCTTTTACCTTCTTTTCTCTGCAACATTCAAGACACATATCACCATGACCGGAAATGGTAATAAAACCCTCGTTGAACTTGATTCCGCTGTAGTAAATTGGTTTATCGAAATTCTTGTCGCCTTTGCTATGATACCGTCCTGATCGTGGATAACGCTTATAATCGGGTTTCTTGTCACAGTAACCACATGAACGGATGCTCTTATATGTCCATGTTAGTTTACCATTCTTTTCGGATTGCTTAATAATCTCATTGATAATGGGTAGATCATCAAACCCATAGGATGATTCTTTTTTTGCTTCATCAATGATTTTTTGGGCAGACTCTGATACTTTGCCATCTAGCTGAAGTAATTCGTTGATTGTAAGTTCAATTTCAAACTTTTTAGAAATACTAACTCCTCCTTTTTGGTGATGAAATTTAGATTTTGTTTGCTCTCTCATAAACCGCGCAATATCCAAGCACAAAAATCTTAAAATTAGTGTACAATTCTTCAATTGAATTTGCCGAATTCATAATTGACGGCGTTCCACAAAACATAGGGAACTGAAATTCTTTTGAATATCCATTCTCATCCATGAAAGTTGTAAATGCATTCAAAAGATCCATGAGATAGGCAGATTCTCCATTTTGATTTTTAAACATATAGTGAGTTTCAATTCCAAGCATGTAGAGCTTACTTTTTCTATCATATGTAATGTCAATATCATTCATTGTGTAGATACTTGCACTCTTACCCGTTAAATCGTCCCATGATTGAAGACCCCATACATGCTTCAGAGAACCAACATTAAATTCATTATCTTCGTAATCTGGATATAGTTTCTTACACTTTTTTACCTCAAAATAATGTTGTATATTCCAAAACTTATCCTCAAAATACCATTTAATTCTGTTTATAAATTTCATTATTCATCTCCTTATGAAAGTTATATTTCATCATTAATGTGATTTGTATTTATTGAAAGTAGTCTCATTAAAATTATAATTCACATTTCCAATTACAAATGTTGATTTTTTATAAATCCCTTTTCGATCTTTTTGTTTATAAAAATCTCCCACTAACCTAAAATTCTCGTTCAAGTAACTCTCAATCAAGCCTACGGCTACAACTGAATAATAAACCGCAACTCCTACTTCCCCCGTATATATCTTTTCTCGTCTAACGTTGATGAACTCATCCTTATAGCCAATAGTGTTATTGTAAATTCTTAATTCTCTGGCAATCGCATCGACAAACATAAAGTGGGGCTTATTGCTAGTAGAGAACAGCTTGTATCTTCGTGCGATATTATCATTGGATACAAATCCTTCATTAACCTGTTCTTTGTTAAATTCTTCTTCTAAACGCTCAACTTTATTGCCTATTTTAACTATTTTTTTATCTTGCTCTAAATTCTTCTTATCCTGTTCAACCATGAAGTTTACAGTTGCTTGTAAAATTTCCAATTCTGTAGGGATTTTTATTGGCACAATATTACCAGATTCCCTCATGTCAAAATACTCATCTAATATTTGATCATATACAGACCATGAATGTTCGTCATCAAATATCTTTATTAACTTTGCATATCCTCTTTCAGATAATAGGTAGATATTTTTTGCTGCATTAATCGAATTAATTGTAAAAATCTCGCGGTCGACCAAATCGACTGCGAAATCTAATCCTTTCACATCAATAACATCTACACCGTCAATAAATCTTTTTCTGTTACTATTGATTGCTTCATTTACGTGCTTCAGTTCTTTCTTGTGCATTTCAGCGATATGCTTCGCAAGCATTGCTCTTTTGTCTATCCCGAAACCACCCGATATATGTGGAATTGTTTTTCCACGAACAATCACATTATTATTAATAGCTAAATTCTCCAAATATCTATCTCCTCATATTTTGATTAAATCACGATTTTATGACCCAAAATGCTCCAACTGGTTATTCTCCAGTATTTCAATCTCACGCTCACTAAACCCAACGTCATTGAGTCTCAGGAGCATCTTACTGACCTCTTTATTACTTACTGTCATTCCTTCTTTCAACAAATCGTGGGAGCCTTACAATGGTTCCTACGATGTCCCTGGCCCTGCCCTCGTTGTAATAGATCTTATTCCCTCTTACGAATTTCCAATCGCTCAAGCAAACAACTTTTCCATTCTTCCAATACGTCATATTGTGCTTGAAGTCAAATTGATTGATCACCTCTTCCGGCTTTCCAATCCATTGAGTAATGATCTGGTATCTCCCAAGTGAGATTGCATTTTGAGTAATAGTCATATTGATGTCTTTGTACAATCCACCGCTTCGTAAATCGCCTTTGTAGGTTGTTTGGTTCAAGAAATACTCCCTAAGTCGTTCACCCAAATAATCCGACTCTACAAAAAAATCATAATCCTTCGGTTCCTTACCATGATAAAGACTGTAAATGCAGCCACCAGAGATGTATGACTTATCAAAGAATTCTTTTCGCAATCCTTCTGGTAGCAACTTAATTAGGTCATCTTTGACATATAGAAGCTCATTATTGATCTTATTAATCTTCTCATTATGTATTTGTTCTGGTGTTTTATATGCATTCTTAAAGATTCCCATCTTCAATAACAATTGTTTAATTCGTTTCATTCTATTCTCCCCTCAAAATTCTTGATCAAATTCTCCATTTATCAAGTTTTTTGTTCATCTTCATCTTCAATGTCATCCTCAGTTTCGTTATAATATTCATCCAACGAATAATATCCCGTATTGCTTCCACTGTCTAGCAATCTTTTCTCATGGACGCATGACTTAATGAAGTCAAACAGACAATCATCACACACATTGATTACGAACTCACTTCCGTCCATCTTACTACCATAGCCAGCACGATAATGGTTTGGAGAAAGCTCCCATACTTCGTTTTGTAGATACCATTCAGAATGATTATCGTCTAGTGAATACTTTGTTTCTTTGCCGCATTTGTCACAAATATGAGTATGTAAAACCCCACATTCTTTTTCATGTTCGGTGCATTGGTATTCATTAGAGAATGTCTCGTTGCATTTTTCGCATTCATATGTATTATTAATTTTCATTCATTCGCTCTCTTTCTTGTTTTTATTCTTATGCATTTCCTTGAATCTCTCACTTGCTGCCTGTTTTTGCTCATCGCTCATATTTCTTTCTTTGCCTGTTCTAAAGGACACTTGATTAAACTTTAGATCTTTATAATAATGACCTCCATCCGAATCAACTTTATAGGCTTCTGCACCTACTTTACGCAATTTTGTAATGATTGTTTGCTGTAGTGTGTACACAGACCACGTTTTGCAGTCATCGTCGGAGCGAATTATTGTTTCTCGTTCTTCTGCTGTTGCCATATGTATTAATCATCCCTTCTGTTTAATGATGAAAGTTTCATTTTATTCGACTATTTCTAACTTTACTTTTTTGCTTCTGTTGGCAAATCCAGATATATCAACACCATCAATAGTTATTTTTGTACTATATTCTTCTCGAACGATCTCCATTTTACCGATGATAGAGGTATTGACATATTGCTCAAAGTTTTTAACAAATCCTTCAATATCGCCAAACTTATATTCTTCATGTTCTTCGTATTCATTAAGATTAAATCTGAAGTTAATAAGATGTTCCCCTTCACCTGAAGCTTCCCACATTTGATGAACATTTAGCTCAATACCAAATCTCTCGTTGACCTCTTTAATAATTCTCTCGCTAAATTGGAAGAAGTCACCGTAGTGCCTAACTGCCTGTTCAATATCACTAAAACGGTGATAATAATAATTCCACTCTCCTTCGCCAATCTGAAAAGAGAAATCGCAAATATCTGAATCTAGTGAAACTAGGTAGCCACCATCATCTAGATCTGTTTTAACTTTAATATCAACATATTCAGGAAGTGAGCTTCGAAATTTTTTATAAATGTTTTCTATACTTAAGCCATTTTCATCTTCTACTGAATCAACTTGTTTAACATATGTATTTTTTAAATATTCTATCAACTCGTCTTCACTCAAAAATTCCGTACCATCGATCTTAGAAATATATTTCTTCATGCGTTTCCTCCATTTATTTTTAAGTGAAATGCTGATTTTATTTACTCTTCGACAAGCATTTTAATTTCCCATTTACGCCCATCTTTGTCGGTTATGGTTGCTACGGCAGTATTTTCAATCAAATGTGTGCCAGTCATCTGTGCCTTCTTGCCAAAGAACTTTGTAAGTTGATTATAAAAATAGATTGAATTATTTGCGTCCATACCAACACCATCCTTCCGGTTCATCTTCTCCTAATTTCCAATCATCATTTTCACATGCTTCACAACCAGGACATGGACAATAATCATCTACATCAACCGCATATCCAATTTGACCAGTTCCATTACAGAGATTCATTGCCTGATTGGAACTCAAATCGACACCAATATAATAGCCTTTTCCTCTTATATTCATGTTAGATTGCTGAATCTGAATTTTACTACCATTCGCAAGCACGATTTCATCCACCAACTACACACCTTCTTTCCTGATAAATGATCCATTTTACTGGGACAAAATTTTGGCAATATGATGCAAAGACTCACTCAGACGCAAAGAACCATCGACTGTTTTCTTAACGATTTCAGTAGTAGCTAAAATCTGTTCCTCCAGCAATTTATCTTTTACGGCTTGGATAAAGTTATTTCGACCTCCATTTAATTCAATATACTCTTGATAAGTTAGACTTCCCAAAACTTCCTTTTCAATTTCGCTTCTATTTTTAGACATTGCCTATCTCCTTTCTAAATGAAATATCAATTTTATCTGCTTAATAACTTTGCCGCTACTCCATGCAGATTGTTGACTTTTTGTATCTCCTTCTTCAAAATTCTTTTAAATTCATTTTGGTCACTCACATCTGAAATTCCTTTATAGGAGAAATATGAATAACCTCTTTCGAATTTCCCTTCAGCAGAGAATTCGACTATATATTTGTAATCATCTTTCCCCAATAGTACATTTGTGGTGACAACTACGTATTTTTTGTCTTTGTGAAAACAACTAATCTCAATTGATTCTGGATAGTAAAGTTTATATCCGTAATCAATGTAAAACTGCATGTCTCCGATAATTTCTATGCTCTCTGTTTTAATTACTTTGGGATCAATCTTATTCTGATTATTCATTTTTATCTTTTCCTTTCCAGCCATTAATCCATCCAACCAGCCCCTTAGACGAATAAGAAATTTCACCACCAAACAAACCGCACCAGACCAACGAACCACCTACACAGGTTAAAATCCAGAAGTATGCCCAAGCAAAACCACCACTCATCTCAACTGTTACATTGGGATATAGAATGCTGAAGACTATAAATGGAATTGCTAAGAAAAACAAAAACCAGTTGTTCTTAAAATAATTTTTCATTTTCAAATTTCTCCATTCCTTAAAATTGGCCTTAATTTGCCTTACGCACCGAAAATTACTATAACCTTCCTATGTTGATCATACAATTAACTCCTTGTTTCACCATTGGTTGCAGTTTGTAGAAATCAAATCAAATATGTATGATTAAAATAACTTAATGAGGAGGTGTTAAATATGGTACAAACCATTTATCAAATGATCAATAAGAAAACAAACGCTCGTACTGAATGTACCAAAAAATACATTCAGAAATGGACCAAACTTGGTTTTGAAATCGAATCAACGCGCTTTGGAAAACTATTGGATGAGGAGGTGTAACCTCCTTTTCTGCGTGAAATCCTTATTTTATGGTTCGATATATTTGCTTACTTCTTCATATGTATCAAACATGCATCCTGAATCTTGAACAATTTCTTCTCCTTCTTGATTCAGATACTCAAAGTCAACATCCAAGATTGCATGTTGTTTCATTAATCTAACCAAAACTTCTCTTCGAATCTCATGACCTTCTTCAATTAGATTTCCCTTGTGATACAAGCCTTCCCAATCATTTAAACCAACGACAATGAATTTGTTTTCCATTTTAACCACCTCTACATTGTTTTGTTGTACATATATTTCATTTCTTCTTCTAATGATTCATATCCAAATCTATGTTTTGTTTGTGGAAAGATAACCTTACTAAAGGCTAATCCACAATGCTGAATTGTAAGAATAATTTTATGATCAACGTCTTTACCGCCTGTTTCCTCTTTTTCATAAAGAAGACTAACCGTAAAGATTGGAGGTTCTTCATTGTCTTTATATTTTTCATTAACGATTTTGTCTACTTGTGTTTGAACACACTCAAAAATATCCACTATTCGCCTGTCTCCTTCTGTTTCATTTATACACCACTCTTAAATTGCCATCATACGGACTACACAATCCTTCATCTTCCATGCGCTGCATGATGTGCATACTGGCATACCAATTAAGACCGAATACTCTATTGATCCATCCGTATGTGATTGTGCCGTTTTGAATGGCTTTGTTTACGACTTGTTCATAAATTAAATCGGACTTATCAATTGAGTTGTCCATGTATTCCTGGGTAAATTCTATCATTGGCTATCTCCTATTGATATTGGATTTTATCAATTCGTTTTTGAAGTTTCTGCTTTGCTCTACGCTTCTTAGTGCGTTGCTGAATCTTTTGTAGGCGCTGAATTTCTGAACTTTTTTCAATTACCTCTACAAAGCGTTTGCCGTCTACTTCAATTGGTTTAACTTCAATGCTATTAGTTACTTCGACAATATCGTTTTGCTGAACCAAAGACTTTTCTTTCTTCTTAAACAGATTTCTAAGACAAAATGCCATATTATTATTCTCCTTTTATTTTTATTTTCTTAATCAAATACGAATTATATAATTATTGAAAAAAATTAATTTACATGGTATAATCTTCTTCCAATCTTGGGGAAGAAAGGGTGTTGTGCGTGGCTACTCTTTATAAAACACACGAACGTGCATTATTGGATTGGGCAAGCGATAAGGTTTCCGATCCTGTAGAGATGGGTAAAATTGCTCCATTGATTGCTCAATCACTGAATCGAACCGAATGTGCAATTCGGAAGCAAATTGAAGAGCGTAAGAAAGCCAAAGGTCACAGGGAATTCTTCTGGGCTAACACATAAACTCAATTTCTCCCCTTCATGGGGAGTTTTTATTTTGTCTTTCTTAATTCATCCACCAATTGCTGCACCTTCAGGCCATATTCCTTTCGACTATCCAGTGATGCAGCAATGATGTTGTTTACATCCCATTTATTCTGTTTAATATCGTTCAGGATTTTTTCAATTGGCGTTTCTGCTATGTATTTTATAGTGTTAAGTCTGTTCATGACAATCATATTCCAAATTCACAATCTCAAATTCTATATTTAGTGCTTTTAGTACATTCATCAGTAATCCTTTGTTCACTTCACTATATTCACTTACCAATTTATCATTAACAAAAATTCTTGTGCCATATTCTCCACTAAAAGGGTCTCCCTTTGTATAATCCCAATCCTGAAAAAATATCTTATCCATTACTTCTTCTCCTTTTCTCATAAAATAACAGTTTGATCAAATTAACACTTCATGTATCATAAGTCTCTTATCGTATTGTTTCTTTGTTAATTCATACAATACATAGTAATTTGGTGTGTCTATTACATATCCGGTAATTAAATAATATCTAGGAACATTTCCATCTGGAACAATGACGTGTCTGTTTATTTCAGAAAATAGTGGTGAACTGATTAACTTTCTTGACGGAATTCCCTTAATTTCCTCTTTAGTTAGGTGATTAATCAGCTTCATATTGATCCATTTTTCTTTCAACATCGTCTTTAATATCTTTCAATTTATCTCTAAACTCAATCATGTCACTGTACGTCAAAACATCGTCTTCATAATCCATAAGAAGTTCTTTGAAAATATCTAAATTAACAGACATAATTATCGCTCCTTGATCAATTTTAGACTTCTTCGTTCTCAGTTTTGATTATGAATTCAATGATTTTTACGGCTTTATCAAAATCATAATTAACAACTTTATAATCAAACTTTTTATCTCTGAACTTGATACCATCTTGAGTAATGCGACTTAGAATTTTATCCACACTATCACCACGTTTTTGCATTCTTTTAATTCTCGTACTCTTGTCAACTTTAATATAGATTGTGATGAACTCAATGTCTTTAGTTTTTTGCTTGAGGTCAACAATTCCATCAGGATCACAAACATATATATCCGTGTTATAAAGCTGATTTTTTGTACTAAAGTAATGATTCCCTTCAATTAACGAGTAAGCCGCAATTTCGCCTTTACTCTTAAATTCTTCATATTCTTCAGCAGTGCAGAACATATGTCCATACTCATTTTCATAGCGTGGTTGACGAGTTGTATATGATTGAAGGACATTATATCCTTTCGTTTCTAGGTGTTTAGCAATCTCTGTTTTTCCCGCTCCAGAGTAAGCCATTAAAATATACAATTTCTTCTTCATCAAATCTTCCCTTTCCCCATTTTGATAATTCTAACCTTTAAATTCCTAACGCCAAAGTTTAATGCTTCTTTATGACTTTCTATGTATAAATCCAAACGTCTGCCACGAATTGCGGAGCCAGAATCGGTAATTGTTCTAATCCCAACGGACTCAATTTCAATAACCGTTCCTATTGGCAAGATGTTTAAATCTGCGCTAACTGTGCGCCCTTCTTTGACCTTTTCTCCAGATTTGGTAATCCTATAACCTTTATCTCCTGGACTTTTACCTGTGGATTGTACACCAGAATCATAGGCAGTTATTCTGTACGTCGTCCAATTATCATTATTCTTCTTTTTATTAATTATTTTTTCAGCAGTTTTCTTCGTTTCTGATTCAGTCTTAAGTTTATTTACCATTCCAACTTGCTTAATATGTATTTGTTTTTCTTCTCTTTCGTCGTCCTTAACGGCTTGAGCAACTTGATTAATCGTCACTGTGTTTTTCATTTCTTTTATTACGTCTACGCTTTGCACTGTGTTAAAGTGTGAGCTAGGTAGTACGAATAAAAGAGAGAGTAATAATCTCTCTAGCATCATAACCTCCTGATTTTAAATATAGCCCCACTTGTTACAGTGAGGCTATTGTATTTTTATTTACTTATCATTGCCTTTCTACTTCAAACCATATCCCCATACTACTATCATTTCTAATTTTCATTGCATGATTAAAAGCAGAAGTATGATTTTCAAATACTAGATGATTATTGTTACTGTCAACAGCATAACTACTCATTTTTCTACCTACATTAATTTTTACTTTATACAAAATATCATAACTCTCTTTAATGCTTACAGCATCCCTTTACTTCTTCAACTTTTACTTGTCCAAGTGGAGTTACAATTACCGTAGCATCAGACAGAGTGAGTTTCTTTTCGGTCAATGTTGTGTACACTCCAGCGTTAAATTTTGCATTTTCTTGATCTGGCGCAACAAGTTTAGCGTCAATAATAATTTCCTTCTGTTTTGTTACTACAATAACCTGATATAGAGTTTCCATTTTTTCATTCTCCCTTAGATTATAATTATTAAATGATGTTTTCAGTACAACATCTCCTGATTGAGTTGTCGTTGTGGTTCCACTAAGGATGTTGCTAATCTTATCACTAGTAATCCAACTACCTGAACTAATCGTAGGGTTTAAGATTGCAAATCCATCATTATGATTATACATATTTTCTCCTATTCTTAATATATTTTTGCTATATATAGTTTGTATAATTTGAGTAACATACTATATATAGATGTCAAATCACGTTAAAATCTGTCTTTTATTCAAACCTATGTATTATTACTTTACTTCTTCAAGTGCTTTTACTTCATCATTCAATTCATCAAGAACGCCAACCATCATTTCTACATGATTTTTCGTAAAGTCAGTGACCTTTTTACCTTTACCAAGTCCATTTTCAATAATTTCAGTAACAACATCGCCCTTATTATTTGAATGAAGAAGTTTACCAGCAGCAATAATTTCGGCTTTGAGTTTTTCGAAATCCAAAACTTCTGATTTTAGTGTTTCTTTTTGCTCATTGTAAGATACTGCTTTAATCCCCTCTACTTCTTCTTGACGCTCAATGGCTTTAATAATTGCTTCCTCAAGAGCTTCTGCTGTAAATTCTTGTAGTCCAGTTTGGATGTAATCAAAACGACTACGAGCAAAGAATTTATCGGTCTCGGCAAGGAAAGCAGACGACTTAATGACTTGATTCTTTTCGTCTGTACCATTAGAACGAACATGAACAACAATATCACTATTATCGATGATTGGTGCCAGTGCTCTCTTATCTCCTTTAGGCCATACTTTACCTTCCTTATCTTCTGTCTGGTGGGCAATGAACACAACCGTAAATCCTGCACCGATCAACTTGTCGATTTCTTCCCAGTATGCAGTTTCATATTCCTTCCATAGACCAAATCCATCTCGACCAGAAGCAATCGTATCAGAATCATATTTGTCGCAAATGAATTTAGAGCAATAACGTGCAGATGCTTCAACCTCATCAAAAATAATTGTCTGATAAAACTCTTTTGCTTTCTCTACTGTTGATTTATGTGTAAGCTGCTTATTAACTTTTTTAAAATCAGACCAGTTATTGATAGCAGCGAATGGTACACCAGCAATAGCATTTAAACCTTTTTCAAAGCCAAGATAGTACGGTTTCTTAAAACGTGTTGCTTGCTTTGTCTTACCTAAGTTATTGCTTCCGTAAATCGTAATGATTTTTCCCTCAAGACCTTTTGCTACCTTGGAAACAACCGGATTAAAAATATCTAGTGACATATTTATAAAATCTCTCCTTGTTCAGTGATTTTTGTGTGGGTAGTCATATACCAAATGACTACCCAATATTAGAATTTTAGTTATTACATTATTTTTTACTTATTAAAAAGGCAAATCGTCGTCCGAGATATCAATTGGCTTTCCTGCTCCGAACGTATTTTCATCAGGCGCAAACGGATCTTTCTTTGTGTTTGCACTAGAGAAGGGGTCATTATTATTGTTTCCACTGCCACCATTCCGCTGCTCTTTTGCCTTCTTCTTGTCTCTCATGCCTTGAATGTAAACTTCTTCACGATACTTTAGGGCTTTTTTAACCAGTTCTACATCAAAAGCATTTTTATCGTCTTCATCAAGGGGAACAGATCCACCTTCTACGAGGTATTCACGAACTGTTTTGCGGTCAATCTTTTCTTGTGGTTCTCCAAAACCCACTTCAACTAGACGTTTTGTTACAATAGTTTGATTGACAATTTTGCCATGAACCGATACCGTCAACCCTTTCTCATAATTATTTGTAACGTAATTAACTGCGTGAGGATTAGCCACAACCACTTCAAAAGGAATTACCGATCCATTGTACATAGGAATGTAGCCTTTGATGATTGCCCGACCTGTTTCTTCTCCATCTTTTGTTTCCTCTTTAACATTTGCCACCATCATATCTAGCGAAAAAGTAGCTTGAGGATTAAATTCTTCATTATCTTTTACTCGATTAATAAAATTGGAGTTGATTTTTGGATAAGATTTCAGTTTGTCGTCTTGTCCAATGTATTCATTGAGATCAACCTTGCCTTGAGTAACACGAACTCTGTCTCCCTCTTTTAGCTCTTCTTGAATTGTTTTGATTCCTTTGTAAATGGAATTAATATCTGTAGTGCCTTTTTTTAGTTTAAAGGAAAACACATTGATTGTATGGATAGAGTTTTCATCAACTTGAATATCAACCTCACCCTTAATCAGTTCCCGTCCATCTGGCATAGGCAGTTTATCTTCTTCAATACGAACTTCTTTTACGATACCTTCAATATGTACAACATTTTGCGCCTCTTGCAAAGTTTTTTCATTAGTCATTATTAATTTATCTCTCCTATAATATGTATTATTTTAGTTTTTAAAAGATTATATTTTAGTTTTATCAGCGCGTTTATTGTTTAGGTGGACTTCGCATTGAACAAGTATCTATGCCCTCACATCCTTTCAAAATCCAAATTTATTGAATCCTTCTTTTATAACTTCATTATCTTCCTCGAATGGTGAACCAGTTATCGTTCGTGGCTCCAAATCTTCTTTTGAGTATTTTTCAGACTCTAAGACACTCCCACCTGTAACAACTAATTCTTTTATTGATGTGCCAACAACAACTCGCTGTCCTTCATCATTTGTTGTTATTGGCACATAATGCCGTATGTTTCCATACACCTTGATTAACGAACCAAAGTGAATTTTATTGCTCAAATAATCAATTAATTCAGTGTTATCGCCTGATTTATAAACGATAAAGTTGTAAGGAATTGCTCTAAAGCCACTCGACTCTTTAATAACTATTTTTCCAAATAAACTATATTTATTTTTATCTATTTGCTCAAAACCCACAAAAATAACTTCCTGGCTAAAATAAGCCGATATAAAATATTTTTTATCGTCAAAGTTGATTGGATCGTAAGAATAAATACTTTTGATAGTAAACTTTTCTTGTATTTCTCCATTATAATCTTCAATCTTCGTTGTACCTCTGATCAGTATGGTGTCTCCATCATTTAAATTACTGTTTAGATAGGTGATTGCGTCATAACTCATCTGCACTAAATCAGATGGTTCATCATTGATATTTATCTTTATCATATTCGGAATCTTATATTTCTTAGTAATGAATTTATTTAATTCGTTCCAATCAACCATTATGTATTTATTATCTTCTCTATTACCATATGCTTCATATACTTTAACCCTTGATGTTTTCATACCCATCAATTCCACATATACAAAGGCGTTATGGCTTACCTTTATTCCGAATTGTAGTCTTTTCCATTGGCAATCTTCCTTCTCTCCTTCTGTTACGGATTTCGTACTGGACAATCCAGTTACAATTCCTATTGCTTCGAAGTAACCGTATGTCGGCTGAAGTTCCATCAACTCACTACCTTAATAAATTTATCTAAAGTCTTCCGCAGGAACCCAAGCTTCATACCCATTATCGAATTCAACTCTCAAGTCCTGCTCGTAGCAGCCATTAAACAAATCTGATTTCTCGTCGATTACAACCCCACAATCACCATACTCGATTTCACCCTCACTATCATAACTATGTGAGAACAATTCTACTCTGTCTCCTACTTCATAAAATAATCCCTTCAATGTACTACCTCCTAAATATTAATCGTTTATGTAATCGTGCAACTTCACACGTTATTTTAGTACTTCCTCGCTTCAATATCTTTATAAAAGTATTCTTTCAATTAATTATTATTTATTTTTATCTTATAAAGTAATTCTATATATTAACGCCTCTAGAAAGCGATACATATTATCTTTAATCTCAGAATAACATACAATATATTAATTATCAATACTTATTTTTACTTTATAAGTTTAAGCCGAACTCTTTAGTCCGGCCATTATACATACAGTAAGCATTCCATGTACCAGATGTCAAAATTAGACTTACTATGTATGTTGTACAAGTGTGCAGGATCGTGCTGTAAAAGAGATATCTTTTTATGATTCAAAGGTTCCTGGAATAATTGCTGCAAAGCATTCTTTTTATCCTTCTTGAAAAATGAAACAAATTCATCGCTGGAATTAAACCTATTTTCTTTTAATCGTTTTTTTCTTAAAGAGAAGGTATGTAATTCAATCTCTCTTCTATTTTTACTTTTACATTTATCAATAAATCTGGCTTGTTTCTCTTCGTCCCCTTCTGTTACAAATTCAAACATCTCCCAAAATCCAGTGGCGTTTTTGTTGATTTTTAGTGCTTCGCAATAATCTGATTTCATTTGCTTCTCTCCATTTTCTGTTTTCATATTTTTGTAGTACTTATCACCTATTTCTTATTTACTAGTTTATAATTTCACCCATTTTTATGCAATAAAGTTAAGTTTGGGACGAATATTTGTTGACAATTACCCATAACTCGTCTTTAAAGTAAATAAATGTCGATTAGTGTCATAAATAAAGTCGAATGAAGGACTATTGTTCTATTTATGTAATATATATCACCAATATATAATAAATCATCTTTTTATTTGTCCTTATTCTTGTCAAACTTTTTTCTTGAATAGTCGCTCAAGATAATCCTTTACGGCTTGCACTCTCTTTTCGGCAACAGTAATTGTCCGCTTGGTTTGGTTCTTCGACTCATATATTAATAAATCATATTTATGATCATAATCAGGTTTTTTATTTAAATTTGCTAAAATCCCTCTGTCAATCTTCACCATTCCTTCTTCTTTTTCTAGCAAAGCATACTCTTTATCAACGGATGTGCAGTTTCTAAATCTTCCCCTACTAGTGTAATATACCTTAAAAGATTTTTCTTTTTTTGTTGATTCTGTATTTATGTAGTCTATTTCGTCTAAACTTATCCATTCAGCTTCATCACTCATTTTCTCTCCATCCCACTTACAAACTATGAATGACTTCATGTTGACTCCCACTCTCCTTTAAAAAATATGTGCATATACCAATAAAATATGTATATGCACATACCGTTTTTATTTCATATCTTCCGGTACATCTTCTCCGTGGAGGATGGTCCAGCTTGCTGTTGCGGTTTGAACTACTGCAAAAACAGTCAAAACTGTTCCAAGAATACTCATAATTTTATACTTACTCTTCATTAACTATCACCTCCTTTGCTGGAATATGGATCAAAGTCAAAGCCTGCATAAACATTGCCAATGTTACAGTTGGATTCTTTAGTATTAATGAAAAAATAATCAATATTAAAGAAATTATCTTAAAAATATGGAAATTTTCTTTTCTGATTCTTGTACTATTGTTTATTTTAGAAGGAGAAAATATTAAACATAATAAAAAACTAATAATATTAAAAACAATGGAAAGTGAATCATTTACATATACCGAAATCTCCGTTATTGACAAGATTAAAAGTGTTGACGCAACAATACAAATATCAGCATTTTTCAAGTGGAATCCACCTGAAAATTGACGCAAGATTGAAAATGACAATAAACATATTAAACATTTTATGAGAGTATCAGAATATAGACCATATCCAAATATTAATAACAATGGAAGCAGATTAGTAATAATTAACTTGATCGAATATCTAGTTTTTTGATATGATGGCATTTCATCTTTGTAATTATTAGTTAGCCATCGAGCAATAAATTCAGAAAAATAATTAATCAATATCATCCCTCATTTGTTTTTTGGTTTCAAGAACATAAATATTAAAAATACATAATATCCAAAACAGAATTTCTACTATTATATTATTAAACCTTGAAATATTGAGAAACATTATTACAACCACTATAGAAGAAAGTATCAAAATTGTGTTTACTTTTGTGAATTTAATTTTATATGAATAATCATAAGGGAGAGTAGTAAAGTATAATCTTTTTCTTCTCATCAAAACACTTGATAATATCATAATTGATCCACTAATAATTTGAAGTAAACATCTTAAAAAATCGTTCTCTTGAATTTCTGAAATATTTGTATGTATAACCATAGTTGTAATAAGCACCAATACCAATTGAATTATCGCCTGTGAAACAAATCCTATTATTGTTAATCTAATAGATGAAAATACTGAAATTCTAAAATAAAATAATAACGATAAAAATAATAATATTAAACTGAACACAGATGTATAATTTTGAAAGTTATCGTGTTGGCTCAAAAAATAATTGCCAGTTGATATAATAAACGCCGTAAGGAATATTTCTTTCCAATAACTTTTTAAATCAACTTTGAATGATCCAAAAGCAAATGTCAGAATTGAAACACCATCAATCATTGAAAACAGTATGTATACCAAAGCACTTCCCATTACCCTTCCCCCGTTCGATTTATAAAGTAAATATAATTAACTTATGAATTAATAATACCACAATATTCTAGCATGTCAACACTAAAATTCAAAAAAAAAGAAACGGGCTATTCTCCCGTTTCTTCGTCACCAATTAGTGGGTATAAAGATTCAATAGTTTCAATGTTTAGGAAGTCTGTTGTTAAGCGATTTACTCCTTTATAATCAATGTCAAACTTTCTACATACTTTCATTAGCTCTGTGCGTTCAAACTTGCCACTCTCACGATAAAGCTCATTTGCGTACTTCAACATACCCGATTTTCTGATATTAATTGGTGTTAAGTATGGGTAATCGAACCATTTGGCTATTTTTTTTATTCGTCTTGAGACCAAGTTCGGTGGAGCATTATCTATATATTTTACATTTAATGCAACTGGTCTAAATACATAAGGAGACTCAATTAACTCTGCATCTCTAGCTTTAATAAAAACACTTTCGTTTCCGTTTGACTTATAATACACGGTTTGATGTGCAGCACTATATAGTAAGTTCATTAATTTTTGACTTATTTCTATTTCCCTTGTTTCCAGTGGCCCTTCTGCTGGTTTATTGCGAAGCGTAATATAACCATTTCCCCGGTCTACATCTTTCTCTAAGATATTTAATATTTCTGAGTATGCTCTTCCCATTATCCCCTCGAATAAACACTGTATCAATGCAGAGTCTTGGGGATTGACAATGCGCCCAATAAACGAATTAATTTCTTCATCCGAAAACAAATATTTATTACTTGTATCCACATAACTTTGTATTAATTCATCAGTTAGAGCTGCATCTAAAGGATTTATATTGTCAGCCCTAAGGTCTTCTTTAATTGCCCATCTTATATATCTTCTAATTGTTAGTATCTGTGATTTACTTGACAAAAAAGTTGTTGGTGAAAGTAATTTCATTAACTGCCCAATTTCATACAAATTAAAATTAAATAAATCTTTGTTTAATTGCTCTTCTAAATAAGAGGCTCTTTTCAATACCCTAGAATAAGTATTGTATGTAGATTCCTCTAATCCCTTTAGATATCGATCTTTCTGGGGTTTATTAAAAAATTTATCTTCATATATTTTATTCATTTTTTCTCCCCGCTTTCAACAAGAGCGTTGAAATATTTTAATACCTTTTTTCTTAAGGCTGATGAATTAATACCTCTTTTAGTATCACTAAGCAATCCATTTAGCTCTTCATCTTTTAAATTTAAGTTTTCAACATAGTTCTTTAATTCTTTTAATTCAATATTGTTGTCTTGAAAATACTTGGCAATTACAGTATATCCAATAAACATCAAAGGATGATTAATATTTGTGTCTTTGTATTTTTGAGGGCTTAATAAAAACTGGTCAACAAAACTTCCCGTCAGATAATCATAAAATTTAATCAGATATGTCGCCACTTCTCTTGCTTCAAGATTACTTTTTGGCTTAAATACATTTTCAATAGCATAAGACATTATATCAAATGTTGTAAGTTGCCCTGCAATTTCTGAAATTTTTGGCGATGATGCAATTTTTCCTTTTAGGTCTGACTTTTGTTGAAGTTCCTGTACAACAATGTCTTCTTTTCCTTCTGAAATCAATTCTTTTCTTCTTTGTTCCGGCACAACATTTATCGTATTTATTTGACCAAAAAATCTTTTTGCTGTTTCATCATTATAAACCCTAATCGACAAACCCATCATTTGAGGAAGTTCTGAATTAATTGATATAGCTCTAATCCCACCTTGAAGTCGATGAAATCCATCAAGAATCGAAATTATCACATTTTCATTTATTATAAGTGTTTTCGCTTCCTCATTATATTCTACTGGATTATCACTATCTGAATATATATTTAATGTTATGGTATCGTCCAAATAATTTTCTTTTAACATCTCTCTGGAAATGTCTTCAACACTTGATGGATTAATATCTGGTACCTGTACAATCCCATCTCTTCCTGCTATATATTTTGCGCTTCGTTGAGTTTCGAATTTATAAATAATTAATTGTGAATGAAACATTTGCACTAAATAAGACATCTCAACCTTGGTCAAGTAACTATTCTGTGTCACTCTTATTACATCATTAAATGCAATTGGCAAATATATTCGGTTTTCTTTTGTGTAAAGTGATCTAGCGTGTTTTTTAGATGTTTCAATCTCATTCTCAGTAAACCACTCCTTAGGATCTACATCCTTATAACCTGTAATTTGGTAAATTCCATCTGTTAATAAACAAAGAACAGGAGACTCAATTAAAGATACTTGTTGTATACCTTTAACGATATCTTCAAATGTTCCCAGTGGAATTCCATACTCCAAAAGATAACTACTTATATTGAATATTTTCTTTCTCGATTTTTTTACTTCCCTTATTCTTTCTTGAATATGCAATTCAAGTTCTTCCCGATCTTTTAACATATTTTCACTCCTTCTTTATTTAAATTATAACACAAAAATAAACTATGTTATAATTTAAATGATTTTTCCCTTAAATATAGTTAACAAATTTTTTTGATTTAAACTTGTGTAAATTATTTTTTGACTAATATCTATCAAGGTATGTCTGTCCATATTTCTAATATTATCAACTATTTTTTGTCTATATATTTTAAAGCATTGATCGCAATATATTTCACTTTCATCATTTGGTGTGAATTGCCTAAAACAATTGTGTTCAGCACACACTTTATCTTTAACACTCACAGATGTCCCATATGGCCTGTATCCAGCTTTCTTCATTGCTTCTGTCCAAGACACCCCTAATGTACTTAAAGCGTCTCTAGATGGCTTTAATTTGTTCTGCTTGTATTCATCGCTAGTTGGTATGTACCCAAGTTGTTTAATTGTATTTTTCAACTCTCTAACAGCATCATCCACTGACAAGTACTTACTATTCGCTAATTTAACATTTGCTACTTTGGCTATTTCATCCCAACCATAATGCTTGCTAATATAGTCACTGCTGGGAGTTAAACTTGGCTTATAATTATCATATAATGTCTTTGATACTTCTCCGCGTTCAAGGTTTATGATCTTAAAGTTACTTATTGCTTTAATCCTATTCTCCTTTTTTAAAAACTCATCTTTGTTGTCTATCTCGCACAAATTTAACAACTCGGAGAACTCAATATTTAAGTTCTTTTTTAGTATTTCCCAACTTGGCAAATCTCCTCTATGCTTATCATAAAGCATTGTTGTTAAATATCCACCAGCTTGATTTGCAGCATATTGTATTTTCTTTATTACTACTTTGTCTAACTTCATGACTGCTCCTCTTCATTATTAGAATAGTAATAAGCCTTACCTTTATTAGTATTAATCATTCCCAATTGTTCCTGAAGATAAACTTTCGATTTACACTTAGTACAGATAGTTTCAGGCATCTTATAGATCAAATCGGTTGTATATTGTGTACTACATTTTTTACATTCGACTCTTGCAACAATCTGTTTTACTTCATATGCTTCTAATAATTCTTTACTCTCTAGTATCTCTTTTGGTTGGATAACTTCTAGTTGTCTACGTTGTTCTGAATATACATTATGTACTTTATAGTCAGCTACGCAGTTTGGATTTAGTCCAAAATGCTCATCCCCAACATAGGTCACAAACCTAGTTCCAATTTTAAAACAATCAATCCACTCTTTTATCTGTACAAGAGATAGGTTTACCGTACCTTTAATACCACTATTAAGTGTGTAAGTCATTGTATATAATGTATCCACTTCAATCAATTTATCACCTCCAATTCTCACATTACTATAATTACAATAAATTGCAAGACTTTTTCGTGCTCCAGATTCTAGTTGTTAAAAGACAAAAAGACCCCACATATTATTTTCAATATGTATAGGATCTTTAATCTAATAATTTATTGCTATGCAGTTGTTGTGAAATGCCAATTTTATATATTTTTAAATTGCATTACCGAGTCCACGAATTTCATTTAATTCCTGTATAGTGTATCGCTTTCCCTCAATACCAAGATAATATTCTTCATCCTTTATTACCTTAGCTTCTTCATAATCCTCGATGGCGTATTTCTTCACTTCATCAATAAAAATGCTTAATTTATAAACCAATACTCGATTTTTTTCAATATCTACTATATCAACTTCATCCCTTATGTGTGATTCATCATGAATTCTAAAACTTAATTTACGTTCAAAGTATTGGAATCTATCATTTACTAATTCTAAAACTATTTCCTTTGAGTTGTTACTGTAGATATTACTTATTTTTAACAAATTCTTCATATTAAGCACTGCTTTGGGCTTGCTATCTAATAGCAAATGACCAAAATAATCAACAATTTTTTTGAATGGGCAGCTAATCCATATGCCACCTGCATACACATTTAAACTCATAATGAATTCTTCGGCATCGTAATTAATGTCTTCAACGTCTAGTTCTAGTGTTTGTAGCATTGAAACAATCTCTGGTTCAATCCGTTTTATAAAACTTTTCTCATGAATGAATTCTATTGTGCTAAAATCTATGTACCCTGTTTCTTTTAATTGCTTTATCACAGTATCCTTTTTATTTCTATCAAGCCATCTAATTATATTTTTAGTTGCTACAAATTTGCTATTTTTATGAGTAGTCTCAAACTGATTCATTTCCTCAACAAACCCATGATATCTTTTGAACATTTTCCCAATCACTTCGAATGTCGAATCGTTATATTTAAGATTTAGAAACCCTTCATATTTTTCTTTTATTTGATCTCTTAATTGTAAATATGGTATCCGAATTGAATTTGGTATTAAAATATCATAACTGTCTAATTTCCTTTCCCATGTTTCAATAATATTATCTATTCCATTAAAATGTTTATTAACATCTCCCATACGTTTAACTTTCCTGGCTTCTGAAACTAGTTGAGAACGTGTCTTGCCATATTGAAGACCCTCAAAATCAACAAACTCATTAATGCAATCACTACCAACATTCAAAGTAATTCCATTCACCTTATTTTTAATATAATGAATAAGTCTGTTGGGAGTACCACACAATGCACAACGGATACGTTTATCTCCTAAATCTTCAACAGGATAAAGTAGATCCTCGTTCCCTTTCCATTCTTCACCAGCTTGTTTGATAATAAAAGGTGCTACATTAATAAAATCGCTGTGATATTCATCCCCAACGTCACTTGCAATAAGTTTCGTATTCTTTTTCAGTAGTTGGAAAAGCCAAGGAAATTCTTGAGTAACAGCACTATTGAGCAACAAATTTCGTTGTTTCTTACTGATCTTTAATTCACTCAAAAAAAAGTCCTCCTAAACAAAATAAGAATATATGTTTGTAAGAATATTTTACCATAACTAACTCAATAGTACAAACCAATTACCCATTTTTTGTGATTCGAAATACTCATAAAAACGATATTTCAATCAAAATTCTACTCGTTTTCTTGCTACAAAATGTTCTACTTTATTAATTTTATCTAGAGTTATTCTACCTGTAACTCCCTGTAACCACTCGCCTGTTCCACTCCAGTTTGAATTAATATTTCTATTCAAATCAAATATTCTTTCCCAACTTTCTTCTTTGGTTATGCTTAGTTCTCCTCTGTAAAACGCTTCGTATTCATCTTCACTATCTGCGTTAAACGAATCGTTTAATACCATATGCCAGTTCTCAAAATCCGAAATAAGAACATCTTTTTCGTCTAATTCAACAGTTAACCTTACACATTTGGTCCCACTCTCAAAATGACTTGTAGACCTCATATCTGGCTTTTTGAGCCACAACCACACTGGGTACTCTCCATTGTATTCAGGAAGTCTCAAAGCCATCTGCTGCATCATCCATTTATATTCTTCTGGATATAGAGCATACTCTTCTGAACCTTCAATATACCCCAATTTTTTGAATTCATTCCAAACTTCTTCGGTTTTAAGTGTCCAATATTTTGTCATCTATGCATATTCCTTCGAAATGTTGTTTTTATTATAATCCCAGTTTTTCAAATCTTTCTTCCGCCTCAGTTTTAGGTTTAATTGGTACACCTCTAGAAGTATCCCATCCAAGCGTAAACACCGTACTTTGATGTCTCTCAACGGGATGCCCGTAGTCAGTTGTGTGAATATTTAAAAGTACCCACCCTGCTTATAGGAAAAGATTAATTTTTTCTGTATTATTGTCTTGATAAATCTCTATATACTTTTCTAAATTTATACGAACAATTTCTTTGTCATACATTATTATCATTCCTCTCTATCAAATCATCGCTTTATGATTTTTCTTTGTTCTTTTTTAACATCATAGCCAATGCTCTGTTCCGATACTTTTTTCTATAACAATTGTATGACCATCAATAAAAGTCAATTTTCCTGTCATTAGAACAAAATTATCAACTTTTTCAGGATTGACTCTATAGCGTCCTAAGTCCACATAATTTTGATTCTTCGCAATTTCCTCCATGTCATAATCCTTAAGTGGATAAAAAGTTTCTCCTTTGGCTGTATGGATTATTACGTCTCTATTGATTTCTGGTTTGTCGTTCATGGCTCCAATCTTCCTTTCTTTTAAAACCGTTATTTCAAAGATATTTTATCGATCTTAGCCTTACACTCCAGCCATGTTTCAAGCAGCCAATCCTCTACCTCTCGACCTCTATATGCCTTAATATCCTTCTCGCCACTCTTTGAAAATATAATTGTTCCGTCACCAACAAAGGTGGAAGCCCATCCATTATAGGGAAAGTTCTTGATTACATGATAATTAATTTCTTCATTGGTGATTAAATCTCGCTTCGCAATAATATCATTGAAATCACTCATCTTAATATCAACTCCTTATAAAATAGTCCTTTTACAAATTCAATTGAAGCAGTGTGTTCAAAACGAGTTTATCAGGTCTCAGATAATTCTTATAGTATTCATGATTACTTTTCTTGATTTCCATTAATAGTTCTTTATCTTTGTAAAGTTTCCTCACTTGTTCTACACACTCTAAAGGGTTGTTAAACTCTAGATAATGCTGATTATTATAAAAACTTGGAACATAATAATATAACTTCTCTGCAACAATTGCTTTGCTGGCAGCAACATATTCAGCAAGCTTCCAGCCGTTAGATTTATGAAGTCCGATAGTTGATATGCATATATCGGAATCTCTAACTAGTCTTATATAATTTTCTTTTTTTGTAGCTGAATCATCTAATACACAATCTGAATATAGTTCTAAGGCTTCTTTTCGTGTTGAAAATCCACCAGTAAAGTCTTCACCAAACTCCTTGCGTAGCATCCGAATACATGTGGCTCTTGTATCATTAATATGTCTGAATTCGTCTTGTTCTAAGCCTGGAGCTTCATCGATTCCCCACGTTCTAGCCATAAATAGAATCCTTGGCTTATTAATTGGCTCCTTTGGATCATGTTCGAATCTATCTACATAAAACTGTTGATGATAATTCTTGCCCATTGCCTCTTTTATGCACCAATTCATACGTTCGCTAAAATTTTTATATGTTTTATCCATAATATTGTTCTTGGTTGTTACAAAATAATTTAATCCAAGTGGACGAACTTTCTTAGCAAAGTCATAATGTGAGTGTTCATTTTCATTAAAACTTCTTTTAAAAACAAAATTGGAACGCTCAATAACTTTTTGAACTCTATCTAAATCAAAATGATAACCGTCTGCCATATCATAAGCAATTCTTATGCTCCCATTAACTACAACTTCTATAATAGACAAAATACAAGAGTCAGATATCTCAACATCGAGATTTATTAACCTCTGATCAGCAAGCATTTTGTAACCTGTAATAATTTGATGTAAGTGACCTTCTGTTCGTCTAGGATGTGGAGTGTATAATCTGCAACTGTACTTTGTCATATACTTGCTCCTTTTTTTAATAGATTCAAATGTTTACCACACAATTATATCCTAATTTATGTATAAACACAGATTGTTTTTACAGGATTATTATATCAAAAATCAATATTATTATCTATTTATTTTTACTCTATAAATGAAAAACTGCCTTATTTTATTGGCAGTCCGTTTTCATCGTATTTAATTTTATAGACCCAGTTTAAATGAGTGTCATAAATACGATAGTTGTTCACTAAAAAACTAGAAAGTTGAAATGGATCATCTACAGACAGACATGTTCGTTCCCATCGTTCAACATTCGTTTCTTCGTTATATTCAATCAAATGTTCTAGTACAAATCTTTTCATATTGTCACCTACTGCAATAATTATCCTTTTTAATTTTATAAAATCTGTTATTATAGTTCTATATGCATAATTGTACAGCAAATACTCCCTTTGATTGTCATGGGGAGTGTTTCGTATGCCCAAAAAATGAAACGTTTAGCGTTTCACCTATAATATACATCTATGTATAATCCATGTCAATACTCGTTTTGGAGGAGAAATAATGTCATCAGTCGAAATATTACTAAACGACATACTTGATCGAAAAGACATCTCAAGACGAGAATTATCTCGTAGAACAAAGATTAGACAAAGTACAATCAATGAAATGTGCAATAATACAATAAAAAGACTTCCATTAGAAAATATAGCCTTAATATGTGATGAACTTGAGATTGAAATCCACGAACTATTACGTTTGAAAAAAATAGATTCAAACGTTAAAACTCCAGATTAAATATTCTGGAGTTTATTTTTTGGATTTTATGTACGTTTCTTCTGTTATCTAAAATTTGTTCTGTTGCTATAATATTTTTTATTCCCTAACATGCTAATCATCCACGCTTTTTCTAATTCATCATGATACTCTTCAGGTATATGTGTCAACTTCCTATTACCAATTAGTTCTGTATCTTTACTTAGGGTGAATATTTGTTCGAATTGAATAATACTATCACGTTGAAAGCCAACATCTTCTGCTGAGATATGTACCTGTGTCGGTAATTTGTTTTTAGTTTTGCTACTTGTAATAGGAGCTACAATAACCACAGGAGATCTTTGATTTCCAACATCATTGCTAATGACAAGGACTGGTCTTTTTCCACCTTGAACATGTCCATTTGATTCTCCTAAATCTGCAAACCACACATCATATTGTTTAACATCTTTTAATTTATTTTTATTTTCATAAGTTAGTGTACTCATATTATTGCCTCCTAAAACATGTCTTATATGTACTGTAGCTACTACTTTATGTTTCATTCTTCCCTCTTATGTATTTAATTATACTTATCTTTTAAATTATCTCAAGGGAACATTTGTTCTAAATAATATTTAAATTTTGATATGTCAACCCCATTTCACAGGCTACGAATTTTCTTCCAGAATGTGAGAATAGTCTATTGACTTTTTGGATATATATGTTATTAAGACAAATTTAGGGGGGATTGATATGACAACTGTGAGGCAGGACGCATGGAGTCAATCAGACGACGATACATTGGCCGAGACAGTGATTAGCCACATAAGTAATGGTAGAACCCAGTTGGAAGCCTTTGATCAGGTAGCAAGTCAATTAAATCGCACTCAAGCTGCTTGTGGCTTTCGCTGGAATAGCGCTTTGCGGAAAAATTACACAGTAGAGATTCAACAGGCCAAAGAGCAGAGACTAAATTCTAAGCCAAACAATCGGCAAACAAAGAGGATAGACAAGTCGGAAATTAACATTGACAATGTTATCGATTTCTTAGTATCAATTAAACAAATTATAAATGATGTGAAACAAGAAAACTTATCTTTACGAAGTAAAATTGACGATTTGAACAGTCAATTACAAAATAATCATCTTGAGATACCAATGGATGAGGTCAGAGACTTCGCTAGGATGCTTCAGAAAGTGGTACAAATGCAAGAAAACGACAAAGAGATGCCAACGGGTTAATTCCCGGAAGCATCTCTTTTCTTCGTGAAATTCGTCTTTTATTGAAATTAACCAAACGGATTGAGAATCTTTGTTCTTCCATCATCTTCATATTTCTCCCAAGCTTCAGAAGCCCAGTCCATTATATCACTGGTGAAAATTGAATCACTGGCAGCACTTTCGCCAACACCGCCGTTTCCTTTGTCAAAGGTGCTCCATCTAGTTACATATTCAAGATGCGAAACTGCACCAGCACCAGCACCTTGGATAAGTTCAAAGTGAGCATTTGTTTTTAGAATAAGGACATAGTCCTGTGAATCGTCTACGGCACTTAAGGTTCCCTTTAATTGATCTAGTGTTGGCTTCATAAAATGCCTCCCATATTTACATATGTACTCCAATAGGATACCACATAATATTAATGTATTGATTACAGCAGAGTAATTATTGATAACTTCTTTTTGCAATCTCAAATAAGATAGGCTCTGTCATCATATGGATAGGATATGTTGATTGTAACTCCTTGTAACTCTCCCACAAAGTCCGAACTCTTGCTTCCATAGGTAAATATCCTTGTTTTCTCCATTCGACAATCTCATCAAAACACGTTTTCAAATCATCGTCGGATAATTTTGAAATCATTTCTTCTAACATACATACTCTCCTTTTGTATGACATGAAATCTACATTTCATCTAGTTACCAGAATACACATTCTTTGTGATTGGATAATAATAAATCTCAATATCTTCGTGAATGAAGCCTCTTCTTTGAGCAGCCAAAAGAGTTTCATACATGTTTGCTCTTCCTACGGGATTGTCTGTATGTAAATATATCTTATCAACTTTTAATCCATACTCACAAAAATATTTAACTAAATCATAGCCATTTGGTAACTCATGTCCATGTTCATCTTCGCCTAGATCATGATCCAGAGTCAAAATATTAACATCTTGAGATTCAATAATGGCTATTGCCTCTTCATATGTACGAGCAAGTATAAACCCTTCAGGACAATCACGAAGATCGTCTACATACAGGTTAATTTGCTGTGGCATGTGCTCACTCCTCTCAGTAAAACTTGCATTTGATTAAGAATTCAATCTTAAAAGAGTTTCTTGATAATTGTGCTCCAAGTTAGTCCAGAAGCTCTTAGGAATTTGAAAAACTTGCTGCAGTAGTGAAGATACTTTTTCGTCATCATATCTTATCTTGCTAGTGTTTAGCGCATCATAATATTCTTCACTGACTCCAGTTTCCTTAATAAACTTCTCTTTAGTCCACTCTCTGTCTTCAAGCACTTCTTTAAAGGTTTCACATGGAGGAACAGCAATTGGTGCTTGATATTCATTCATAACTCATCACTCCTTTTGATTTGATAAAACATGTCATTTACTTATTAATCAGATTAAATTTTTCATAGTATAAATGTATCCGTAAACTCGGTACTGTTCAATGACATGTTGAGTTGTGCCATTATCAGTGAAACACCTTACATCTAATCCTCTCTCCTGAGCTTCCGCAACTGCATTTGTCAATGCGGTATCATCAAAAACATTAGAATGTACATTAAACTCTTTAGTTGTATTATTGACCACAACAAACGTAAAACCATTTGAGTTATTTTTCATTATAATCTCTCCTTTTTTATGAAAGAACCACTTCAAAGTGATCTAAGTACCCATCAATTCATTCAAGCATTCTATAATATCAATACTTCTGTATTATAAGTTAGTTCCCAAAATTGCTCCAAGGCTGCGCTCATGGCTCTCCATCGAGTTGTGGCCTCTTCCTCTATAGTTCCAACTTCTCCGTTAATTGTACGGTATTCTAACGTGTGTTTGACCATTTCTACCTCATCCCTCTCTTCCTGATTCGGTATAATTTTGCCTAATAGCACCTTGAATAATTTGCTCTATATCATCTGAAGTGCCTTCACTATTAGATAGTCTATCAACGACAAGAAGAAAGCATTCCTCCCACATAATCAAATAGCCATTTTATCCAGCTTCCTGGATATCAATAAGCATCTGTCTAACTTTGTCTAAGTGTTCTTCACTCATAATTCTGCCTCCAGTATTAAGCATCAGGAAATATCTTAATTTTTGTTCTCTGTCTAAATTGTGAGTCTCAGCAACATTAACAGTGTATCTTTTAAAATGGAGTTGATCTTTTGGAGACAAATCCTTAAAGTAAAATCCTTTGTACTTGAATCTACTTTCATAGAAATCCAAGATCGATTTATATCTCTGCTTTCCATCAAGTATCTCGTAAGCATATTTAAAACCATTTTTCTCCCACTCATCATCGGAGAGGTGAATAAAAGCAAACTTACCAATATCCACATTATTATAAATTGCATCAATTAATTTAATCTTATCGGTTTCTTCCCAAACATATTCACGTTGATACTCTGGATCAAAATCCACTCCGAAATAATAAGCTTTGTGAAACAAAGATTCTAATCCTGTTTGCGAATAATTAAGCCTAATATCATCATTTTTCACAAATGATGCTCTATTATCGTTCAGTTTTTTGACATCCATCCAATTACAATAGCTCTTTTGGTTTTCATTTCTAATTGGATTTCCGTAATTATTGTTTATTGAAGTGTATCCTATTTCAATGATTTTCCCATTATGAAGAATGTTTAATACTACAACATCTTCTAATGCACCAAGTCCAACGCTTTCTCCAATTTCAAAAGAGTAGGTTGGATCGGGGATAAGAAACAATCTGTCCTCCAAATTCTTTAATTCTCTCATGTGATTATCTTGTTTTAGTCTTTCCTGGTTGGCTTCTGTTTTCTTTTTTGCCATCTATGTATTCCTCCTCAATATATGGACATGAAACAGTCATTTGATCTGTATCAATAATTATCAAACCATTCATTAGCTGCAACCTCAACATCGACAAAACTAGAAAATATCTTTTTATCGCTTCTTGAGTCATAAATAATTCCATTTTTATCTGTTACCTCAAACCAGTAAGAATCTTCCGATTCAGAGGGCAGATGAATTTGTACTTGTATTCCCTTATTCGTTTCTGCTTCATGAAATGCTACTTCTCCATTTAACCAAGCCACTTCTTTAAATATCAACACAATTATCGTCTCCTCACGAAACAGCTATATTAATAAATTATTTTTTTGATTCAAATTCCTGAATTATTTCATCTATTTTTTCATTTTCCTGATATACATACTTTAGAAGTAAATTGCCTGTATTGCCAAATTTGACGAGCTGTCTATCAAATGAGAACTCTTGTCTTTTAAAATCTACATTCTCCACTTTTGAATTTTTTAGAGCATGTTTGATTTGCCATTCTATCGCTTTAGATACATCAATGTCGTTAACTCTAACTTCATTGATTCGATTAAATGAATCCTCGTTTTCGGCTTCGTAATAGTCAATAGTTCCATCCTCAAAAAGTTTAATAATCTTTACCATAAGTTTAACCCCGCCTTATGAAATAGTTATTTTACGATCTCATTCCACTTATTGGAAACTACATAAATATCCAGATTCGATCCATCGAGTTTAATAGTGTGGTTTACAATGTTATGCTCAACGACTTTACTTGAATTAATTATTACATCTCTGTCCGCTCTAATAAAATCACTACTTACAGAATTAAGTACCGCCTGCGCCTCTTCAAGTGTCTGAGGCATATTCAGTTCTCCATATGCAGTGATGTATGTTAGTGATTGATTCTTACTATTTCGAACAGCTAAAATTTCACTGTCTTTTACCCACATTACTTCAATTTCATTTAACTCATTGCGTTTGATTAATCCGAACATAGTCATCATCCTCCGATATTTTATATTATGTATTTCGACAACACCATGAAATAAACCTTTCGTCATATCTTACCCACATCTTAATTATACAATAAAGAATTCTATTTATCAATTATTTATTTTTACTTTATAAATAATAAGCATTACTCTATCCATAATATATGGTGACGCAATACAAAAAAGCGAATGCACTAGGCACTCGCTTTGATTAAGTCACCATATCTCTTAGCGGCTTCCAGAAGGTTAATTTCTTCGCCTGAATTAGTCCTAACAACCAATTGACCATCTTTATTACGCCCACTCTTAAACATATCGATATAAGCCTCCTGTACGTCTATTATAGACTTCTACATAAGACTTTGCTTTGTGAGTCCACTCATATACACGATCCATTAAGATGTAGCACATGGCCATTGTTGAACGTCCTCCTTGTTCAATAGACTCAACAACCTCACTGTTTACTATAACATCGTACGTATTCATTATATTATCTCCTTTGTATTTTTATTTTATAAGTCCTGAATACTTCATATCAGACATGCCTTTGTTTAATCCCGACATAATTGCTTCTCGAATTTCATCACTTGTTAATTTTCTTCGCCAATTTGGATCTGGAACAATGTTTCCTACTAACTTTCTTCTTTTTGATTCGCCCATAAATTCTCCTCACTTAATCAAATTGCTCTTTCATGCTATTTCGTAAATATGGTAACAATAGATTTCCTCAATTTCAGGTTCGTCATATAGATAATCCGCTTGAGAATTTTGCTTCCCGATATATTCACCCCACTTTTCCCATCTCCAACCACCGCTACTTGACTGATTCCTTTTTGTTGTTTTAGAAAGCCCCAAGACAAACTTACGATCATCTATTTCAAGTTCTGGATATTGGTCTAAGACTTGTTGATAGTCGTCGCAAACACCATAATTCCCTTTGCTTTCAACACCTTCATCCGAACATTTATTAAAATAATCCCAGTCGATATTACCATCTTCTGTCTTTCTAATTATCGAAAAACTGTCCCATCTTTCAATGATTTTATCTTCAGAGAACAATTCAATATAGTGATTGAAATTTAGTCCTGTATAATATATCCCCTTGGCGATTCGATGACAAAGCTCATCAGTTCCTTTTACTGAATACTTTCGATATTCTTCATCACTATAATGCTCTTTTAATCTTTCATTACATTCATCAATCAAATATTGTTTAAATTCAATGTCGATTAGCATTATTTATTCATCTCATTTATGTATCTTTATCAAAGACTTATTTCATCAACTCAAGAGCAGCCTTCAGTTGTGCTATATTCTCTTCGATTTTAGTTTTAATTTTCTCAATTGCTTCTTGTCTTGCGAGTTCATCATCCGTATTTTCAAGAACTTGCTGTTTAATTTGCATGAAATCTGAAGACATCAACCAAGTATCTTTAGGGTAATAAATATGACGATGAATTTTTACATCGATTCCATTTAAAAGTGCCAACCAGCAATTGGGAACTTTCTCTTTATCATTTCGACTATATGAGGATTTATCTTTCCATTCGATCATCTTTTTTTCTCCTTCCCACGAAATACTTCTTTCATTACCTATTCCATATGTTATCTTCTTTATCATCATTCCTTAAAATCCCACTCAATAAAGTAATTGTTTTTAATAATCCTTGCTTTTCAACTTCACTTACTCCTGTATGTTCAATATCATAACGAAGCCATTCGACCATTTCACTTGCTCTTTTGATTCTCCTAGCTTTTCTTCTCAAAATTGCTTCTGTTTCAGTCTCAGTCATAGAATGTCCAACCCCTTAAAATAATCCTTTCAAAAACCCCTTACTAATTCAAACCTTTGGCTAAACCATTCATCATTGTTCCATTCATGATTAATATCACACGCAATCATTTGATACCCCTGGATATGGCAACATTTGTCTTGTTTGCGCGGAAAGCATATCTTTGTAAATCGAAACATCGTAATTATCACCCTCTTTATACATGAGTTCACCCGCAAAACTATACACATGCTTTAGGCACTTAACCTTCATATCCTTCAATCTCCTTATAATAAAGTTCTCGTCTTCTATCTAAAGCGTATCTCATCGCTATTGATTCGTTGTGTTTCTTTATATGAATGCGCTTCGCCTATGTCACCCTTCGATACCCAAGTTACATATCAACTAGGAAGGATACAGGTATAAGTATGGATGTTCTCACTAATCACAGGCAATTGAAACTCACCACAATATTTCGGATATGTAATGTAACCATCAATCAGAAAATCAAAATAGTATTTTTCGATAAAATCAAATTTGTCTAGAGAAGGAACAAGAACAAACCACTTCTTTTTATCTATTGATTGAGATTGAACCGATAACTCCATACCCTGGTCAATGTTATATTTTTCATTGTCTATCTCGTCTGTAACAGCCATAGTACATACTATTCGGCATCTATAATCCATATTTTTCCTCTCCTTGTTAAAATATCTATCGTCTATTTAAGACCACCTGACTTGATTTAATTACTTCTGCTATATCATAGTTTTCAACTATATCCTTTAACGTTGAAAAGCATTTGATTACAAACGACTGTCTGTTACCACTGAGTTTAATAACTTGAAATCGCTTTGTATTAAAATTGTTGTAGATAACCATGTGGGGGTTGCCTTTCTTTGTTATGAACACATCGCCTACATTAAGATCAGATTCTTTATTCTCAATTCCCAAGTGTACTTTCATCTTCTCATCTCCTCGTGAAAGAATCCTTTTATCTTATTTTAACAGTCTTGCTCTATATCGCTTGACCATTTCATAAAGTAATGGCTCAGTGATTAAGTGAATCATATAAGTAACCCCGCCATTAATTTCACAAAACCGATCATAGGTGCTTCGAAGAATACCCTCTTGTAATACCCCAGTTTTTCTCCATTCTTCGTTTTCATGGAAGGCCGCTTCAATTTGTTCATCAGTCAATTCGGTCATCATCTGCCCAATAGTTTTCATTTCGTTTGTCTCCTTTTAAAATAATCTTTTCATCGTCCATTAAAATATTCTAAAACTTCATCTAAAGTATCCAAAGGTGTTATGTACTCTGATCCTTCAAACTTAGCCATCCACGGTTTCATAAATTTCAAATCAGCAATGGGTGTTTTGGTAATAATCTTTTTTCTCGTTTTTATTCGATCATTGTATCTTTCATCATTATCTTTAGTCATTGTGTGAGAGAAGTGATAAAGTTTCAAAAGTTCCTCATCAGTGAAATCATCTACAATGCCGTTGATAACTACCACAGATTTGCAGTCATAGATGTTGTATAGTGACTTTGTTTTATCTGTGTTTGATTCTTGCCAAATCCACCAGAACTGATTTAAGTCTCCATTCCACATTAACTTATCGATTAATGACTCTCTGGATACATCCATAATAACTGACACAACACTCATCTCCTCATGAAATATTCATTTCGTAGTCATCTAAACGGTTCTTTTAATGAATTTTCCACACCAGTACCAATCACCATTATGAAGAGAAAGCGTCTCTTTAATTTGGCCGCTACACTCCCAGCCTTCTGACTCCATCTTCTTCACATGACTGTCTCTTTCTTCTTTGGAGTCATATTGAAATGTAGCATTTGTGTATTCAGACAATATTTTCATTAATCTCAACCTCCGCATTGTACAAATTAATTAATCTCTTTCCTTATCTCTTTCCCTTCCTTTGTTACAGCTCCCATTCTTATGTATACATCAATATTTCGTGGAACCTTAAACTCATCTCTGTCAAACACTGGAGTAATTTCACCGTGTTCACCTGAAATCGATCCTCCTCCAACATGAAACCATCTACCGTCATAGTCTCGAATAAACCCCCAGCGTCCAAGATAAAGAGAGTCTTTGCTTGTTATTTTAACAAGTTTACCGATTAAGTTTTCAGGCTTCATAATTCCCCTCCAAGCTATAAAGATTGAAAACGTTCAGTATCGATTCTTGTTAAACGTTCCTTGTTCAGATTATCGTAAATTTTCAAAAGACGATTATCAGAAATTAGATTCCTCCCAAGTTGAAATGCTCTCGCTTCAAATTCAAATTTGTTTTCTATATATGACTTAGAATTAAACTTTTCAATTAATTCAGAGTTGTTCTTAAAGTCTAGATAGTGTCCAAATTCGTGATAAGCAATGCACATAAAAGTATCTTTTAGAAGATAGCCAAATCTTCCACTGATCCCCAGTACTTGACCAATATTAAAGTGTATAGAATTGGATTTAGGTCTATAAACCATAGGTTTGTATAATTCCTCATCTTTCACAATCAAGCAATCAAAGTCATTGCTATTGACAATCTCGTTCAGCAAATCTTCCCACATATTATTAGCTCCTTATCAAAGGATCATTTCACGCATTACCTTGATATTCTCCATAATACTTTTTTCTCATTTCGGCGGCAAATTCCCCAGCCTCATGGACATCCTCAAAAGTTCCAAGGATAGTATTTCTCTTGTTGATTTGTAGTTGAACAGACCACTTTTTAAGCTCTTTATTCCATGACACATTTCTATAACCAGATTTATTATTTTTATTCTTTGTTGTTCTATTCATTAAGTTTTTATCTTGTGAAGTGACTCTCAAGTTATCTTCACAGTTATTTAACTCGTTATTATCCTCGTGGTCTACAACTTCTCCCTCCTTAATCGGTTTGATAAAATGATGCATATAAATCATTTCATATCTTGGCTTTCCATCAACAACTCCTTTATAAACGGAGCATCGCGCATAGTAAGTGTTGTTTACTTTATTCCAATATGTATGCCAAGAATGCCCCAAATCTAAAAATTTTTGAAGATTTTTTAAATCAATGTAACACTCCATTGTCTCTTTTAGTCTGTTCTTTAAATAAATGATTACCCTATCACCATCAATAACATATTTATTAAATTTCTTTTTAGCCATACCCTTATTTACATTTCTCCTTTTAGATAATGTGATAAAAACATAATTTCATCTTAAGCAACTTCTTTCGTATGAATCATGATAATCCCTTTATCACTCTTACACATTTCAATAAATAGCTTCATATCTCCTTCTTTTTCAAATTTGTATCGATTTACACTTAATTTACCGCAGATTTTTTCAATAATTGATACTTCAAACATTTTATGTGCCACCCTCTTGCTATGTATATTGTTCCTTTGTCTTGTATTAATTATAACACATATAATTATTCATGTCTATTTATTTTTACTTTATAAATCTCAAATAAGAAAAGTGTCGTAGATAAAATCTCAACACTTTTCAGTCTATTAATATTTACTTTTAGATGAGAAATAGAATATGCCTACTGAAACAATAATGCAAATAGCAACTAATGGGAAGCTAACAAGATGATTGAATAACCAATTTGCGAAACCTTGTTGAAGCGACATGTCTACTTGTCCACCCAAAAACTCTTGCTTTTCAGGAGTTGTTACTTTTAATCCGTAGATGATCAAGCAAATTAATGGATAAACCAAAGCCAATGCTCCCAGTGCAATCTTCTGATCACGTTTCATATTCACCCTCCTTTCATCTATATATTGTATTGCTCGAATCAATCATAACACTATATATAGATTTTGGAAATATTTTTAATTATGACTAAAGGAAATTAATCTTTCACCGAAAAGAGTAGCCCTTCGGCTACTCCTCTTTTATCATCTTGTTCCAAGCGTCTTCAACAGCTTCGGCTTGAGTCATAAAAGAGTCAGATACAGATCTCTTTTTAGTCTCAAAATCTTCAAGATAACACTTAAACATTCCAACGGTTTTTAGAAATACTATGTACTCACGTCCATCCAATTCCATTATTGAAATCTGTACCTTGTTATTGTGTATTTGAGAATCGTTTATCATCAACATATGATCACTCCTTAATACAATTATATTTTAATATATCATGAATACAGTGTTAAATGAAACATCTTAATAAACTCAGACTTTCATGCTAATTCAATTTGAAGAACATACATATCTGGTTCCATACCACTTTCATTTTTGCCACTATGATTTATGAATCTAGAAACAACTTTGAATTTTACGATGCTCATTTTAAAAGTCAATAATACAAAGTCTCCTGTAGCTGGAATGTTCTTAGCTGTCACTAGTTGAAATAGATCAAGCGAATCACATGCATAGATAAACTTGTTCATGCTATTTCTCCTTTTTATCTGACTAAAATCATTCTTTTATGTTAAGCTCATCTTGACTTACCCATATTCTATTCCCATCATCACCCGTAATAAGATATTGCATTCTTTGCTCAATAATCTCGTATTTGTCTCCAGCAGGAAAGTATCCAATATAATTTTCCTGACTTACTTTAAGAATCGCGCTCTTTCCAATTTTCATAACTTTCATAAAAATTCCTCCTGTTTTTGTATTTTAATTTTAACGGAATTCGTTTCATCTAGACTAATGCCTTGCCATATCCCTAAAAACCGCTGCAATATCCTCATCATTAATGATCCCTATACTTCCATCAGATTGCAGAATTATTGCTTGTTTCTGATTTGGATCGTAACCTAAACCGTATCGCTCTGCTGCGGCTTTAATAATTTGTTGAATATCCTTCTCCATTCTAATCACTCCATTATAATATGCATTTCTATTTGTTTAAAATTCAACTTTCATGAGGCCTGGCTTCATCATTGTTAGTATACATCTTATTAATCATATCGCTTAATCTATTTATAATTCCTGAGTCCCTGCCTGTTACAGTCTCGATTCCCATAATATAAAACGCCGTATCGTGCAAAAGATCTGTTAACTTCATTTTCAATTCTTCATCCATATAAGTCTCTCCTTTTAAAATAACTGTTTCATTCAAATGTATTTACAGTTTTGCTTATACATCTAACGAACAAATTGCTGCCCTCTCTTTTATAAACGAAATAGCTTTTATTTTTAAATACAATGCAGTCACTTTCATAAATTTGAATATTCGACTTTACAGTAAATTCTTCTTCATCGTGGATCAATACTTTGTAGTTATTCATAATAACTCTCCTTTTCTTTGTAAAATCCTGCTTTCTTGGAATTATTAGTTATTATCAAGATCAACTAAATGTTCCCATGCATACGGTGTAATACAGGTCGCTTCTTCCTCGTTATAGCAGACTATATCTTTGCCGAATTTATAGTGTGATTCTTTCTTTGTATCAATCTCTTTCCCACAGTAAGCACATTTAACTTTTGCCATTTTATACGCCTCCTCTTAAAATACTGTTTTGATTAAGAAACTGATTTTAATTGACCAATCGAAAACCTAGCTGTTTTACCTACCGATTTATCTCCCTTAATCATTTCAGTTATTTTCACATCCACTTTTGCTGATTTAAATAGGTGTCCAACAACACATCCTTTATAATGCTGTCTTGACGTTTCAATTTCTACTGTCATTCCTACCATTGATTTCATTTTAAATAATCCTCCACTATTTCAATTTCGTTTCAGCATGAAATCGTTGTTTCCTTAAGAATTTTAATATGTTTTTCGTTATTTTTTCTTAATAATATTAAATCACCAAATCATTAATTAGTCCATTTATTTTCACTTTATAAATTCTTGGCTTGATCTCTCTGTACCATCTTTTATCTTCTGTCGTTTCCTATATTGTATAGTAAATACATTGATTCCCTGATCATATTGGCACTTATAACAAGTTGTGGGAAGCCCTCGACATTCACAGTAATGTGCTGCTGCTTGTGTTGTGGGGCTTCCACAATGATAACAGATGGGCTTATTATAGGGCATTTATCATCCTCATTATAATGGTAAAACAGCTATACTGTTTTAATCCACTTCACCATAATATTATTTGATACTTACACAGCCATGCTTATCAGTGATAAACCTTATTCCCTCTTCCAATTCCTTATTTTTAGTTCCGGTTGATTCATCTGTGAGAAGAATTCTTCGTAAGGAATTTAAATCATTTATAAGTACTTGATTATCTTTTTTATATTTTTCCAACAATTTATTTTTTCTTTTAATTAATCCTTCTTGTTCAATAATGGTGATTCTATTATTATTGACTTCCACCTCAAGACGGTTAACTTTTCCGTTTAATTCACTAACAATATTAAGTTGTTTAGAAATATTGCTTAATTTATCATTAATGCTAATAAGCTCATCTTTATTTGATTCATAATTTTTGAAATTACCGTGGAAGCATTCATTATTTTCCTGCTGAAGCATTAAACCATTCTCAACAATGAATTGGTTCAGTGAGCCATGTCTCTTGGTAATATAATGAACTTTTTGATATACATTATTTGGATTTCTATTCAACTCTTTTGCTGCATTTTTTATCGCAGCCATTTTATTAATTCCAGTGTTTTCCTGGATATTCAATATTTTATTTAATAAGACTAAATCGGAATCTGCCCAAGCACCAGTAACAACCTCCTTTGACTCTTGAGAAGATTGCTCTTCAATATTTAATAAATAGTTTCTAACCTTGACTGAAACTTCACTATCTCGTAAAAGCATACCGATACGTAAAATTGCACGTTTGGGCAATAATTTCACTACAAATTGCGAATTCGGTAGGGCTTTCTTCAACTTGAAGAAAGCTTCATCCTTACTGGTAATCGTATTTACACCATCACTTTCAAATTCATTTTTATGGCGGTTTAGAATAGTTGCAATAGTTTTATAATCAACCTCATAAAACTCTGCTGCCATTTTGACTGTCATATGTTCTTCATCGGGTAACAAACTTAACATCTTGACTTTTGATAAAACCCCTATTTTCTCTATGTATTGATCCCTAATACTTTTATCTTCAACAAAATTTTGCTCTACTAAACTCAATACTGCTCCCATTATTGTTTATCTCCTTTTATGTATTTAATTGTTATAAGATTCGATTAATGCTTCAAGTTTTGCAATCTGTGGCTTTTGTAAAGGCTGTTTGTTGTGAATGAACATCGAAAACAATGAATTTGATATATTTAATTTGTTTGCAATGAATGTTTTTTTAATACCTTTATCTTGTATTAATATTAAGGTTCTCTCTCTTAGTGTCATACATCCTTCTCCATTCAAATAAATTTCAATAGCTATTTAAAAAAATATTCGTTTATTTACGTCTAAATATAGCTATTTTTACTTTTATTCAATTATTACGAAAGTAACATTTCATGCAATGAATATATGATATTTGGAAAGCTGTAAGAAAAGTAATGTAGAACCAATATCATGAGTGAATAGAAAGAAAAATTCTGCTTATTCTACCGATTCTTAATCATATATTTTTAACTGTCTTTGTAAATATGGTGTTAATTTAAACGGGATATTCCTTCCATTTATTTCAGGTTCATTACAAGTTAAATTAATTTCATTAAATACATTATCTTTGTCTGTGTATAATACAATTCTTGCACAACTACCCCAATCAGTAGTTAGATAAAAATTAGCAATATGATGAACAGAAACAGGGAAATCATTAATATAAATAAATTTGTTATCGAAATTCATATTTATGCTTTCAATTTCTCTTTCATGGTTTCCATCTTCGCCAAGCGCATGAACAATAATGCTGGTTCCCTCGTTTAACTTGAGAAAACCAATAATTTCATTTACACCAACATACTTTTCATACATCATTATCGCTCCTCAACTACTTTATTTAATTATTATAACCAACTTCTGAAGATGTCCCAATACGTTCTCAATTAAATTAAAATTTGATCAAAATATTATTTATAGTAGGAATCATACAGAACTTTGATTGATTCATCATCCAGATGCTCGATTTTATCCCTAAATGTCTCCCTCAAATCAATCATAAATTCTTCGAAACTGGACGTAGTATTTTCTGACTTCAATTCTTTAATATAATTTGTTAAAATTACTAATGGAAAATGATTAAGATTTCCTACTTGAACATGCTTCACGCTTTGCTGTCTCCAAACTATGTATGTATTCTCTAATCTTGACTATATTATACCATCCCGCCACAACAAACACAATGTATTTAATATTTATTTTTACCTTATACCTTCTCCCTCGCTCATCCTCCCCTTATAATCACTTTCTCACCGTTTGCATTTTTAATGACCGCTTTATAAACTCCTGCTTCCTCTACAATCCCCATTAATTCAGATCCTTTCGTCCAGAACAAATGATACTCTACTGCCTCGCTAAACGCCACAGGTGCACCCAGAGCACGATACAAACTATCATTTACGATATATTCCCCTGACATATCTTCCTCATAAATCTCAGTCAAAATAAACTTACCTTGTGGAGTGCAAAGCACTTTATTAGGATAGTAATGTCCACAATCAGCAGCCATATTAATAATAGCCCACGTTGCGATTTCGTAGTTATTACTTGATGCTACAGCCTCCAACTCAGATTCATATATGTATTCATCATAAATTGTGTTCCCTCTGTCTGACAGCCTATCTGTTGCTACAGCAGCATAGTACAAAGTTAGTTCTGGTAGTTGGTTCATTGTCATATCCCCTTTTTTATTTAGTATTTTTATAATAACACAAACAAGTGTTCGTATAAACCTTATTTCGGGATGAAATAGGGAAGATTTTGGGATGATTATTGTTAATACCACTTTAATATGATAAACTCATATTATCCAATTAGGATATTATTTTCAAATAGTTTATCCTTATCGGATATTACAAATTGATTATATATCCTAATTGGATAAATGTAAATGCTTGGAGGAATCATTTTGGATATTTTTTCTGCAAGATTAAAATGGGCTAGAGAGAATTTAGATTTATCTCAGAAGGATATAGCTGAAAAAATTGGCATGTCGCCACAAGGATATGGAAAGATTGAGAATGGACAGCGCGAACCTAATTTGGAGACATTGGCTAAATTACCATCTATTTTGGGTGAAAGTGTTGATTTCTTAATTGGTGTAACCGATCTACACAAAGAAGCAGAGGAGATAATAAGAGAATTATCAGACACAATAAAAACAATTGATTTTTCACAAAGAAAATTGGCAAATTTAGAATATGAACGTTTAAAACTATCAAGTGGTTCAAATAATGATAGCTTGCTTCACTTTAAGTTGCGCCAAATAGAAAGGGGAACAGAATATCTTAATACGTATGAAAAACGATTGACTGCAATGTATGATGAGACAATTATTCAATTATCATTAATTCCCGGTGTTACCAAAGAGAAGGCAATTGAAATTGTTAACAATTTAGAAAATGATATTTTAAATCCAAGTAATACACAGTTCTAGGTCGTTAATGCAAAAAAGAGACGTAAAAGCGGATTTGTCGCTTAAAATCGTCTCTTTTAGCAAATGACTAGCTTTACAAAAAATTAGATAAATTCATCTACATATTCTACCGATATTTTATTCTCTTTGATAATAGTTTCTGCCTCATTCAAATCTATTTTACTATCTGGGTATTGAACAGTACTTCCATCAATTTTATTGAATCTTATATATGAGGATATTCGATAGTTTTCTAGCACACCTGATTTATGCCTTTGAGTAACTATCTCAACTTTAGCAATAGACTCAATAATAATATCTTGTATACCTTTATAGTTAATGATTGCTTTCCCACCCAAATTTATTGAAGTAAGCCTATAATCGCTCATTATATAACTCTCCTTCTCATGAATACTGACATCTAATTATAATTACTTTTTTAATAATGTACAATAAGGAAGATAGTATAAATTAAGCATTTTATTAAAATATTAGCAGATCATTATTGATAATCCGAATGTAATTTTTGAATTCTCCTTCTATGAATTTTATTCTGCTTGCTTTTATACCCTTATCCAATACTTCAAATTTCGTTCCAGTATCAACAACAACTCTTGAATCTGGGTAATCTTTATGTAAAAACAACTCATTTGTTGTTTGGCCTGTCATTTCGCTTCCTCCTCATGAATCAAGAAATTTATCAAAAATTATTTTCATCGAATTCAATATTTAATTCAATCAATTTAATGGTCGGCTCCCATAATCTCTTATGTACGCTTCCGGTGTATGCGTTTTTGTTATGCATAAAGAATTTATCTTTCGAGCAGACTTCGTGATGGACAGTTCTTTAAGGTAGTCTTCTTCTTTATTCAAACCTTTTGTATGGCAGTACCATCTTGTAAGATACTTAACTAATAAATCGTCTAAGCAGAATTCTAATTTGAAATCTGCCAACTCCCTTTTAAACCTTATAACAGAGGTCTTTCCCCAAAAACATATTTCGGCGTCTCTTCTCATTCCCTTAGTGAATTATATATCACCAGTAAAGCCGATCCCCCATATTTTGTGAGCATAAAAATCGGCTTTACTTTTTAATTTTAAGTTAAGTAATTCATAATTGATTGAGTTCTTAGCCATAATCATAAACCTCTATTCTTCTTCAATAAAATTTCCCTCATCGTCAAAATCTTCTGAATTGATACTATCAATAAAGATTTCTTTAAAGAATTGAATATCATCTTTATTAACAACTACGATTAATGCGTTGTTTTCTATTTTCACATAAATTTTCGCTTCATCAGTGCTAAAATCATACCCCGCTGTTCCACTTAAACTTTCCAAAACATCAACAGGAGCATAGAGCACAAGTTCATTTTGTGACCAATGATAAACGAGATGCTCTAATTCTTCGCTTGTAAGATCGTAATAAGAATCAATATATCCTATTTGTTTGGATAAAAGTTTCTTACCTTCAGTTTGTATAAGGTCCATTTTTTCTTGAATATTTTGAATGTTCATTTAAATTCCTCCCGGTATATGTATGGTTTAATTTTACTACATTCTACTAGACAAGTCTGTAAAATCACTCTTTTACTTAGAAATGCTTACATCGCTCCATCTAGTTTCAGAAGCCTCACAACTTTATTTACAACAGATTTCGGAATAACATCTTTGTATTCGAGTACCAACATATTCTCCCTCACTTTATACCCTACACGTTTTCCCAATTCTGTTGTTTTTATATTCCATCTATCTAAAAACAGAATGTCAACAAGCCACTTTTCATCGACTACAATTGTAAAAATGGGATCTTCTAAATGCGCACCTCTTTTTGAGCTGAATGGCATAGTTCTCGTCTCCTTATAGAACCCTCATTTAACAACTAACCGATTAATGTACATAGCGGTATGATTCAAAATCATTAAGACATTCCTCGCATGCTCTACCATTAAAAAGAACATTTCTTTCCTTAATGAAGTCAAATCTTCTTCCGATTACTTTTGAAACCGATACATATCTTCCACAGCAACGACAATGTTCTTTATAGGCATAAACCTCTTCAAGTTTGGCGTTAGTTACACCTTGTTCCATTACTTCATAAGCAGACTCTATGCTCTCAAATGTATTATCAATTACCTGTTCCCATCCAGAATCAATTAATGAGAAAAGTTTCTTGTCACTAGTCTTTTCTGCATCCAACACGAGAGCCACAGCGCCACTTTCATATTCTTTAATAAATCCATAGATGTGCATCGTTATTCCTCCAAACATGTTATTTGAATCTTAGTATAACATGAAGCTATAAGAGCTTATAAAATGAGTATTTCTTTTTGTTATCTAACCACCATCAAAGATCCTTTTCCTGCTTCGAATTTATTTTTAAGATATTCACCGTACATCTTTACATAATCAAGCTTTTCAAATTCATACATATTTGCACATGAGAACGAATTGTTGAATTCATATTTGAATTCTTCAAAAGACAATCCCGATTCAATTTCATTCAACGACTCTTGGATTCTTTTGTTCATATTTTTCATTTCAACCGCCTCCTATGTATTACCTTATGAACTAAGTATACATCAGAAGACGGTAATAGTCAATATATTATTTATTTTCACTTATTAAAATAACCTTTTACCTCCAAAAAGTTTATCGCTTCTCTTCCGCTGATCTTCTTATAGTCTCCCTCACACACTCCACGATTAACACTATAATATCCATAATCGACAGTAAATCCATTGTCATATACAAGCAACATAATAACTTTCTTACCTTTATAAATAAACGGTTTATCTAGACTTTCAATAACCCGCTGTCTTAATTGTCGTTTTTGTTCAAAGTCACACATCGCATGTACTGCCTGTTTACCAGCAGACCATTCGACTTCTTCGCCAATATTGATAGGATCATTACAAAACGGACAAACACTTGTAAATTTTGCTTTGATAATCATGTCTATTATGCCTACTCAATATATGAGTCAATAATCTCAATTTCTTCATCCGTCTGCTCATCGCCAACATAAATAATATGTACTTTCTTATTAATATATTGTTGTTTAAGTTGTTTTGTTAGTGTCTTATTTTCTTTCTTTGTGGCTACTCTTACAACATCAAGTGTCCAGAATCCACCTTGTTTGTCTCTGTTCGTCTCGGCAATGTAGTAGCCGCTCTCTGCTTGATAATATAGTTTTGTAATTGTGGCGTGCGATTTCGTGTTTAACTGGCGCTGCGGACGTTGTGGACGGCGTAGAGATGACGACAAGGGAAAGGACAGTGATAATAGTAAGAATGATTTTTTTCATGGGTAAAACCTCCATATATTTTTATATTTTTAATTATATTTTATATATTTATTTTTATCAAATAAAGTTTTGCTTTCCCCAGTTTAAACGTGTGTAACCGTTACAAGATTAAATTTAACTAATTCATGTTTCAATATTTCTTCTATATCTTCAAACTTCCAATATGGAATTCGTAAAAGTGGTATATTATTATTATTACAGAATTCATTTTTTATTTCGTCATTGTTTCGAGTGTTCATAAATGCCTTTTCACCAAAAATTGGTCTATAGTGCTGTTCTCCATCATATTCAATCAACATGTTAATATCTTGACTTCTCGAAAATACTACAAAATCAAAAGGTAATCTCCTTATATTTTTACATTCTTTAATTCTAAATTGTGTTTTGAAATTAATCTTCAAATCTGTTAATAATTTTGATATTTGCAATTCTCCTTTGGATTGTATGCATTTCGGGCATCTCTTACCGTTTTTAAAATTACCAAAAGAAGTATAGTATACATGATTTTTGTCGCATTGAATTTTCAATTTCTGTGAATTGTTTTTATAGCTCTCTGATAGTAGTCGATAACCTGTATTTGATTTCCCTTCTATATATTCTTTTACGTATTTATATTCTAACGGAACTGTACCCATACATATTTTACATCTATGTCCATTGAGAAAATGTATAAACTTCATCTCAACTATATGCCCTTTTGGGCATTGGACAATTACTTTTTTTGCACTTGTTTCATACGTAGACATTAAGATGTATCCTGCTTTGTTTATTATTAACTCTGCTTCTTCTTGACTTCTCCTGAGATTATCACTAGCCGTTGCCTTTGAGCATTTGGGACAGTGAGGCCCGTTAAGAATAGTTGACGGAGATGCTTTCCATTCATAACCACATATTTTATGTTTGGTTAAAATTGGTGTTTTGCGATTAATATATGTTTCTAAGATTTCATATTCAGTTCCCTTGTTTAAATTTTCGACTTCTTTTAGATAGGAATTATGGGTTTTCTTGGGGGTACTAAAACAATATGAACACCTATGTCCATTTAAAAAATTGTTTGGCTTTACTTTATAAATATTTCCGCAATTAACATGTTTCATTAAAATGTGTTTATTCGATAACTCATAATCACTTTCTAAAACATATTCATTTCCCACCAAATCATAAATTTCTTTAACAAATTGAGCATGTTCCTTCCTTGTTTTTTCTTGCAACTTAAATTTTGTACAATTATTACATCGTTGTTTATTTTGGTCTCTGAAATGATTAAAGGTTGTTATAAATATATTGCCGCACTTACACTTAATAGTCAGTTTTTCACGATTATTACTATATTCAGTATTTATCAATACACAGGATTGTTCGTTAATGTATTTACTTACCTCTTCGTAAGTCAATTTTTTTGTCATAGTTTCTCCTTCAAGAAATATTTTGCTCTCCCCATGTTAAGCGTACAGATCCATTTTCATCATATTCTTTTGTAATAATACTACTAAATATATCTAAACTTATCCCAAATTCTCCGAATATCTCAGCATCCTCCTTATATTCACACTGTTTAACAAATTCATTGATCCGTTGTTTGGACATCAACAAAGCCAGAATATTCTGCTCCAAGGTATTTAAATAAGTTACAAAGTGGATCATTGTTTTATTCTTGCTGTTAAGTCTCGTAAAACGGCCTATATACTGCATCATATTCGCAATGTTATATTGTAGACCCTCGCATATTACAACGTCACAAGAAGGGATATTGACGCTCTCAGAGAGACTCATCTGTGTAGAAATGAGCAATCCGTTTTCTGTTGCTTCAAATTCTTTTATAATCTCTTGACGCTTTTTAAATGGAGTTTCGCCTAATATCAAAAATATAGGTCGCTCTTTAAACTCAGTTCTTAATTTATTGTAATAATAAGTTGCCGAATCAATAAATGTTGTTCCGATTGCTACTTTATCGCTATTTGCACTGTTAATAATTTTTACTATTTTTTTATATTTATTCGGCTCCACCTTACCATCATATTCCTTCAATTTATGCGGAATAGAAACAGCTTTTTGTAGCAATTGTATCTGTTGAATAATTCTCAACATTGCATCGCGTCTATAGTTGCCAGACGTTCCATAATAGCCCCTAACAATGGAGTGGAACTCTTCCATAATTAATCTATATACTTCTTGTTCATTGTCATTCTGGCTTATTCTATGCGTCTTAAACTCGACCACATCTTTAGTCATGACATCAAACATGCTACGGACAATAATAGTTTTTTCAATAAGTTTAACAAGTTTGCTCGAATTCATAATGTCTTGATTTCCTTTTTGAATTCCAAACACAGAAGTTTTTTTAGGAGAGAAACAAGAAGAAAAAACGCTTTGTTTGTATGCAGGAAAAGGATGTTTATAATATTTATTATGTTCCTCTTTCCACTCTCCTGTTTTTTTATCCTCGGATAAAACAGTTTCACATTCACAAATACAATTTATGCTGCTACCGTAAAGGATCATGAATTGTGAATACAATTCGTTAGCTGTATTTTTAGTTGGCGTTCCCGACATTAATAATTTATATGGTACTTTTTGAAATACATTGATGGTCGCCTTTGTTGTTTTTGTGTTTGGGTATATGCAGCGGTGACTCTCATCTAAAATGAAAGCAATTTTTCTGCCCTGCATCTTTATATATTTTTTGATATTTTTTTGATATTTAACTAACATATTAAAAGATATTAAAACTATATCGTCAGGCTGAATATTGTGAATGTCTGATAATGTTTCTATTTTTTTATATGGAAGGTCATAGGATTCTAATCTATCCGTCCATGTCATTTTAATTGAAATACTGGAAGATACAATAAACGTATTTCTTATGCTATTATTTTCAATGAAATACTTCATCCACGTTATTCCTGCTTCTGTCTTTCCCAGTCCAACATTCCAAGCAAGCAAAGCCCGATCCTTTTGTAATATCTTTTGTATATCTTCTTTCTGAAAATTTTTAAGTTTTATAAATTGTTTTGAATTTTTATTATATAGCGTGAAGGCTTCAAGCCAGTCTGATATATATTCATTCTGTCCTATCTCCTTAAATGGCTTGCTTTGCTGAGTATGTGCTTTAATTTTTTTATTGAGTAGTTTTCTATATGTTTGATCTTCAAACGGGTATTCACCTTTTAAAATCATGTCATTAAAACTAACCTCTTTAACTCCAGTAAACTTCGATAAGTATATTTTATTTTTGTGTGAGTATCCTTTTAGTTTTAGACTGTTAGATTTCTTGACCAATTTAATACAATCATGCTCTACTCTGTGTTGATTTTTTAGTATTTTCTTCAACTTTGAAATAATCATATTCGGCGTTAACTTAGCATTAGACCATTCTTCCGCAGACATTCCCTCCGGTTTTACCTGAATTTTATATCTATGTAACATTTCACTACATTTTGCATAATGAATGCACGTTTTTTGATTTCTTTTAATGTCGAACAAAAGTTTATTAACTTTGAACTGAAAATCCTGCTCTTCTTTGGTATTACTATTTGCTGCTGCAATCTCATAAAATAGTTTCGCTTTTAATGTTTCCTTTTGTTGCATAACTGGTGCTATGTATTGAGTATGATATTTATCGGCTATCTCAGCAGAAAACTCACTAATTAATATTCCTTTATTACTGTACGGAATATCTGTTAAATGCCCACTTTTGCGCTGAAAGAATAATATTTTAGTTTTAAAATTATTTACTCCAACGTTTTTAAATACATCGCTAGGTAAATTTAATTGTAATAAAAAGTTAAATTTATCATTAATCATTTCTATATCTATCTTGTTTGAAAATTCATCGGCAAGAAAAGTGTCTGGAACAATGATGCAAAATAGAGAGGAGGGTTTTAAGAGTTCGGCAGATTTTAAACAGTAGTACATCTGACTTGTTACTTTCTTATTATCCCATTTGAAGCCCTCTATATTATACGGAGGATTTCCACAAATTAAATCGAAACGGGTTAATGGTGTATATTCCCGAATATCGCCTAACGTTGCGTTAACTTTAGGATATAAAAATTTTTGAACTTTGAAAGATTTAATGTCAATCTCATTTGTATAAACATTCTCATGACACGGCAACCAGTTTAAAAAAGCACCATGACCCGCTGTAAAGTCTCCAATTATGTCGTGAATGGACGGTTTGAGCATCAAAGATAGGAAACGGGTTAATTCATAAGGTGTATAAAATTGTCCATTTTCTATTTCACGTTTTGCGGAAGAAAATTCATGGAAGTTGGCATAATCACTAAAAGATAGCCCATGTAAACCACCATCTCCAGAATAACATAAAAACACATGATTTTTAGAGATTCCATGCTTTTCTGTCAGATTGTTATCGATCAAATAAAGCACTTTTTCATTTATTTCCTTTCTTTTATTTTGAGGAATAATAACGTTATTTAATTCATACATAATTGTCACTCCTCATTTCCTTGATATCTAAACTCACCAAAATATTTAATTTCTGCCTCTTTTCTTGTTGAAAAAGCATCTTCAAAATTATTGAATGTTCCTAAATGTATGTATTTTTTATTTATATGTATTCCAGCGATGTATTTACCATTTTCATATTGTTTGATGCCTGAAATATTTAAACTTTCATTTTTCGGCGTTCTATTTCTTGTATTATCTGCCACAGTGCAGATTCTAATATTGGCCCTTCTATTATCACAAGGAGTATTATTTTTATGATCAACAATATCATTATTTTTTGCATTTAAAAGTAAACGGTGTAAAGATATTGTCCTAACATTTCCTAATTCGTCAGTTTCTCTACTTCTCACATACCCGTTATCATCCATACACCAACTATATTTACTTATCAACTCAAAATCTTCTACATTAAAATAAAATTCCCATCCCTTAGAAGTCATTCCAACAAAGTAAGTATCACATTCAAAGAACTTATTTATTGATTCTTTATTTTTACATCCACAATGGGTTATTTGTCTACCATCTTTTCTTTTTAAGTCATTTCTAGGAACAATTTTATCTCCTCCGCAATCACATTGACATAACCATGTCGAAGTATGCCCACTCAATCCCACTCTTTGAACAACAACCAAATTCCCAAATCGTTTCCCCGTTAAATCCTTCAACTTCTTCATGTTTCGATTGCATCCACAACTCTTTGATAAACCTCTGACGAGATAAGTTTCAGGTACAAGTTTTTTAGTTCTATGGCATTCAGTGCAGACGCACAACCATTGTTTTAAATTTGTTTTTTCTTTTTTGGGTCCTTGTTCTAATACAAACCATTTTCCAAACTTTTCACCAATTAAATCATCTATTTTTTTCTCCACAAATTCCCTCCTTTTTTTTGCTGTTCTATCAATTATATTATTTCAGCCAGCAAAAAGTGCTGGCTGTTATACGGTCTTTTAGTCTATGCAGATTGTTGATTATATCCGCAATATTCATTTGCAAACTTGGATGCAACTTGATTGGATAAAAATTCAATTTCCATTTTACCGTTCTTTAAAAATTTAATTGTTTTTACCTTGCTTAACGTCTGCACTTCGTATTTATCATAATTATCTTTACTTCTTTCGTTGTTATATCCGAAATATTTATTTGACAACTCTTCTTTAACATTTGTGTTGCCGTCTTCAAAATGTGATAGTGCCATTAAAATGGACTCATGCTTTCCGGTTAACCTATACTCTTTCCAGATTGAATCATGATAGGCAAAATGTCCGTCTAAGATCAATTTATTGTTACGTATAGTTATTTTGTCATTACTATAAAAAATGTCTTTTGCTTTGCTTTTTATCTCCTGTTCTGCTTTTTCCGTAAAGTTGAACCCGTCAAGTTGAATAAAAATCTCATCAATAATGTTATTATAGGTGATATCCTCCCCATATTTATTTTTAACTTTATCCTCATCAATAGTAATGTTGTATTTTCTTTCAAAATAAGAGCAAACATACATAATAAATGCATTTTTTATATCACTAATAGCTTTTTCATAATCATGCTTGCTCATGCTGTAATAAAACGCCGTATTTTGAGCGTGAAAGTAATTCTCTGTTTTTTTACCGAATTTTTGCCCATGCTCTTTATCTAAAATCGCAATTATCTGAAGTTGTGCATTAAATGTTTTATATGCCGCAATAGTCTTTTTATAAATTTCCTCTTGTTCATTGCAGAATTCCAGATCCTCGTTAGAAATTTTTTGCTCTGCTGTTATAGTGATGTTGTCAAACTTACTGAAAATATCATCATATGTATTAACCATTCCCTCAACCTCTTTCCCTTCTGTTTCTGTTGTTTCAGTTTGACTAAAGTTATAATGTATTACGTTGTCTTGCGCCTCTGTATTGCCTCCTGTTGCGGTTTGTTCTGGTTCTACCTCCTCTATGCTGTCTACACTGTTATTGCCATTAATAAGACTCTGAGCGAATGCCAAACGTTCTTCTGTTTGTTTCGCCCACCATTTTCCTCCATAAGAAGACCAACGGAAACCATTTTCTTTTAATGATGTAATAATATCGCTAGAAGGTTTTCCGTTAAACTTTAATTCAATGCCGTTTTTCTCTTCGTTGATTGTAAGTGTAACCTCATTGCTGTTGTCGCTACCCCTATGTGCGCTTTCTGTTTCTTGGCTTGCTGTTGCTTCGGGTGTCTCAATCTGTGGAGCATTTGAAACAGTTTGTTTACGTGCTGTTTTCTTGAATACAGTCTTTTCTACATATTGCGTAACCTCTATAAACTCGATTACAGCAATGTGGCCTTTACTCAACAATTCATTAATACGGGTAACAGATAAACTCCACATCTTATCGAAACTTTTAGATGGCTTATTGTTTTTGCCAAGCTTAGAGAACACACCGTTATTGATATATGTATATTTATTTCCTTTGCTTTTTCCGTGTGTATATCCAACTTTCATTACAATAGTGAAACCTTCTTTAATGTCTGCATCTGTTACGGCTGTGACGGCTTTTTCTACGGTTTGAATGGTTTTAACGGGAACCTTGATAACTTCGGCCTGTAATGCGTCCGAATCGCTCAAAACCTTTTCTACGCGGCTAACAAATGCTGTGATTTTTTCCTCTTTCTGTTCTGCTGCTGTTTTCTCTTTATTTTCCCAATCATATGTATTAGTAGAAAATACTCCTTTACCTTTCGCAATAATCTGACCATCCTTTTCAATATGCCAGCTAGTACCTTTTGGATTAGCATGTGAAAAAGTTGGGTAAACCTCTTTAACCGTATACTCTGGTTCAACTCCTGCTTTCTCTTTTTCTTTTTCAATAAGTACAGCACAAGAAGCTTTTTCATTTTCAGTGCTTGCTGCATCGTTCATCATTGCGGTTAGTTTAGTGATACGTTCATTTGATACGGTTCTCTTGCTATTATAAATATATTCTCTTTCTTCTTTACCAGAAAGAGAAAGATTATAATTACAAATGTCAATTAACAATACATAACCATTTTTAGTTGCTATGCCAGACCAATCAGCAGGGTGATAATAATCAGTCATAGAGTCTGATTGATCAGGAGAATAACCAAATGCTTTCCAGCCACTTTCAACCAATTTATGCATGATTCTAACCTTTGCTTCTCTTTTATCACCGTAGTACATTTTAAAACCTCCATAATATGTATTTAGTAACCGTGTCCCTCATTTGCTTATAATTTATTATAGCATGGTTTATATTGTATGTCTATTTATTTTTACTTTATAAACAAAAAAATAAAGCCTTTCGGCTTTGTGTTTTCGCATGAAATCTTGTTTTTATGAGATCTAATAGCAAACACTTCTAATATTTAATTGCTTAAAAATATGCATTATCTTATCTACATCAAAACCATTTTCTTCATATTTGACAATCTGTTTTAGCGTTTTTTCTTTTTGTTTGTTTATGTGTTCAAACATACTAATTTCCGCTTCACTCAATTTATCCCATGCAACACTATTGTTTTCATTACGTGGAGCATAAGCCCAAAAATTATTTAATTCCTTTTCAAATTGTTCGTATTTTTTATGTATTTTAATTATTTTTACTTCTTCTTTATTAAATCCATCGTATCTCACTTTCTTATCAACTCTTGATGAAACCTTCTTATATCTTAAATTCTGCTTCTCTTTATTTGCACCCATAGAAATAAAGCCTCCTTAATTAAGATGAAATATGGTTTTTATCATATTAAATGATTGGTTTAATCTTCAGCCAAAACTTACCGTTCAAGTAAATGTCTATGGTTCCATCTTCATTGAATTTGGTATCTTTGGCTTTAGGAATATCAAGCCATGAATCATTTCCGTTAACTAGTGTTGTTATTGCATTGGTTTGAACCTTGTTAATTTCTCTTACTTGGCCTCCTGCCATTTCTGGTTTCATTGTGTTTTCAATGAACTGAATTTGCTTGCCTTTCTCTAACCATTTTTTAAATTGGGACATATTTTTAATCATGTTAATCAATCCTTTTTGTGTATTTTTATTAATAAAGAACAATTAAGGCAGCAAAGCTACACATTCTCCAGTTTGAATTGTATGAGCTTTTTGCAAAAATGCTAATGTGTAATCATAACAGCCATCTAGGGCTTCAGCGATACTCTCTTTACGCCATTGTATGTATGACTCTATATCATTTACTTTTACTTCTCCACTTACAACCTCATTAATACATCCCTGTGCATTATCCGCAAACCATTCTCTTGCTTTTTGAATTGACTCTGCTGATAGTTCTACTCCTGTAAATCGTGCCATATTATCAACTCCGATTAATATTTTCATCTTATAAAATCCGGTTTTTATCAAGCTCCTAAGAAAGATTAAGCCGTAAAGCGTCTAACAACCACTTCGCAGTTAATTACTGAAACTTTCTTGTTCGTGTCGTTTTTATTCCATGCATTTTCCTGTATATAGTTTTTGTTAATCAGCATGCTTCCAGTTGTTTTAATAGAATCCTCAACTTTCGCAATTGACATTGCATAGCTGACAACAGCATCTTTCAAAGTATCGTAACCATATTCCCAGGTTTGACCTTTTTCTTTAGAACACCATCCGTATTCTTCTTCTTTCCAAAACTCAACTTGATCGTTTTCCCACCTCTTTTTATTTTTAACCAGTTCAATATTAGATTTGCAATCAATATAACTCATATGTATCAACTCCTGTGATTGTATTAGTTTTGATAAAATTATCATTTGATTGGATTGTCCAGAGGAGTCTCAAGACTCCTCTTTTAGTTTTTCATCATCCATTCAAGCGCTTTTGATGGATAGCCTTTAGTAAATATCACTTTCTTCTCGTCCCCATCATAAACTGTTAAAGTTCCCGCTCCATACATCGATTGGCTTGAAAAGCCCATACAAGATTCAAAAACTACTTTCTTTCCCGATTTAGTAAATCCAGTTTGAATTGCATTCGTACCATCAAGTTTTACTTCGGTATACTTTGCACATTTCTCGCGTTCTTTTCTTTCTTGTGCTGCTGCTTTAATTCTTTCCGAACGTTCGTAATCCCATGTCATATGTATTACCTCCGCTTCATTTGATAAATCAAGTATACCACACATTGTTGCTATATACAATACTTATTTATTTTTATCTTTTAAATTAACCTACCCATTGGATCAATATCCAGAACCAAATAATAACAGACACAGCCATGATTACTTTATGTTTGATACTCCATTTGTTTTCCTCTCTAGAGTCTCTGTTAATGATTCTGATGTCCATCTTACATTCCTCCTTATATTTGCATGATTATTTTTATCTTTGTTATAGCGGCTTCTGGGTGGCTTATATTAGGCGCTAACAACAATTTCAACGGTGTTACCTTGATAACTTACAACATCGTGCATACAACATGTGCAAAGCTCTAACACCTTAAGATTGTCGCCAGAAGTTTTAATGATTAAAGATCCGTCACGTTTAACAAGTTTGATTGTCTTATTATTCACTATGTATATTCTCCTATTTATTTTTATATTTATAAGGATTGGTCGAAACCTCTAAAACTTTATAAATACTCCCAATTGACTCTTGCAATGCACACTTTGCACTGCTTTCGGATGAAAAAGAGCCATAACGGAAACTCTTCACGGATTTGAAACCTGTTTCTTTGTCTTCCACTAAAGCGACCCATGAGCATTCAGACATTTTAATCATTCTCCTTTTTTGGGCCTCTGACACATTGCATGATTGCATCAGAGGCGTTTATATTTACTTTTTAGGCAGTAACAGCGGATTTAATATTAAACGTTGTGATGGGTGTTTCTGGGACTGCTGATAGGATATCGGTCAGATAGTTATCATTAAAGCAAGCATAATTACCTTGAGTAACTGTCATAGATGGAGTTTCTTTAATAACCGTTTTAGTGATTGAGTCAATATCAACATTAATCCAGCCATCATATACAATAAAGTTTTCATAGGGCAAGATAGTGTTAGAGTAAAGAGATCTTTTCCGCTTTGGTTTATGAACAATTTTAAGCGATTCTTTGTATTGTGCGTATGGTTTAACCTCAACATGGTCAATAACCGTTTGAATAGCAACAGGGAAACCAAAGTCAGTGAATTTAACTATTGTTACTTTTGTTTGAGGCTGAAGGGCTTCAACAGCTTCAGTAAACACAGATTCAAACGGAACATTGTAGCCATATTGACGAAGCAGAGTAGCCATATTTGTGCATCCTCGATGTTCTGTGAACTCGATGATATCAAGCGTAAGAGTGATATTATGAGTGTTCAAAGCGTCAAAGAACAGCACTTTAACACGTTGTTTTTCTGTGTCCGAATACTTTGAATAATTAACACCTTCCGGTCTAACTTCAAAACAAGCATTTGCAAGAGTATCAGAGAGAACGTCAAATTTATTAGTAATGTACAGCAGATCAAAGTTAGAAAGAGATGGATATTCGTTTGCCTCTTCTACCGAGATTTTAGCAGCTACTTGATTTGTCATTATAACCGACTCCTTTAATATGTATTAGTACCCATAATGGATACTTAATTTATTACTTAAATTATTTTTACTTTATTAGCGAAGAATCAGACAACCTACGATTAATTTATTTTTGAGTGATTGCTTACGATCCCATTTACTTTTGAGTACTGCCAGTTGTGATTGAGACATTAATTATCGACTCCTTTGGAATAGGTTATAATGAAATAGTGAATATGTATTCCTTAACCTTGATATAAGTATAGCACAGATTGAGTTATGTTTGCAATGATTTATTTATTTTTATTATATAAATAAGAGGCCCATTCTTAGTGAATGAACCTATGTAAAGAGATGTTAAATTTTGCATTGGAACGGAACGTTCCTAATGCTCACACGCGACACGCTTGCGTGTTTAGCGTGTGAATTCTTTTGATCTTTAGTTTATCTTTGAACATTAGAAATAGCCAGTTTAACAAGTAATAACCCTTATTATATAAAGGTTTTACAAATAATTTCATATTAAATTTTGTCAAATTTGGCTTTATAATATATCTTTATTATATCTCTCTTTTTGACAAAATTTTAGTACTCTAAGTCTGGATTTCCCTTTGTTTCTGTGGGTAATTTGATACTTTTTATATCATCTTTAATATTCTTTGCTTCTCTTTCAACAAGTGTGTTGATTAGTTTCTCATTATTTTTTAAATAATTTACTTGTTCCCTGACTGTATATTTCTTATTAACTATTTCACCTTCATTATTAACTATTTTCTTTGCTGATGAGTGTCTTTTATTGGCATTGTCATATAGTAATTTTTTAACGTTTTCATTTACATTTTCATTCTTTAATTCAAATTCTTTATAATTCAATTCATATGTATTAATATCGGCGTAAGCTTTTTCTATGTTGTTGTGATTGAATGTCAATTTATAAGAATTGTAATAGTAAAGTATATTGTATTTATTGAATAATATTTCTTTTACTCTATCCGTGCATTGTTTCCACATACCATTAACCACGATATATTTTTTATCTTGTCCTCCAGTAAGATCATATACAGCTTGTAACTCTGCGTCTGTGATTCCATTCTTTTCTTCTTTCGTTGCTTCCCTGTGTATTTTCTTTAGATTATGAGTAAGATTATATTTGTATTGATTCTCTCCATATTCATCAGTACCAGTAATATATCTATCAAGTTTAATTCCTGATTCTGATTCATTATTTCGTACATCAGGATCAATGAGGCACACTGTTATAATATCCTCTTTTATTGCTAATGATTTCTTTCTAAGATTTTTAAAAGCAGTCTCTAGACCGTTAGTTAATGAATCCTTTGACAATCCATAAAATTTGTGTATTTCATTTTCTGATACATCAGTTAAAATACTTAATTTTGGTATGTGATAGCGACAAAAATTATAATTGTCATTGACCATGTTTAAGAGTTTGAAAAGTTTACTCTTAGGTAAAAGCAATTCTCCTGTTGTATCTTTAATTAGTATATTTACTATTAATTCTTCAAGATCATTGATTAAACCATATCTGGTTAGTTTACCTCTGGGATTTCTATACACCTTTTCAATGCTAATTTTATGACCTATTTTAATATATTCAAAATACCTTCCCCATTCATCCAATTGAACTATTTTAGCATTTCCGGTTTTAGTTTCTTCGCCTAAAAACTTGCATAACTCCTTATAATTCTTAAACGTATAACCTTTTTTTAGTTTTGAAGAGTCTATAATTTAACAACTTCCTTTCTTAATTAATAAGGGATATCCCTCTTGGATTTTATACACATTGTTGCAAAATAATTATATTTTAAATAATTAAATTATATTTACTTATTTAATTGATCAAAAAAGAAAAGGCTCAACTGTCGAGCCAAATTTAAATATCTGTCTTTCCGCTCTCCTGGTTCAATAAATTAATTAAATTTACAGCATACTCTTCCATGAATATTTTAAATTGATTTTGCATTTCTTCCTCTGACTCAATTGCACCAGCTTTATATGCTTCAGCTATTCCGGTAAAGTCTTCAAGTGATGAAGCATTGATTTCTGCATATCGTGCCGTATTCGAGATTGCAGAAGCTATAACAGATACTTTATAGGCGTTGTCTTTATTTAATCCTTCTTTATGTTCTGCCGCAATTTCTTCAACCGTTATATTGTTGTTGCTGCTTAATGCATGATTATAGTCATTGTTGTGTTCATTGATATTCAGATTAGACAAGTGTACCATCTCCTTTATCATCTCCACTTTCATTATATAGTATATACCACATGGAAAGAAAAATGCAGTCACGGCTAGAAAACCGTGACACACTCAATATATAATTTATTGTTATTATCTACTCTGAAAGCTATTGCCAGATGTCTTTTGTTGTATCCTTCAAGTAAATATGTATAGTTGTAATATTCATCGTTCCACTTAGGTTCTACATGCTTGGGACGTTTAAGAATGGATAATAACTTTTGTTCTGTAAAGTTTCTATCAGGTTGAGCCAATCTCATTTTAACGTGATACGAATAATGAATGAAGAATTTAGGATAGAGTTCATTGATGAGTAAGATAACTTCTTCATTAGAAAGCTTCATGTTGATAGGCTTAACAGGTTGTTCTGGCTTAAACAATGTTCTCACCTCCCATATCGTTAATAACATTATATCACAGATGGTATTATATTGTATAGTATTTATTTATTTTTACCTTTTAAATTATTGAATTGGTGTTTTATATTCATAGTTAAGAATTAAATTTATTAGTTTTGCTTTGCTATAATATCCTACACCGTGCTCCATATTATCGGTATAACTATAAGCAATATCATATAATGTTTGTTCAGAACAGTTATTTAAAAAATCTTTTCGGCTATTTATAACAGCTTCATAGTATTTCATGTGTGCATTGTTCTCCTTTGATTGCTGTAATATTGGATCGTTATATTTGTAGAATAACATATATAACATCTTAAGTACACTTACTTTATTTTCGTAATAGTAATAGCAGAAAACCAAAGACCATTATGTTTATCAATAATTTGTTTAGTGAATTTATATCCAAGTGATTCTAATTTATTCTCTAACTTAGTGATGCGTCTGCTGTTTGCATTTAGTGCAAGATTAATCTTTTTACCTTTGATGTTTTTACGATCTTCCCAAGCCTGGATAATTTGATTTGCTACTTTATAGGCTTCTTTGTCGGACTCTTCAATTTTAGAAAGTTCTTCGATTTGTTGTGCAAACTCTGCTTCCCATGCGAGTACTGCTTTATATTGTGTCTCCATTGCTTTAACTTCATCGCGTCCAGTAGTTTCGTTCATCATTGTTATCCGCTCCTTTTGTTTGTTTCGTTACACTAATTATATCACGAATAATACGTAATGTATAGTATTTATTTATTTTTACTTTATAAATTGAAGAAAAAGAAAATGGAATAACCACAAACAATTATTCCCTGTGTGCTGGATTTGATTGGCCTTTGAGTATAAGCCAAGTCTTACCACGTTTACGTGCTACAACCTTGCCAGATGAGCATAGACGCTTGATATGGTCTTGTGATAGGCTCCAGAGGGTTGAAGCTTCTTCAGTGGTCATAAGCTGTGACATGAGGGAATCGATGGTGTTATTGAGTTGTTGGATATTGATTGTGTTATTGTTGGTCATTGTGTTATCTCCTCTCTATTCCTTACGAGTAAGCCTGTATATAGCTGTGATGAGGAGATACAGAGTCACGATAGAGATGAAAGCAAAATAGTAAGGATTGGATTGTACAACGAATAGCAAAGGAACCATGACAATGAACAGGATTAAACGAAATTGTCCTTCACGTTTAGATTGATTGTGCTTAGTCATTAGGAACAAACCCCCTTTAGTTAGTGTTGACTATAAGCAACGGTTTGGTTACAATGTAAGGGAAAAGGGTGGAACGGTGTTGTTTCCGTTCCTGCATAGTTATCAAGTAAGTGGAATGGTTTAGTGTTTGCGTTTAGGACTTTTGCGAGAAGTCTTAGACGCTTTTTCTTTGCGTTCTTTCATCTTGGCTTTAGTGTCGAGTATGTCTTTGATGATTAAGCGTATGAATGTAAGAGCGCTTATGATGACTGCCGTCTTTTGCCAATCCATTGTATACCTCCTTTCCCTTACAAGATTATTATAGCATATCCGATAACGGGTATGAGTGATATTTATCATAATAATATGTATTTATTTATTTTTATTTTATAGAGGTGAGAGTGAGATGTGAAGGTGAGATGGAATATATTGTGTGTGTGATGATATATGATATACGTATGAGTTAAAGGTTTGTTAATAGGATGTAATGATTAGATATAGGAAATGAATATGATATTGTGGTTAGTTATAGTTATAGGCTATAAGTGGATATGGATAGATATAAAGCGATAGTAATATGATGGTTATATAATATGAAATGTAGTTTCACTAGATGAAACAATAAGACAGCAATGTGCCATTTTTCGTTAATGTCCCGATCCTGCACAAATGTGATTGGTATGGGCATATGTGCATGTAAATTTTAAATTGAAAAGCAGCAAAGTGTGAAAAATTTTAAATTAAATTTGACTTGATAGGCTGCATGGATCATGAGAGTTGTCAAGTATGAATGTTAGTACTATTTGGCATGGAATATATGTTCCGTACCATATAGGAGCATATACCGGGGGCTATTTTACATCAGAAATTACCTTTTATTGTCAGATATGACCTATAGCACTTCCACTTCCACACTCAACTTAAAATTTTCATTTCACAATTTATCCCCAACTTTATCCACAGTTTCCTCACAACTTATTTTCGTCACTTTTCATCTATTTTCACCTAATTGTTATCGTAAATGTTATCGTCCAACACGACACAAACCCTTATCCTATCTATACTTTTCACTCATCACTTTTTTACGTCATCACATATTTTTACCTTTTCCACCCCTGAAATCACTATAAAACCCTTGTCCCGTCTACACTTTTACGATGTCACCTGGACGATAACATAAATTTATATATCCATTCTTCAATTTCACCTCAATTTTCACCATACAATTCAGTCAATTTTTCCTTATTTTATCTATGTTTTTTATACTTTTTATACTCAATTCATTCCACTTTTCATCATTTCAATCGAAAATGTTATCGTACCAAATTTTCATCACCGATAACAAAATTACATTCTCGATCCATCTTTCACGCATCATCAATGATCACTCAATCATCACTCACCTGTACCGGGGGATAGTTTAACATAAAAAAGGCAGCATCCATATTTGTATTGGATACTACCCTGTAATTGACAATAAACCTTTTTCTTCTGTTTCATTAAATTATCTCATCTATTCTTACTACTCATTCATGTTGGATCTCCATACTACCCAGCCATACTCTTCAAGTGGAAATACACTTTCACAACGTTCCCACTTCCACCAATTCTCACCCTTCATTTTTGCTGGTTCTTTACCTTCAGTAGTTGCACAATAATAGTAATCACCAGCCGTAAACACTGGAATACTTGTGTGTCCATAGTGGTATCTATTATCCTTTACGTCATCTATATCCCAACCTAGTATATAGGCTATAGCCTCAGCAGAATTAAGTCTTTTCTTCATTTAATCACCACTTCTATCATTTTAGTTTAATGTTATCAAGTTTATATTATAAAAGTAACCTGTAATTTAAACCAATTATGAATTTGAGAAGACGGTATATTTCATTCTTCAATTTTCAACTCTAATCTCTTATTAAATTACAATAAAGAAATAACCTATCCCCTTTACTCTTGCAATCATCCTACCTTAATCAGTAACGTTTAAATTCATTATTAATTAATAATAAAATCGACACTCAGAATTGATGTCGATGCTTCAATTCCATTTTACTTCAACTTATATTTCAACTTTTCAATTTCAAACTCCAATTCTCAGCGTCAGCGTCTCGGTTCTAAATAATGGAGGAGAGCTGGCTCGACCCCTTTATAAATACTGAGTATAAGTATATGAAAGTATATATGTATATAGGGTTTTATGTTTATATTTATACAGTGTATTTTATGCAGACATGTTTTACACTTTTGACTTGCATATTTTACACACCTGTCTTGCATAAATTCCACTTATGCCTTGCATGTCTTACACTTAGGTTTAAACCTAGTAACAACAATAAAAAAAAGAGGCTAGAGAATATTCTCCAACCTTACACTGTAATGGTTATTGTATTTGCTAAAGATGATCTTGTCATTTTCATCATATCTATAATCTGTACCTAACTCATGTTTCTCAATACTAAGCAATTTTTCCTTTTTCAAGATTCCGTTGTATTTGATAATTGTTTTGCTGTTTAGACCAGTCTCTCTAGATATTGTTGCTATCCCTGTATAACAGAATTGATTCAGTGTTATCTTTCTGTTTATATAACTCTCATAATAAAACAATAATCGAACACCATTAAATCCAATCCTCGGTATGTGTTTAAGGATATCTACATACACATGTGTAAACTTATTTTTACTTTTTACTAACTGTTCATTTAAAAATATTTTCCCCTTTGAATGACTATCAATTTTTACTGGTTCAAGTATGTATTGATTTCTGTTTAGGTTGTCAAAAGATTTTTTAATTGTCCGGTTATCATTTATATGCAACTGATCCTTAATGTGCTCTTTGCTACTAATAACAAACTCATTTGATCCATTTATGTATTGCAGTGTTTTGAGTTTAATCAAAATTGCAAAGTCTAATGATGACAACTCAGGATTCCTTATTATACTGTTTGGCATCTGTACATATTGCTTACCCATTTTATCTAGCCTTCTTCAGCAAATCGCATAAATGTGTATTCCGTCTCATATTATCCACTTTTCGTATGGCATAATTCAGTGTCTCGGCTTGAGTTAAGAATATGCACTTCTGCTTACTGCGAGTGATTGCCGTATAGATTAGATTAGCAGAAATTTGGAATTTATTGGATTTATCTACTATACACAAAGCAGCTTCAGACGAACTTCCTTGTGATTTGTGAATGGTATATGACCAACTGTGTAATAACTGAGTTGCTAATCCAAAGTCTAATCTGACTAGATTATCATCAAATTGAACAATGATCCCCTTCTTATCTCTTTCAGTCATCTCTTCGTCTTTATTGCCTTTCTTGTCATCCTCAAACTTTAAATCAATTACATTCCCTGAGTCTCCATTAACTACATCTATTCCTTGCTCATCCATGTCGGCAATTCGGTACATATTTACGGTGTTCAAAACGTAGTCTCCAACTCTTAAGATATTATCGAAACCATATTTATGTTCCTTCTTATTACCGTCTTGTGGATTAACAACTTCCTGTATATATTTATTTATTTCAATCGTTCCAAGCTTACCCTTCTTGGTTGGTGTTAGCACCATGATGTCTTCAGGAGTAAATGTCTCAAGGAAAGTTTTATAATATGTCTTATACCCTTTTTCCATATGTATTTGATCTACGCAATGCAAAAGAAAGTTATCGCCAAATAACTTCTTACCTTCAAAATCATTCTTAACAAATTGCTGTCCTTTTCTAATCTTTGTTGCAATATCTAATATCCCGCCATCACTCTGTCTAAAAACAATGTCAAGTTTAGTCATCGGTATGGTTCCACTTTCAATTACATCGTGAAGGAAATTTCCAGCCTGAATACTCAATAACTGGAATGAATCGCCACAGAAGAGTAATCTAGTTTTTGGATTTTTTATTTTTGCTAATAAACTTGCAAGGATAAACACATCAGTCATCCCTGCTTCATCTATGATCACAAAGTCTTCCGCAATCTCGTACATATTTTCTTCATCTTTATCCATACCGTAACCAATTTTTCTATGTATAGTTTGTGCATCTACTCCTGTATACTTCTTTGTTACTTTAGCAGCTTTAGCTGATGGTGACATAAAAGTATATGTGAGACCAAGTTTATCAAGTAAAATAACTAAGAATTTTTGCATCGCAGATTTCCCCGTACCAGCAAAGCCAACAAGAAGATTAACGGGATGCTTTTGAATATTTCTAAAGAAGTCTTTCTGTTGATGGGTTAGTCCATTTGGAATATCTTCTTTATATTCTTCTTCTATGTACTTAATAAATTCTTCTGAATCAAAATTAAGTTCGGTTCCATCGTCAAGCTTCTCTTTGAGTTTCTTAGATATGTAATATTCTGCATTGTATGTTCTGATTAATGAAATCTTATTGTCTATAAACTTTAACTCGTCAGTCTCATCGAGCATTTTATCAATCAACTCAATCTCCAATTCCAACTTCTCTGAAGCACTTCTTAATAAATCTTCTCTGTACATAAAAGTATGTCCATGTTGCTGATTCTCGTCTATAGTGTACCGGATACCATACATTATTCTTTGCGGATTGTCATGAGCAATGCCCATCTGCTTGGCAACCTTATCTGCTCGTTTGAATCCCCAACCACTGATAGCGACCAATTCGTATGGGCAGTCTTCAATCTTTTGTATCGCTAATTGTTTGCTGCCGAACTTTTCTTCAAGTTTTAAAATTACATCATAGGTGATACCATACTTACCTAATCGTCCAAGTATTTCTTTATAGGCCAGATTATCCATAATACGATTTCTAATACGTTTATAGACAACTGGCCCAAAGTTTCTTACTTTATCATAATCGAATTTGTCGTCTATGATAAGTTGAACAATATCTTCATCTGGATAGGTTTTATAAACCTCTTTTAACTGTAATTCAGTCATAAGCGTCGAAAGAAACGCTTGTTGCCCCTCCATTGTTTGTGGCACATCTTGATATATAGAGAGAACGTTATAACTTGCTCCAAATCTAGGGTCAACCTTATCTAATTCAATTTGAGCTTCGTATTCGACTCCTAATTCTAGCCGTTGCATTATACCCTTGATTGATAGTCTGTCAAAAGTATTCAGCATAATTTCATCATTTTTAGTGTTGCATGAATAAATGCGAAAGTCATTCTTATTATCTGCCTCCCTCTTAGGAAACATCATTTTTTCAGGTGTCAACTTTAATTCAATAATATTACTCAAATTACTCTTCATCCTCCTTATTCTCAATCATTTTTTTGGCGCTTAACTTTAACTGCATAAGCACCCCACCCTTTTGACTCATTATCAATTCCAGGAACTCTTCTCTATTCAATTCGTTAAAAATATCATTAGATATTTCATTCTCAAAGCGCAAACTTGGGCTGTTAGACAAATCTTTATGACTGTGTTGATAATGCTCAAAGTAAGTATCAAAACTGGAATGTCCTAGTTGATCCTTAATTTCTTCAATCTTTCCACCACTCTCTTCAATCCAGCCAGCCATAACATTTCTCAAACTGTGGGGAACAACTTTTTTACCACCATTGAATTCAAAATGCTCGTTTATATCGTCAAACATGTTCTGAATCGTAGTCTTACTTAAATGAAATACTTTGTTATCATTGTAGCGCCGATAATATTTCTGTTCTTTAATCTGAAGTAATTCATTATAAAACTCTTCGGAGATTGGTTGAACTCTTTCTTTGTCACCTTTATCAATTACGGTTACTTCGTAATAATCATGATAGGGATGTTTCTTAATATCATCCCACCCAATGTTTAATATGGCACTTTTACGGAATGAAGTTGTATACCCCATTCTAATAAAAGCAGCTTTCTCAAGTCCCTTACTCCGTGTGTTTTTAACAAAGTCACGAATCTCCTTAGCTTCCTGATCATTCATCTCACCATGTTTATTTGATTTCGCTTTGAGAAAATCAACCTTAACATGTTGGGCATTAATTGGATAACCGTTAACTTCAAGAAATTCATACAGGCTGAAAATTGCTGACAAATACTTATTGATTGTTCTAGGTGCGTAATTATATCCCGTTTCCAAGAAATCTTGATATCTAATAATTATAGAGTTTTTTACCTGGATGTCATCTTCAGTTAATTTATTAATGTCTTTGTCTTTATACCATCTAAAAAACATTTTTAGTCCGCGTTCGTAAACATCTGCCGTAGATTCATTTTTTTTCTTACATTTCAATAAGAAAGCTTGGATGTCTTCGTACACAGATCCTTTATGTAATCCAGTCACATTATACTTATTAATTGCTGCTTCCATTACAAATCCCTCCTTTTAATTGATAGTTCTTATTAATCATTATCCCTTTCGGTATCTTCATTATACATCGTTGGATTAATAAAGTAAATATAAATAGTTTCTTGACTTATTGAATAGTTGTGTGGTATATTTTAGATACAGAGATAAAGCATCTCTGAATAAAAAAATCTGAGAGGACGAAATGGTACATACATAATGATCAATAACAAACTACAAAAGGAAAGACAGAAGCATCGTAGAAATCTACAGGAACTATATTATGATGGAGAGGCTGAGTATATTGATGAAAGATATGTTTCACTGGAATTACTGCAAGGAGATGAGGATTGTGTTGAGTATTTAGATAGTAAATATACATATGATGATGAAATAATTCGGCTTAAGAATGGAGCCAATAAGGGGAAGTTTTATCGGGAACCATATAAATTAGAAAGCAATGCATTTGAGAAAATCCCTAATAAGTAAAAATACATATCAAAGGAATGATATTAATTGAAAAATTTTAAAGTTTCGTCGTTAGAAGATGCACTAGTCGTATTGGAATATGCAAAAGAATATGATAAACAAGTAAGTTTGGCTGGTGGATATGATAATGAAACAGACGGTGAAGAATATGCTTTTTATATTCAGGAAAACTTCATAAGTAAAGTCTATGAATTCTTTTATGGTCTAGAACAAATTACAGATGAAAGTATTTTTAAAGCAGACATCTTTACAATGACAATGTGGGACTACATCACAGATAGAATTAATCTAGAAGAACTATTGGTCTTTTTTAAGGAAGAAGAATTAATTAAATAAGGAGGATATAGTTTATTGACTAAGCATTCAACAAGTTTAAAATACATACTTAAAATTAATTCATCGACCCTACGTAAAGCCAAATGGGATTATAAAATAAGTTTAGAAGATGCTCTTGAAAATGATGAAATTGTCTCCCTTGCCGATAGTTCAGTGCTTCGTTTCATAAAGGAGATTGAGTACAAAGAATCTGAAGAAAAAAACAATATTGAAGATCAAATTGATGAACTAAAAAATTATATTAAAAAATTAAAGAAAAGCAATAATACACCTGAAAATAGAAAACAAATAAAGTCTCTATATTCAAAATTAAATAATCTAAAATATTTTCCAAAATACATATGTGTAGTCATTGATAAAATTTCTGATTTTGACCGGATGAATAGAAAAAAGGGGTTTTACATCAATGGATTTAAATTCAAACGACTATTGGCAACAACTGGAGGTGCAAAGAATAGTACAGTCGTATATATACAAGAAGACATATATGACGAGATAACCAAAAGAATTGATAATGGCAGAAACAAAGAAAAACCAATAGTTCCTGCAAAACTCGAAGCATATAAGGCTCTTGCTTGTAGCGCTAGCGTTCCAGTGTCTAATCCAAATGGAATTATAGTGATCGATGATTGTTTAACGGAATTTTACGAAGATGTTATTAGGATATATGACGAAAAAGATATCATCTATCCAAAAGTAGAGGAAGTAAAAAATTATAAACTAGAGAATAACGCAAGCGATGGATTCGGTTTGGCTATGCCATCACTAACGTCGCGTTGGAACAAAGAACTTGGCAATAAATATATACCAAGTGGCTTATGTATAAGAGGAAGTTTCTTAAAGGGAATGGTTTTTACATTCGATTTTAAAAAATTCGCAGCACAAATAGCTGAAAAAGATACGGTAGTTGATATTTGGGGAACCCCAAGAAATATTAATGATGCAGAATTGATACTAACATCTTCTATGCTCAAACTATGGAATTCCTATGAAAGTCTTGAACATTATTTGAGTTGCTGTGACGAAAATAAGTATACATTTAGTGTAACGAAGGTTTCTCCTGAACAATTGGAAAATCAGAGAAATTTAAACTATCAATTCATTCAATCGTTTGATCTTGATGATCAGCAGATTGATGAATTGATTAAACCGACTGTAGATATGCTAAAAGACTCTCTAGGAAACGATCATATGAAGTCCCTTTTGTTTCTTAAAGGAAATCATCTAGCAGACAATAACATCATGAGCGGGAAGTATGATTTTTCTATGGCTCTCATGGCTGATAAAAGAATGATAGATGATCCATTTGTGAAAAATCGAATTCATGACATGCTAGAAAAAAGAATTGACGATGCTAAAAAAGGAGATTTGATCGTAGACGGTAATTTCAGTATTGTATCTGGAGACCCCTACACCCTCTGTCAAAGCATGTTTGGACTTAAAAAAACAGGGTTGTTGAATAAAGGAGAATACTATAATAGTTATTGGAATAAAAAAGGAGTTAAGCAAGTAGTGGCATTTAGAGCACCAATGACATTACATAATAATATACGTGTATTGGATTTAGTTAATGAAGAATCAGTAAATGAATGGTATAAATATATGAATACAGTAACGATAATTAATTCATTTGACTCTACAGCCAGTGCTCTAAACGGTATGGATTTCGATGCGGACATGGTATTAACTGTTAACAATCAGATAATTAAAGATTCTGTTAAGAGATTAAAGCCAATTATCTGTACTCAAAATGTCGCCGATAAAAAAGTTCCAACCGAAGCGGATTTAATTAAAGCAAATAAACTATCATTCGGCGATGAAATTGGTTCAGTTACAAACAGAGGAACGGCAATGTATGATGTTTTAGCAAAGTTTGATAAGAATAGTAAAGAATACGACGAGATAATGTATCGTATAACCTGTGTGCAACATTTTCAACAAAATGCTATTGATAAGACAAAGGGAATTGAAAGCAAGCCAATGCCAAAAGAGTGGTATGACGGTAAATTTAACACAAAATTAGAAGTGGCCGAGTCCATAAAAGGATTTAATAATTCTATATTGGCAGATAAGAAACCATATTTCTTCATATATATTTACCCTCATATCATGAAGAACTATAAGAGATATATTGCAAATAACAACACAAATTGTAACTACAGATTTGGTATTTCTCTCAAACAATTGATTAATAAAAACAATAAATCTCAAGAAGAGGATTGTTTCATCCAGAATTATTTAGATAATATGCCTGTGTCAATGGCAAATTCAACAATGAATAAGATTTGCTGGAGAATAGAGGACGAATTTAAATTAAATTCTCGAAAAATAAAAAAAGAACCATTCGATTACAAGATTATGAAGTCTAACAAGTTTTATGATAAGGATTCAAAGAGGAAAGTTTCAAATCTGTATCTCGAACATAATGAAAAAATACAAATACATATGAGAAAAATTAAAAGTGACAGAGAAGACGAAGAGACAAAGGCGGAAAAAAGACAAAGATTTATAAGCGAGTTCAAGAAAAAAGCACTATCTATTTGTAATGACATCGAAGAACTTACAAATATTATCTTAGATATTTGTTATAAAGATAATAGCAAAAGAACAAAACAGTTTGCATGGGATGTATGTGGAGAACAGATAATTCGAAATCTTTTGAAAAATAATGGTGGCAAATTGATATATCCAGTTCAAGATGAATATGGAGATATTAATTATGGAGGATTGAAGTTTAAAGAAAGTGAAAAAATCTGCGAAGAGGATGATTTTATTGAATTTGGTTTTGAATGAGAAAAAATACATAGAAGAAATTAGTAATGGAACGATTACGGATGATATTTTAACTACAACAATTAGATGCTTAATCAAGAATTATGTAATTGAAGGAAAAAGTAAAAATGAAATTGTTTGTTTGGTTGAAGAATACCTTTCCAGTAGACTAAAGCAAAAATACAAATCTAAAAAATGGGAGTCTTATATCACAAAGACAGTTGGTTCCGTTTTTAAACAAAAGAAAAGTTATGAAAAAGAAGAGAAAGAATTTCAATTAAATGAGATTGATTGTATTAAGGTCTCATTTTCTGAGTTAGAAAAAATCAAATTAATTGAAAATATAAGCGCAGAGAAAATTGCATTTGTTTTGCTGGTATGTGGGAGAATTAATCAGCAATTGAGCAAAGATAATAAAATCGGAACATATTGCAATAGAGAATTTTTTAAAGATTGCGGCCTCTCCTTCTCTAACGCAAATAGAAATCTAATAAACCATCTAAAACAATTAGGATATGCACAACCATCAAGCAATAATCAGTCTTCATTTGTTGAAATTCTTATTGCTGATATAGAATACGGAGATAATGAAGGAATTGTTGTTGATGATTTTAGAGACTTTGTATTGATTTATGAAAAATGGATTGGTGAAAAAATCGGGAAATGTGGATGTGGAGGTCTGATTAAACTAACAAGTGGCAACAAACGAATGTGTAATATATGTTGGAAAGAGCACCGAAAGGGAAAAAATAGAGAAAAAGCATTGAGATATTATAATAAAAATAAGCATTAAATATAACTTTACCACTTTATTATGGTCAAAAAACCCTTATAAACATTGACTTTTTTAACGATTTTTTAAAAACGCTAATAGGGAAGAATAAAATAATTATTTTCCCCTATTTATCAATAAAAAACTAATCTAAGGGAGCAATTTAAACATGAATAAAACAGATCTTACAAATGAAGTTGTAACAAAAACAGGACTACAAAAGAAGGATGCTGAAGCAGCAGTAAATGCAGTATTTGAAACTATTGCTGGCGCTCTTGCTGAAGGCGATAAAGTTGCAATTTTTGGATTTGGAACCTTCGAAACTCGTGAACGTGCTGCTCGACCAGGTATCAACCCAAAACTTCTAGCACAACTAAAAGAGCAAGGTGTAGATGCTGAAACTGCAAAAGAACAAGCAACTATTCAAATCGATGCATCTAAGGCTCCTGCTTTCAAGCCAGCAAAAGCGCTGAAGAATGCAATTAAATAATCTAATCAAACAATAATTTTATCGTAAATATACATATACCGAAACTCTATTAGCTTTAGCTAATCTGATGCCTGCATTACCGAGGGGATTACACTCCCCTCCCCAACTCTACCTTGAAAGGTACATATGCCTATGCCATTACCGAAAGATAATTTATTATTTGGTTTTGCATCAAAATTGACTGACGAACAAAAGAAATATGTTGATTCTATCTTTGACAATCTCCTTACAATAGTTAATGCGAAAAGTGGTACAGGCAAGACAACACTGGCCGTTGCTTGTTCATATCTCTTGAAGAAGCCATTAATTTATATCTTTTCTCCAGTGATGGAAGGTTCTATGGGATTTCGACCGGGAACACAGGAAGAAAAGGAAATAGAATATATAACACCACTTAAAGATGCTTTGCTAAAGATTAATATGGACCCGAATAGAGCAATCTTTAGTGAGCTTAATCAGGATAACCGAAACAAAGAAGCGTGGGTGTTTCCGCGCTCTCATATCTTTGCAAGGGGAACAAATATTGAGGATTGTACAGTGATCATAGACGAGTGTCAGAATTTTACAAAATCCGAGATTCGCAAAATATTAACACGCATTCATGACAATTGTACTGTAATTATGATTGGACATACTGGACAAATCGATCTTAAAAACCACAATGACAGTGGGTTTGCACCATACATAGAACATTTTAGAGATAAAGATTATGCAGAGGTTTGTGAGTTAACTCATAATTTTAGAGGCAAATTGGCAAATGATGCAGATGAATTGATTTAACATATTATTAAAAGGAGCAAAAATACATATGGCAAAACGGAATAATTCCATTCAATTTAAGGGACTACTTAATACCGAAGCAATGGAGATTCTTGAAGAGGATAAAAACGGTTCGGCAACATATGATCTTCTTGAAGAGTTGAAGTTCTATGATGGAAAAAATGTAACAATCTCTATTAAAGAGGATCTGCCAGTCCTTCCGAAGGAGTGATTGAATGAATCATTCCAATATAGAATTACAACGTAAATCATCCGAATCATTGGATGATTTTTTAATTCGCCTGGGAGATAATCTCGATGTTTATGATTTAACTTGGACTGAAGCTGCCGACATTCTAAATAAAGAATCCGATGAGGAGTATTCTGAATCACGTTGGCGCAAACGTTACAAAACTTATGTGGAGTTCAAACCAATCATTCTAGCCAAATACGCGAATAACGAAGTTGTTCAGGAAATTCAAGACTCAACATTGGAACAACGAAAAGAGCGTTATAAACTCCAGGCTGAAAAAGTTGAATACAACAAACTTCTACGTGAACATGCTAGAGCAGATTTGCTTGAAGAAAAAATTGTTGAAGCCGTTGAGAAACGTCCAACAATTACTGTTCCACAAATACATATTAAGAAGAATAACTCAAAACGAAATTTCCTCCTCCCCATCACAGATATCCACGATGGCGTTCAGTTCTGTTTACGTGGTTGGGAAAATGAGATTCTTAATGAATACTCTCCCGAAATTATGGAAAAACGCATGTGGAAGTTGTTTGAGGCGTTTGTTTCTATCAATGACGAACTTAAAATCAACCACGTTACTTTACCAAATCTAGGCGATAGTGTTGATGGAATCCTCCGTATGAGCCAACTCATGGGATTGAAACTTGGTGTTGTTGATTCTTCTATCCACTTTGCTGAATTTATGAGTCAATGGCTTAATGAATTGTCTAAATATTGCGTAGTTGATTATTACTCAATTTTCGGTAACCACGACCAACTTCGTCTACTCACTGGTAAACGCGATGAATTCCCAAATGAGAATGCTCAACGTTGGATCACTAAGTTAATCGAAGCCAACCTTCGTAATAACAAGAATGTGACAGTGAATAACTGTAATGAGTTTATGTATCTAGACATTCTAGGGACGAAAGTTCTTGGGGTTCATGGCGAAAACGAACGTAATCTTGAGCAAAGTATTAAGGATTACTCAATGATTTATGGTAAGAGAGTCGATCTGCTTATTTCGGGACATTATCATCATGCACATGAAAAAACTATTGGAATGTCTCAAGGAAAAGACATAGAACATGTACAACTACCCTCTATTATTGGTATCGATGATTATTCTCTAAAGATTAAGAAAACTGCCAATCCAGGATCTAAAGTTATGGTCATGGAAGAAGGAAAAGGTAGAACAATTACATATAACATTAAACTATAAATAATGTTTCGGTAAGCACACTACAGAGTGGGCCACTGCCTCATTTAAGGAGGCGTTACAACTGACATTTGAAGAATATTTAGAAGGCGAGCCAGAAGAGGAACGAGACATTCCCTCCTCTTTTCTTTCTGATGAAGATATTGCATCAGAGACAAATGTTGTTATCATTCCTAACCTAAAAATTGATTTAGAGTTACAACTCGACAACTATATTTCAATCATAGAAAAAATTAAAACAAAAAATGAACTCAAAGATATATTGAAAAAACTTTGGGAACATGCTTATACACATGGTTCAATAATGGAGCGTATTGATAGACTTCAAAGTGAAGTCGAAATGTTGCGATATGATTTAGGAGATATAGACTTTGAAATTGAATTTGTTGACGGTGAAGAAGATTAAGAAAATAAAAAGAACTTCTAAGGTGACTATTTATTCTAATCGCCTTTTTTCTTGTTTTTATTTTCATGGGGAGACTCTGCTGCAAGGGTCTTTAAACAGGTTACGACTCCCTCCTACCCCATGTATTTATTATCAAATAGGAGTTTTATCAAGAATTCAGGAAATGTTCTTCTATAAGAAGGTGAAATATTGGCTGTAAAAAAACAGGTAAATAAAACAGAAGACAACAAAATAAAGTGCCTAAATTGTGGAAAGTATAAAGCAGTAATATCATTTTATATGAATACCAACCATTTATTTTCTTCAGATAAATTTGAAGTATGTAAAGACTGCCTAAAGAATTCTATAGGCGCAAAGGATTCAGATGGTTATTTAGATCGAGTAATGCAAGTGTTGGCAACTATGGATAAACCTTTTCTTCAAAATATATGGGAATCAAGCAATGAGGATTGGTCTAAATATATTATCCAAATATCATCACTATCTCAACACAAAGGCAAAAAATTCTCAGATAGCATTATAAGACAATCGAATTCCATTAGTTATGAATACCTTGACCAGATCAACGAAGAATTTGAACTCACTCAAGAAGAAATTTCTCAGTTACAGTTGAAGTGGGGAAAAAAAGGATTTGATGTTGAGGACTACATATTTTTAGAAAATGAATATCATACATGGATTAATTCTTATGAATGTGATTCATATGCTATGGAAATGCTATTTCAGGAAATTTCTCACAAACGTTTAGAAATTAAAAAACTTAGAGAATCTGGAAAGTCTACAGACAAAGAAATGAAAACACTTCAAGACTTATTGGGATCATCAAATATCAAGCCTGTTCAGGAGACAGGTGCAAATGCAACAGAACAAGCTACATTTGGGACATTAATAAAAAAGTATGAAAATGAACGTCCAATTCCTGAACCTGATCCAGTATGGAAAGATGTAGATGGAATTAAAAAATACATACAGGTATGGTTTTTTGGTCATTTATGTAAAATGCTTGGGATTAACAATGACTACTCTCAAATGTATGAAGATGAGTTAAAGAAATACACTGTTGATACACCAGATTTCACCTCAGAAAATGAAGATGGTTCATTATGAGTGGGTATAAAAACTTTCAAGTGTCTCGAAATAAAGCTCACAAAGGTAACAATATCTTTAATAAAAGCAGAAATTTTAATAAAGGCCCAGATAAAAGTCAAAAATTAATGACTGGGATTGGAATATGGACAAGTTTTTATCGTTCAAACCCCCATCGCTTTGCAAAAGAGTATTTAGGTATTAGTCTTAAGTTATTTCAAGTAATTCTGATTTTTATGATGAATTACTCCAACTATTTTATGTATCTCGCCAGCCGCGGCCAAGGAAAAACGTTTTTAACTTCCATTTATTGTGTAATTCGTTGCATTTTATGGCCCGAAACTAAAATAGTTGTTGCATCAGGAAATATGAAGCAAGCTAGAGAAGTTATAGAGAAGATTGATGATTTAAAGAAAAATTCACCTAACCTATCAAGAGAAATAAGTGATTTGTCAACATCTTCTAATGACCCCAAGGTTGAATTTCATAATGGTAGTTGGATTAAGGTTGTTGCCTCTAACGACGGGGCGAGAAGTAAAAGAGCCAACTGTATTATCGTTGATGAGTTTCGAATGGTTGATCTAAACATTATTAATAAGGTACTCCGAAAGTTTCTAACCGCTCCACGCCAACCAAAATATTTAAATATCCCCGAATATGCTCATCTACAAGAAAGAAATAAAGAAATATATCTCTCCTCTGCGTGGTATCAATTTCATTGGTCTTGGACAAAACTTAAAGCTTTCGTAAAAGCAATGACAATTGGAAAAAACTATTTCATATGTGGCCTACCCTATCAATTAGCAATTAAGGAAAGTCTGCTAATGAAGGATCAGGTGCTAGATGAGATGTCAGAGGATGACTTCGATGAAGTGGGATTTTATATGGAGATGGGATGTTTATTCTTTGGTGAATCAGAAAAAGCATTCTATAAATTCGAAGATCTTGAAAAAAACAGAAGATTAGTTCAAGCTGTATACCCCAAGCCATACTATGGATTAATTAAAGACGCTTCATTTAAATATACTCCAAAAAAAGAAGGAGAAATTCGACTTCTATGTTGTGATATTGCAACAATGGAAGGTAAGGAAAACGATGCGTCTGCATATACAATGATCAGATTAATACCAAATTCAAAAGGTTTAGATCGCTATATCTCATATATGGAAAGTATGACTGGAGGACATACTGTTACTCAGGCTGTTAGAATAAGACAGTTATTCGATGATCTAGATTGCGACTATTTGGTTCTGGATACTCAAAGTGCTGGTATGGGTATTTTTGATAATTTAGTGATACCTCTATCTGATAGAGAAAGAGGTATTGAATACGAGCCTTGGACCTGTATTAACGACGATAGAATGGCAGAAAGATGTACTTATTCATCTGCTCCAAAGATAATATACAGTGTTAAGGCTGGTCAGCAGTTAAATAGCGAAGCGGCAATTGGACTAAGAGATAATTTAAAACGAGGAAAGGTTCGTTTATTAATTAACGACAAAGAAGCGCGAGATCATTTAAAAAGCCTTAAGGGCTACAGTTCTTTACCGATAGAAACGCAAGCGAGATTTGAAAACACGTTTATTCAAACAACTCTCTTAGTCAATGAGATGATTAACCTTGAAGGCGATAGGAATGATAATGGTACAGTAAAATTGAAGGAGCCTTCAGGTAAACGTAAGGATAGATATAGTTCTGTGTCATATGGAAACTATATTGCTTCACTTATTGAGCGCAAACTACAGTCAGTTGATGACTACGATGACGAAGATGAACTTGTATACTATTAATATAAATATTTTTGTTATAAATAATAACAATAAGTCTGGAGGTGATTTTATTTTTGGCAAATAACCAAATTAATACTAATACAAACGACCCAACTCTTGAACGAGAATTTAATACATATGAAGAATACCTATCTACTTTTGTTGAAGGTTTTATGTCTCAAATTTTCTCAAGTGGAATCATAGACGAAATTGACATCAAGAAACTTCAATCATACTTTGCAAATCCAGATAAGTATCAAAATGAGTTAGAAAAAATAGCTCAATACTTTTATATTGCTAGTGCTGAAGTGTTTCAATTGTTTGAATTAGTAAAAATACTTCCTACACTCAACCACAAGATTAATGTTTTTGATAAAAATAAAAATTATGAAAAGAATCTTTCAATTTGTAATAAATTTTTATATAAAATCAAACATAAAACTTTGACTAGAGATATTTTAATGCAAGAGATTACTGCGGGAACTCTAGTTGGTATGTGGTTGGGTGAAAAGAAAAGGTTCCACCCATATATTTTTGATGATTTAAAATACATCTTCCCCGCCTATCGTAAAAACGGTGATTGGATAGCAGTAATAGATTTGGAATGGTTCACATCTATGAAGGAAGATGAAAGAAAAATCCAATTTGAAAATTTAAAGCCATATGTAACTGAGGCAATGTATGAAAATTTCTTAACAGACAAAAGTAATACTGATCTAAAGTATATTGAATTGCCTCAAGAAAGAACATTTATTTTAAGAACTCATACAACTAAAAGAAATCAGCGTCTTGGTATTAACTGGTCTACAACTGGACTATTTGATTTGATTCATAAATCAAAACTTAAAAATATGGAAAAGTCGGTTGCTAATAAAATTATCAATGCTATTGCTGTTCTTACAATAGGGAGTTCAGATAATAATGGTGAAAATTCAAACTTAAAGCTCAAGCCAACAATTAAGAAAAAGATACATAACGGAGTTAAGGCGGCTCTTGAAAAAAATCAATCCAGTGGAGTAACGGTTGTATCTGTTCCTGACTATGCCAGTATTGATTTTCCAGATATGAAATCGGAGGCACTAGATCCTAAAAAGTTTGAATCTGTAAATAATGACATTCAGTCTTCTTATGGTCTATCGTCTGCTGTTTTGAATGGTGCCGGAGGAAACTTTGCTTCTGCAAAATTAAATCTAGAAACTATGTATAAACGAATCGCAGTATTACTTGAAGATATTGAACAAGAGGTTTATGGAAAACTATTTAATTTAATCTTGTCAAGTGCCGATTCAGATAATTACGTCATGGAATATGATAAGCAAATGCCTATATCTGGAGATAAAAGACTTGATGCTCTCTTTAAATTGCATTCAGAAGGTTTCGCTGTTAAGCATATTGTTGATTCTTTGGATGGTATTCAATTCGATGATTTCATCAACCAAAGTTTATACGAATCTGAAGTCATGAAATTAATAGAAAAGATTAAGCCATATCAAACAAGTTATACAACTAATAGTAATACAAATGGAAGAGATGCAATTGATGACTCTAGTCTAGAAAATGAAAACACCATAAAATCTAGAACGACTGACGCGAATAATACCCCAGAGTCCTAGAAAGGAGGTGAAAAATGAACAAAAAACAAGAATTAAATCTTAAACTCAATTCATTTGTAAAGACAGATGACCCCACATTACTAAAAGCAACTTATATTATTCTAGATTTTGATAAATCATGGAATAACTCCGTTGTTAGTAAAGAAGTTGCACTAGAATTAGGGGAAACAATTATCAACAAACCTCTTGTTGCTAGATACATTCCCGTTGAAGAACCAAACACTAACACGGACAACTTTACTGGACACGAGGCAAAAATAAGCACAAACAAGTATGGTGATAAAACAGTCATCACTGATACTGTTCCGATTGGAGTTTTTACTACAAAAGGATATCTTCTTACCGTTGAAGAAAATGGTGAAGATAAAGAAGTGTTGGCTGCTGATGCTGTACTGTGGCGCTCTCGTTTCAGCGATGCATGTGATTTGCTTTTAGAGTGGTATAACAGAGGGATAAATATAAATACAAGTTGTGAATTCTTATATTCTAATTTCTCCGTTCAAGATGGTGTTGAATATATTAATTCTCCCGTTTATTTTGAGGGGCATTGTCATCTTGCTGCCGAAGAACGTGGTGAACAAGGTGTTGTACTCCCTGCTTACGATTCTTCTAAATTGTTGAGTTTTAATGAGTTTAATATGTTTAATAAACTGATTGCAGAATCACTTTTGCAATCTAAAAATAATATTGATGAACTAGAAGGTGAAAAGGTGTTATTTAAAAAAGTATTCGAATTGTCGCATAGCGATATTAGAAGTAAGATTTATCAAGTTCTTGACCCCACTCTTCCAGATGGCACTTATTCATATATCATTGACACCTATGACAATCATTTTGTTGTAGAACTAGATGATGCAGATGGATACAAATACTATGATTTTGCCTATTCTAAAACCGAAGATGATCAAGTTGTAATTGATTTTGATTCTAAAGCGGAAGTAGTGGAAAAACGCGAATGGGTAAAACTGGATACAACTGTTGCCCTACAAACTCAACTGAATGAGTCTAAAAATACTATTAAAGATTTAGAAATTAAACTTTCGGAAGCTAATGGTTCAATTAAGGCTCTTACAACCGAGAAAACATCTTTGAATGAAGCTAATACTTCTTTTAGTAATGAGATTACCACTCTCCGTGCTGAGGTTGAAACTTTAAAACCATATAAAGAAAATTATGAAGCAGAAGAACTAAATAAATCAATTAATGAAATGTCTAGTTTTTACTCTGCAAAATTCAGTGCTGTGTCTGCTATTGAAAAATTTGAGTCTGAAGAAGTTCAGAATCTTATTAAGAATTCTGTTTATGATAGCGAAGTTGGCACAGAAGCAAAATTCAAGCTCAATAATATGCTTGTAGAATTAATGCAAGTAGAAACTGAAACACCAAAACCATCTGTTGCGACTCCTGTACCAATCAGAGAGTTTTCAAGTCGTATGGAAAATCTGATTCCTGCGTCGAATGATTTTGATAGTAAATATAAATAATTTGGAGGTATTTTATAAATGGCAACTCAACGTTTTAATGCATTAACCCAACAAGGAACTCATCATGTAGGAACTCTTTCCAGTTGGAAAGTCAAAGATATCGCTAATGGTGCGATTGTTACTTCAACCCCAGTAGACAACTATACTATCGTAGAGCTAGATTTTGATGTTGACGGTAATCGGACATGTAAACAACTTTCTGCCGTAACTAAAAAGCAGTATCTCATTGCTGCTGTAGAGCGCCGTTATCTAGGTGAGTCTCTTTCTGAGTTCTATAATGCCGTAGGAGAACCTGCGCGAATTGTTGTTCTTGAGCAAGGGCTTAGATTTGAAACTTCTGCCTTTACGCTGAATACTGGAGTGACTGATGTGGTCAAAGGGCTTGTTGCTCACTTTGATCCAGCTAGTAAAACATATATCTTGTCTACTGTTGGTGCCCCTCACGCTGATTATGCAAATGCATCTACAAAATTTATTGTTGCGGCTGACGATGAGGATACGGCCCTCAACCTGGGAAAAGAAACTATTAGACTGGAAGTACAATAATTAAGTACATATCATTAGGAGGAAAATAATAAATGCTATACGACGATCAAAAAATTAAAGGGCTTTTTAGCCGAGTACTTGATACAAAAAATACATCTAACGATGACGCAGAAGATATCAAAGCCTACTGTTCTAAAGTTTTTGGTGATGGTTCTAAAACACCCGACCCTTCTATGCTACATCAATTTAACAATCTGATTGTTGAAGAAGCCGATAAAATTGTTAAACCAAAAGCAACAAAAGTGCTCGATCTGTTGGCTGCGTTTGTCCCTCGCAATCGTGGAGATATTTATCAGTACAATATTTCGAAAGAACATAAAGCAAAAGTTGTTTGGGCCGCACTTGGAACTGGAGTAGACCTTATTCGCGTTGACGGTAAGAAGTCCAAAGTGGCTACACCAGCAAGCTTCCAAACTGGTTTTTCTTATGAGCCACTTGACTTGGTAAATGACTCCATTGAAAACTTCCGTAAGTTGGTTGACGATGTTGGAGAAGCAAAGATTCGTCTATACATGCAGCAAGTTAGCAAACTCATGCAAGCAGCTATTTCTGCTGGAGATATTCCTGCCGCCAATGTGAAGACTGGTTCAAACCTTGGGCTTGCAGATTACAACAAAGTAGCTTCTACTCTACAAAGATATGGTGGTCGTCCGGTATTTGTGGCCGATACTCTTCTTATCGATTATTTTGCTCAACAAGCTACGGGTGCAGGATATAAAGATCTTCTCACTGACGATCTTCGTACAGAACTGCGCACCGCTCTCAATCCGACATCCATCGGTCGAACCACTGCTGTTAATCTTGTTAATCCTTTCACGGACGAAACAAACAGCAAAGTTGAAATTCCTGTTAATGAAGGGTATATGATGGCTGGAGCAGTTAATCAGAAGCCATTCATTATTGTTGAATATGGTGGTATGAGACAATACACCGAGCAAGATCCTAGTGACGAAAGAATTAAACTAAAAATCACTCAAGAGGCAGCCATCGAATTGCTCTATGGCGAAGCTATTGGTTACATCAAAGAAGATGCGGCAGTAAATCTATAGTTTAAAATTAACTTAGGTAGGAGATAAAATAACTATCTCCTACCTATCAAACTAATAAGGGGAGTCAGTATGGAAAAAATTATTAAAGTGGCGAGATATAGAAATACTCCATATGTCTTTAATTTTATTGGCAATGGCGGAACCAAAAGATATGAGTGGTCGGGTAGTAAGGGGAATAAATTTGATACAAAACAATTGCCCGAGGAAGCAGTTGATTGGCTTATGATGAATAGCGAATGTTTTAGAAAAGGCGAGCTTGTTATTATCGAAGATAGTGAAGAATCCAAGGAAATTATCGAAAATTTGGGTGGAGATTTAGATGAATATAAAAGTAATATCCACACAAAAGAAGAAATCTTAAAGATTCTTCAAGGTAATTATATGAAGATGCAAAAAGAACTTTTTGAAATTACGGTAGCCTCTGAGAAGAAATTTGTTATTGATATTGCCAAAGAAATTGGAGATGACCTATCTGGCGGTAAACTAAAATTTTTAGCTGAATGGATGGATATCCCGCAAGACGTTTTGTTCGGTTAATTGTAGGTGATTAAGTGACAACATATGATGAGTTATATGAATCCTTTTTGTCAAAATGCAAAGTTGATGATATTGACCTTCCATCCGATAATTCAAAGATATATACATTTATCAAAAGTTCAATTAGTGACTACAACAACAGATTGAGAGACAACATCGTCTGTAACGATGATACTGAGTCTATTGACAGAGCATTGAATGATGATGAACTTTTATTAATCACAAAATATATGAGATGGAACTTACTTAAAAACCAACTTACATACTTTGCTAGTGTATGGCAACCATTTAGTAAAGATTTAGGTTTGAAAAATTATCAATCGCAAATCAAAGCTCTTGAAGGTTTGGTAAATAACGAAAAAAATGAAATAGAACAAGTAATCATTAACACTATCGATGACTTTATGTGAGCAGGTGTTAAGATGAAAAATTATTCTAATTATCATGGAAAAAAAATAGACAAGTTAAGAGATAATGCTCAAAGACTCATTCAATCATCTATAATGGACAGCTTAGATTCCCAAGACGTACTCGTTAATGGTGAAAATAAGCGACTAATAATAAATGATAAGTATTCTGCTTCTCAACAACTAAAATATATGATAGGTGAAACTATTGATTCACTTTATTATGGTGATGTTGTTGAACTACAGAATGGTGAAAATTGGATAATATGCAGTTATGAAACTGAAAATCAATTCTATAAAAAATGGATAGCTACTTTGTGCAACTTCAATTTAAAATGGATAGATGAAAATGGCATAATTCAATCTTATCTATCTGTACTAACAAGCACTAGATCGAGTAATGGTATTGAAGAAGATAATATTATGACACTTCCTATTGGACGTAGACATGTCATTGTTCAGTTGAATGAGCATACCAAAAAGCTAGACAGAGGAAGACGATTTATCATTGGCGGAGAAGCTTTCAAGGTTGTAGATATTGATCATATGAGTGTTAAAGGTCTCGTTAATCTAAGCTTACAATCGTCTGGAGACTTAAATCCCGCAAAGGATAATCTAGAATTAGAAATTGCAGATTATTATGGCAATGTTGCTAATTATAAGATTGAAATTCTTAATGGTTATTTTTCAACAATAAGTGAAGATCAGTCTTTGCAACTAAATGTTGCCGTGACTAATAATAACATTCCTATCCTCTCCCCTACCCTATTTTATACTTCAAGCGATGAGTCTATTGCGGAAGTGAATCCCCAAGGGGTTATTGTTCCCAAGACAAATGGCACAGTCACCATTAGAGCAAGTTTTAAAGATGTGTCTTCTGAGATTGAGATTAGCGTAACTGAATCAACTGCTTATAGTTATACTTGTGAAATTATCGGAAGCAGCGAAATTAAAATTGGAAGAACTCAAACCTATACTGCAAAGTTTTATCGTAATGGGGTTGAATATCCTGATGAAAGTAGATTTTCATTAAGTGCTGATGATGGTGTGTCTGATACAAATTTCGCTACAATTTCAACTCAAGATAATTCTGCTCATATATGCTCGATTCTTGCAGGAGATAATATTGGTTATTTCTGGTTGCATGTAAAAAACCAAAATGGACTCTCTGAGTCAAAAATAAGAATTAAAATTAAACCGTTATATTAAGGAGCGTGAAACATGAGTTCAGCAATTGTTCGCTTCGGTGAGCTTAAAGTTGATTCATTTGTACAAGGAGTCGTAAATAATTGGCTAGTTTATAGTCCTCTCCCCTACTCTAAGCAACATTCAAGCGGACTAGATGGAGACATTGTTATTAGTGCTACTCCAACGGTAGAGATTATTGATGCAGATTTGGATGTTGCTATTGATCCGCAATATGCTTATGCGTATTCCATTGCAACAGATAATAAATTGAAGATTGTATTCGATAAAGTGAAACACCCTGATAAGGGCAGCGCACTTGAAGCGCTGAAATGTATTAGTGTTTCATATGAATTGGGACATCTTACTCCTAATGGTGGGCTATATATTGCCATCTTTAGAAATTCTCTAGGAGAAGAAATTCATCGTACAACACCTATGTCGTTGACTCAATGTACAACTGTCATTTCAACATTTAATGATACCAGACAAGTTGATACAGGTGGCTATTTGAAGTGTGAGGTAGTACCAGACTTCGTTGTTAGTTGAGGTGATTATGATTGTCATTTCTCAAAGAGATAACTGAATACAAAAAAACTGTCATTAAAAGGCTAATCAATGATAATGGCTTGTGCAAGGCAATATTCTATAACGACGAGGATTTTCTTGATCGTGAGGATGTAATTCATACTGATGATTTAATTTATAACAATGTCTACCCTCATCGTTTTATCCCCGAGGTAACTTCCACAGCTAAAACATACATTACTGTCTCCTGTACAGATTATAGGCCATCTGGAAACAGTTTTAAAAACGGCATGTTGAATATTTATATGTTCACACATCGCGACTTATTTAAGACAGACTATGGATATACTCGTATGGATTATGTGATGACTAAAGTTGAAGAATTGATAAATGGTGAAAGAGGAATTGGAGTTGGCGAATTAGGATTCGGTGGTCTGAATGAATACATAGTTAATGAAAAGTTTCAAGGATATGTTCTTACCTACAGACTAGTGGATTTTAATTGATGGTTGAAGCAGTTGAAGGCATTGAAGACATTGAACTAAAACTCTTGCTCGGTCAGCCTGTTTTCATTAATAATATCTATATCTTTTCTCCTTTGTTAAAAGATGTGATAGAAAATGGATACACAGCCTACAATCAAGCCCTCTCCTCTCTTCTGTTTGATAAAAATAAATTCCCTGAGTTGAAAAATTTAGAGCAATCTAATTTAGACTTCATAATCTATTTTTTTGAAAAAGATATTAGATTCAGGGAATCATTTAAACTTGGTTCAAAACTGATGTTTAAAGAGGATGTTTTTGTAGATATCATTGATGATTACCCATCTCTTCGTATAGGGGAACATCAAATTTCAGATGAGACAATCGAATCAATTCAGAAAATAGTGAAGTTTGCAAATAAAGTTCCTGATAAGAGCGAGGAAGAATTTAACCCCGCAAACTCCAAGGCTGAAGAGTTTATTAAAAAGATTATGGGTGATAGAGCAAAGAAACCTCAGAAGAAACCTATCAATAATTTACATAGTCTTATATCTGGTTTAGCTTGGAAATCACATAATATATCCATTTTAGATATGGAAAAATTAACAATATATCAATTTTATGATGGATATTTCAGATTAGAAAATATCGATCACTACAACAACATAATGATGGGAATATATTCTGGCAATATTGATTCAACAAAAATAAAAATCCAAGAAAATACTTGGACTAAAATAATTAGATAATGGAGGAAGTTAATAAATGGCAGTAACAAATCGGTGGGCAATTCGTGATGTCGCAACGGCATCATTTTTTGATCAAGTTACAAAAAAACTGAGAGCACGGCTTGACAGTCTAAAGCAATCTGGCTTAGAAAATAGCGCTGACGTAGTATACAGTAACGGAGGAAGCGGCAACCCTAAATTAGTGGGATTTTCTGGAAATAAAGCAGCGAGATTCACTCTTCAAGATGCTTTGTTTACAAATGAGCTTATCGCTATGCTGCTTGGTACAGAAGTTATTACGGCAGCTACTCCTGTCACTACAAATGATATTTTGACAGTAAGTGCAGGAAGTGTAAATCTCGAACACACTCCTTCATCAACTGGCGCACTTGTTAGTGTAAGCAAATATCTTCCTGATGGCACTATTGGAGAAGGTTTTGATTATAATTCTTCCGCTCCATCTACTGGTGAATATGGTGTTGCTAACAAAACAGTAACTTTTGCTACTGGTGATGTTGTAGATGGCGAGAAAGTTATTGTTTATTACAAAACAATGGCTGGTTCTGATACTAAGCAAATCAAGGCACAAACCGATAAATTTGCTGGTAGTTTTGAACTTGTTCTTGATGTTCTTGTTCGTGATGTGCTTACTAAGAAGGATTATGCGGCACAAATCACTATTCCATCAGCTAAGATTGAAGATAACTGGAGTATGGCTATGGCCCCTGATGGCGATCCTGCTGTTCAAGATATTGCAATGGAAGCTCTCGCAGTACCTGGTTCTAAAGATCTATATACAATGTACATTTTTGATGAAGACGACTTTGTTTAATCAACGACATGGCATATATGCGGTTGGGCACTAATATGCCTAACCGCATTTTTATTTTAAAAGGGAGAATACAATGAATGAATTACCAACAATCACACTCGCAGCACCCATTCAAAACAGAGATTTTGTTTTAAATCAGTACCTCGATCATATCTATAAGATTGATTACCCCAAAAATAGGTTAGAATTACTCTTTGTCCTCAACAATTCGTCTGATCATAGTGAAGAAATATTAAGAATATTCAAGAAAAAACATAATGATGAATATAAATGTATTACTATTGACACCTACAATCGAGACGTTCCACAAGATACTCGAAAAACAAGTATAAGAAATGAGTACATCTATCAACATTTGAGTATATTAAAAAATTACATTATGTTTAAAGTAAAGACCGAAAAACTTATGTTTATTGATTCTGATATTTTAGTCCCTGATAGTGTAATTAATAATCTACTTAAATCTAAAAAAAATATAGTTTCGGGACTAATATATAATGGCTATTTAGTTGACCCAGAACAACCTTATAAGTATCCAAACGTGATGAGATTAAATGAGCATAATTGCTATGAACATATTTCAAATAGTTATATACGAAATGCTCCACAACTTAAAGAACAACAATTAATAAAAGTTGACTTAACAGGTGCAGTATTCATGCTTGATAAACAAGTATATAAGAAAATTAAATTTGGGTATCATCCTCAAGGGGAAGATGCCTATTTTTGTGCAATGGCACAGAGAAATGGTTTTGAAATTTGGTGTGACGTTGGCACATTTTGCACTCATGTAATGGAAAAATAAAAATTAGGGAGTTAACTATGAAACAAAAAACCATATTATATCCATGTACTTTGGATTATTCATTTCTCTTCCAGCGTCCTCAACAAATAATGAGACAGTTTGCGCGTAACGGGTATAGGGTAATCTTCTGCAATAATACTCAGACAAATGAACCGCCAGAAGAAGTTGAACCGAATCTTTTTGTGTATCATAATTGGCAAGATGTAATTAATAAGATCAAGTACAAACAACTAAAAATTGATATTTATTATTATACTTGGGCAAAATCAGCACAGTTTATTGATGATGTCAAAGCGAAGTTGAATATCTATGACAGCGTAGACAGCTTCCCTAGTTGGTATGAATATGAAGATAACGCGGTTAGTAGTGCCAATATTGTGCTAACATCCAGTCAATTTCTATATGAACTTAGAAGCAAGAATCATAACAACGTACATCTTGTTAGAAATGCGTGTCCAGAATCATACATCAACAAAAAATCAATTATTCCAGAAGAATATAAACACATAGATAAACCTATTGTTTTGTTTTCTGGCGCAATAGGATCATGGGTATCTACACATCTGCTAAAAAAAGTTGCTGATAAGTATGCTGTTGTACTAGTTGGGAAAGAATTCGGGAAGAGTTGTCCTTCCAACGTCATTAATCTAGGGACAAGGGATCACGAAGAACTGTACAATTATTATGCTCATGCCGATGTATGCCTCCTACCATTCGATACAACTCAAGAAGTTACGCAAGCAGCATGTGCCATTAAACTATTCGAACATATGGCTGCTGGAAAAATTACTGTTGCTACTGATTGGAATGAAACGAATATCTATCCTGACTCTGTATTTACAGGAAAAACAGATGAAGAATTTTTGGAGCAAGTAGATCGAGCTATTCAATTAAGCAGTTCGGATTATCATAAAAATAAGTCATTGGAATATGCAAAGCAGAACACTTGGGAAAGTAGATTTAATGATATTGCAGAAATCATTGAGAATTATTATTCCAAGGAAGGTGTTTTTGTTTGAGTGAGAAACTAAAAATACTTTTTACAAATAATGCTCCTTTAATTAAGCATGGTATTGCTCAGGGTTTTAAGAATTTGGGATATGATATTTTTATTATGGATAAAAACTATCAATTATGGGACAAAAGCAAAGAACGACAAGTTGAAATATTTAAACGGGCTGTCGAAGAATTTCACCCGTCAATTGTGTTTTCAGAATGCTTCGCTAATTTTGCAGAAGGTATATTTGAACACACTAAAGAAAAAGGTATATTTCATGTGTTTTTTTCAATAGAAGATACTCCTTACGATCACTGGATAGGTGATTATTGGTCTGATTATGCAGATCATATTTTCACCACCACTGCTGAATGTCTCCCCAACTATTGGAACAAAGGTAGGCAAGCAGAGTTGATGTTATTTGGCTGCAACCCTTCTTTTCACAAGTCAGTAAAAACAGATATTACTAAAGATATTGTTTTGGTCGCCAATAACTATGAACGTAGATTTCAGCAAACAAAGGATTATATTATTCCTTTGGTGGAGCAAAATTATAACATCGAGATTTATGGAAATGAATGGTGGACTGATTCATCAAAGGAAGTCAATCTATGTAATTCTAATGCTTACAAGGGGTATATGGCTTATGAAAATCTTCCCCTCCTCTACTCATCATCAAAAATTGCATTAGGACAAAACTTAGATGGAAATTCAGTTACACAATCCTCTATGCGCATGGCGGAAGTTATGGGAATTGGGGGAGCTTTGCTTGTTTCTCCATATACAAAAAGTCAGGAATTTCTATTCAACGATCATATTTATCTTCCTAAAACTGGACAAGAAATGATTGACATGGTTGATGAGATATTGAGCATGACAGACAAGCAAAGACAGTTGAAGGCAAAAAAAGCACAAAAATATGTTTACAAATATCACAACTATGATATTAGGGCTAAACAAGTAATTGATGCTTATTATGGTTTGAAATAAAAAAATGATTTAATGGGAGTGAATCGTTTAATGGCAAAAAAACTTACTGCGGCAACAATGAATAAAATGATTAAAGAATTGGATAAGAAAAAGAAAATTTATATCCTTGATGATCATGAAGTCAATATTGACATCACCTTTAAAGATTCTTCAATTAATAGTATCATTGTTGACTATTTAACTATTTTTGAAAAAGTTCAGAAAAAAGAAACCGATGTGACTGAAGATGAACTATTAAAAGCAATGGATGGAGTTTTAGGTGCTCTTCTTCTCCGTGAGTTTTCAGATGTCCCACTTATTCCAAAAGACATTAGTGATATCAGAAAAATAATTAACATTACTAACGCTTTGCTTAACACAAAAATCATGGAAAATATTCTACCTCAATTTGATCCAAAAGAAATCGAGCGAGTAAAAGAGAAGATCGAATTGGCAAGTAAGAATATTGGACAATTTATGGGTGAGTATGCCGTTAAAATGGCGATTGATGAAAATAAACTTAGCGATAATAAAGAAGAAGTTGAGACTGATGCCACAGTTTAATAACTTAAGTGAACTAGAGAAGTATCTTAACACTGGTAAAGGACAACAAACTGTATTTGGTCAAAGAGATGTTCGTAAAGCACTAAATGAAGCTGCTAAATTACTTGAGAAAATAATGCATGAAGAACTTGAAGCTTATTATGCTTCTTATACTCCAGTTGATGGCGGTTATGAACGTACATATGGATTATTAAATTCACTCCGCATATCCCCCATTACTCAAGTTGGAAATGAATTGCATATTAATGTTTATTTTGATCGTGAAAGTGCTACTCATCCATCTATTTTTGGCGGTGAGGACGGATACGTAGCAAAGTTGATCAATGATGGTTGGAGTTGGTCAAACACTTCAGTTAATATCTATCACCTTTCTCATTATGAAGGGTTTCATTTCGTAGAAAAGGCGTTGCAGCGCTTCTCTTCTGAAAACAAGTGGGGATTCAGAATCAGTAAGAATAATGTTGCTAAGTAAATATTGTAAAAGAGTTATTTTATAAGAAAATCAATAAATAGAAAGTGTGGTTTGATGGCTTCCAAAATTACAAAAGTTAAATATTTCACACCTGAAAAGAAGGCACTTATCTCTCCTGCAAACAAAAAATTATATGAGAAATACCTTAACAGCAGCATTATTAAAAACAGAGATGTTAAGGAAACTACATATAAAACATATGAAAATTACTTTACTCAATTCCTAGTCTTTCTTGCTGAAAAGTACGACAATATTGGATTATATAGCGAAGAATTCTTTGAAGATGCGGTAGAGATTATGGAATCTTTTATTTCTTTTTGTCAGGAGACTTTAAAGAATAATAAGAAAGTAATCAATACGAAAATTTCATCTGTTAGTACTTTCTATCTCTGGAGCATGAAGAGAAAATTAGTTGATAGGCATCCATTCGATAAACAGTTGGAACGAATGAAAGGTGCGAGTGAAGAAAAGATCATAAACTCTTATTTCCTTAATGATGAGGAAGTAGAAATTATTAAATATGGACTTAATGAAGAAGGCAGCAGATTTGACATTCAAGATAAAATTATATGGGAAGTAATGCTTGAATCTGCCAACCGAATCGGAGCTATCTCCAAACTGACTCTCTCCTCACTTGATATTGAAAATATGATTTTCACTGATATCCGCGAAAAACGTGGATATAAAGTTGAAGTTGTGTTTGGTGAAGAAGGGCGAGATCTAATCAAGCAATGGCTTGAGATGCGAAAAGAAATGGATAATTTAGCTGTAGATTCCCTATTTATCACAAAATACAGAAACGAGTATAAACCAATGGATAAGGGAACAATTCAAGAACGAATTAAGAAAATCGGAGCAATAATTGGCCTTGATGACTTTCACGCCCACTGTATTCGTAAGACACAACTAAACTCTGTTTACGAGAAAACCGGGGATTTGTCATTGGCAGCGGAACTTGCTAACCACAAAAGCATTGAAACTACTAGGCAATCGTACATTAAACCTCAATCTAAAGCCGAAGTTCGAGATAAAATTAATAAAATGAAAGAAAAAATGAAAAGAGAAAAGGAAATAGCTGAGAAAAAGGAGTCAAATAATGAAAGTTAAAATCAGCGGCATTGAAGTTGAAGGTACGCCAGAGGAAATTGCAAAGTTAAAAGAATTGCTTGCTGAATTGACTGTCGACAAATTTCCTGAGTGGGATTATGTAAGTCCATATACTTACCCTGTCTCTCCCATTATTCCAACCCCACTCTATACAAATCCAATTTGGTGTGGAGGATATAGTTCTAGCGCAAATACTCAACATAGTAAGAAAGATTTAAGTATCCAAACATGGAACTAAATCAATTTGATAAAACTATCCTTTCATCATAAAAATACATATTAAAACCCCTTTATTATCAAGGGTTTAAGGGAGTCAAAATAAATGAAAATTAAAAAATATGAACTTGAACCGTTTATCACTTACCTTCACTCTCTCAAACTTGATCGTGCAGATAGCCGTTTGAGAACTCGTTTCAAAAAAATTCTGCTTGATAAGTATCAACAATTTACAGAAGAGTTGGAAGAAATCAATCAAAACTACGCTATTAAAAATGAACAAGGCGAAGTTGTTGTTCAAGATAATAAACTAACTTTTGAAAATAACGATGAACGACTAAAAGAAATCCATGACTTGAGCATAGAAGTTATCATTATTGAACAAAATGAAGAGAATAAAAAGATGCTCCTATCAGTTAAAGAGTCCGTTCTTTATCGCGGACCAGAAAAATTCGAAGAAAAAGATGCAGATATTTATGATTGCTTGGCAGAAATTGTAGAGCAAATTAATTATGAAAATTAATATTTGTAGTTAAATAGTCAACATCTATTTTAGGTGTTGATTCTTTTGATTATGAATATTAATACATATGCAAAAGTAAGAAGCGACTAATTGGGTTCGCTTCTTTTTTATTATAAAAAGGAGTGAATTTTAAATGGCAAATGAACTGGGAATATTATTGACAGCAAGCCTTAATCAAGGTGCAAGTGTCAAATCCGTCAACGAGAGTATCAAAGCATTAAGCTCTCATCCTTCTCTACAAAAGTTAAATGTAAAAATAAATGTTGACCAATCATTTGTAAAATCAATTAGTTCATTTATTGATGCAACAAAAAAGCTCAACAGTAATCTCGAAGCACAAAATAGAGTTGTTAAAGAAACTATTACTGAGTTTAAAAATCTTGATGGTTCCATAACTAAGACTACTCAACAGATTCTTGCAAATGGCGAACTTATTGAGAAATCAAGGACTAAACATGATGCCAACAAGAAAGCAATAAATGAAGAATCTAAGGCTTACGACGAACAGAGAAAAACACTATCACAGTTAGAAGCAGAAATGAATGGATACATTAAAGCTTCTGAAAAAGTAAATCGTAATAAAGCTGGACAAATAAATAGCATTACCAATACATATAAAAATGCTGATACTGGCAAAACAGTAACGGTCAATACCGATTCTGAAGGAAATGTTAACAATTATTCTAAGGTATCGAATTATTTAAAAGCTGAACAAGATGCTCTGAAGGCCGAACAAGAAATAAATAGGCAGCGGGAGCAAATAGCCAAAGAAGAATACAACACTAGGAAGGCTTTGGCTGATAAAAATTTAAGAGAAGAAGAACAAAGAAATAAAGAATTTATTGCTGCACTTAAAGAGAGATATAGCCAAGAACAAGCAATATTAAAAAATCAAGAAGAAATGGAGAAAATCCATTATCTCGCTCTTCAACAAAATCAAAAACGCGAAGAACAATATGCTAAATCTGTTGCAGACACTCAGCAAAAAATTAATGACGCTAGAAATAAATATGGCAATAATAATCATGTAGTTTCCAGTCTTAATGAACTTGAGAGTAAATTAAAATCAATCAGTAATATCGGTGATTTTAAGTCTCCCCTCTCCTCCCTTAATAATGATTTAAAGAGAACAATAAGCCACTTAGATGAAGGATCTCATCATTCGCGATCATTTGGTGATTCACTTAAACATGCATTCAGTAATATTGCGCTATATGGCGGACTCGGTTCTGTATTAATGGGAGTTCAACAATTTTTCAAAGAAGGCATCTCTTACGTTAATGAATTAAATAAGTCTCTGACCGAATTATCTATTGTTTACATGCAAGGACAAGATGAAGTAGAAAAATACGCAGAGAAATTTCATGAATTAGGCATGCAGATGAGCATCACAAGTTCAGAGCTTGCTAAGGGGGCTGTTGAATTTGCGAGACAGGGTTTATCCCAAGAAGAGACATTCTCTAGAATGGAAACAGCAGTTAAGTATGCCAAGATCAGTAATTTAGATTTTACTACAAGTGCAAAAATCCTAACTGCTACTGTCAACAGTATGGGGATTAGTATTGAAAGGGCAAGCGATGTATTTTCTTATTTGGGCGATGCTACAGCGACAGATGCTTCAGAAGTTGGAGAGGCATTTCAACGTGTAGGAGGTACTGCGGGTGCAATTGGTGTTGAATTTGAAAAAGTTGCTTCATGGATTGCGACCATTTCTTCAAATACAAGAGAGTCGGCTTCTACTATTGGTAATAGCGTAAAATCTATCCTTGCGAGAATGGAGTCTCTCAGAGAAAAGGGCTTCGACGAAGAAGATGGAACTAAAGTCAACGATGTGGCAAAAGCCTTAGCGACAATCGGAGTAAAATTAATAGATACCCAAGGTAATTTCAGAGATTTTGGTACTGTTATGGATGAGATTGGGGCAAAATGGTCCACTCTATCAAATAGACAGCAGGCGTATATTTCAACCGCAACAGCAGGAAGCTATCAGAGTGCGCGGTTCCTTTCACTTATGAGTGACTACCAGCAATCTATGGACTTGTATAGGGGCGCTTTAGATAGTGCTGGTACATCAACAGAAAAATTTGGTTTATATCAACAAGGTACCGAAGCCCATATCGATAAAATGAAGACTGCTCTTGAAGGTTTATGGTCTAGTATGTTTAAGTCTGATGGTATCAGAAGTGTCGTAGATATGTTGACTGGGCTTTTTACTGTTTTAGATAGGGTAACAAAAACATTTGGTGGATTGCAAACAATTATGGGTACAGCAACAATTGCATTTTTGTTGTTTAACCGTAATATTCCAAATGTTGCATTAGGAGTAATGGGAATTAATTTAAAAGCTGTAGCCCTGTCAATGAAAATCTTTACAGGATCTACGATAGCAGCAAGAGCAGCCGTTATTGGCCTTCAAGCTGCCATGAGTCTTGGTCTTACTGTTGCAATTATGGGAGTCACTACACTAATATCAAAACTTGTTTCTGCTAACCAGAAAGCAAAAGAAGAGCAAGAAGCACTTGCTGCTCAACAAAAAACAATTGCAACTAATTGGTCTGAACAGAAAGGTAGTATCATTGGCTTAATTGCCGAATATCAGAATCTTAACGAAGTAACTAAGGGCGGTACAGTATTTTCAGACACCGAACAAGAGCAAAAATATAGAGATCTTATCGACCAAATTAGTGGCCTTATGCCCAACCTCGTCGCAAGTATTGATGACAAGGGCGAAAAACATCTAAAGAATGCTGATGCAATCAAGCAAGAACTTGACTATACCGAAAAGTTAACCAAAGCACAGCAAGAACAAACTGTAATCGATGCAGGTAAAAATTTCGACAAACAGATCGACGAAATCGAAGATTACAATAAGCAAATCAAAAACTTGCAAGCTAAGATGGCTTTGGGTGGTTCGTATATAACGGATGGTATGGGTGGGGCAACATTCTTGCCGTTTACAGATTCAGAACTAAATAAATTTAAGATTCAATTATTAACTTTACAAAGTAAAGTGGCATCCAGCAGTAGTGTCATGCGAGATGACTTAGGAAGTATTACAAAGAACATCTTGACCATAAATGGAACTAAAATTGACGACAATGTATCAAAACAGATTGAACAAATCACTAAGTCATTAAGTTTGAATGGATTGACAGGAGAAGATTTAAAGAATAAGGCTCATGATATAAGTAAATTTGTCAGCGATTTAAATGCGCTTAAGGGAGTTTCGGCTGACACAACAAATTATCAAGCACTTATTGCCGAGATATCACTAATTGGTAAATCGCTGGGTATGACAGATTTCGATATACAAAAATTCATCGACAGCCTTAAAGAATCTAATAATGCTCTCACTACCATAACATCTCATACTGATGAAGTAAAATCTGCTCTGAACGACCTTTCAAAATCATTTAAGGATACTTCTGATACAGTAAGTCCATTGAATTCAGCTATTCAGAAACTACGACAAGGGAAAAGTTTGACTGCTGATGAAATAGCTAACCTAATTGAAAAAGTTGATGGATTCTCTTCTGCTGTTACAACAGAGAATGGAGTTCTAAAAGTCAATCTTAAAGCCGTGACTGCCCTTAGAGATAAATCAGTTCAAAGTTTTGAAGATATGATCAAGTCTAAAGAGGCACAGATTAAATCTTTAAGAGATCAGACTAATTCAGAACTCGAACAATATGGTATACAAATTGAAGGAATTAAAAGTGTAGCAGAAGCATTGCAAGCATTGGCTCAAAAAAAGACCGAAGTTTCCCAAGACATGTCTGCCATCTTGCATGATCCTGAAGGCAATGACGAATCTGGTCAAGCATATAAAAACAGCCTACAGGAGCAGCAAGCAAATATGGCAGCAACAGAGGAATCGCTGAAGGCCATTGGTGATGCACAAAATACAATCAACGAACTAAGAGGAACAGGAACTACAATTCTCAATCATGTTGGAGAATCAACAGATGATGCCAACGACTCTAATAATAAACTTACCGACTCCTACTCTGACACTGTTGAGGTTCTTACTGATCTTCAAAAAGCTTTAATATCCATTCAGAAATTGCAAGACGAAGAAGAAAATAAGCGCAACAGAATGAGAAGAAGTTCTAAGGAATATCAAGAGTCACTAAAAAAGACTCTCGATCTTAGAAAGCAAGAACTTGCTCTACTTGAAAAAGGCGCAAAAGACCCTTCTCAACTTGTTTCAACTAAAATAACAACTACTACAAAAACAACTGGCAGCGATAACTCTTCCTCTTCTTATTCTGGAAACAATTCAAGCACTGGCGATTATTCTGACATCATTAATAAGAATGCTTCCGCGAACAAAGTCGATGCCAATCTGATTAAAGCTATCATAGCTCAAGAAAGTAGTTTTAATCCTAATTCCACTTCACATTCTGGTGCCAAAGGGCTTATGCAGCTTATGGATGGTACGGCTAGAGGTTTGGGTGTAACCAATAGTTATGACCCAGAACAGAATGTTGCTGGAGGAACCAAATATTTTGCTGGCCTACTGAAAAAATATAATGGTGATGCAGAACTTGCATTAATGGCTTACAACGGTGGTCCCGGAAGAATTGATAAATGGTTAAAGTCTGGAAAGTCCATCTCCCTACCTAAAGAAACAAAAGAGTATGCTTCCAAGGTTCTCAGTTATTATAACTCTTATTCTGGAACGTCATCTTCGACCTCTGATAATAATGGAGTCGCTAAAACTACTGTTAAGACTGGTGATACATCCACCACTGTTAAAACCGATGGCCCAACCGCAAAAGAAATTAAAGACGCTGCTGAAAAAAATGCACAGGATATTCTTAAGGCTCAAAACGATGTAAATAGTGCGCAAATTGATATTTTAGAAGAAATTAAATATATAGCCGATAATGACGTTGAAGAACAAGAACGTCTAATTGCTGCCTCTCAAAAGAGACAGGAGAAACTAGATCCTACAGGTGCTGAGTTTAAAAAAGAAAATGATGTACAAGTTAATATTCAGTCTAAAATTCAAAATATAAGAAATCAAGAATCCTTAAATTTACAAAAAAAGCTAAAAGAGTACGGCATTGAATCTGATGAATATGACAAGTTAATTAAACAGTTACAAACAGAACGTGTTGACATTCAGTCAGATAAGTATAAAAAGCTTGTTGAGAATATTAATATTGGTATTGATGCAACCAAAGAAGGCATATCTAATTTAGATAACTTAATCACTCAATCTCAAAATAAAATGGCTCAATATGCTCAAGGTACTCCTGAATATAATAAAGAGTTAAATTATCAAATTGAACTGAAGAAGAAACAAAAAAAAGAAAATGACGATCTCATCTCTTCTCTTGATAGTTTGATTAAGAGTGAAAATCTTGATGCTGCTACAAAAAAGAATCTAAAGGCAATTCTAGATGAATTGAATCTTAAAGATTATACGGCAGACATTAAAGACCTGAACGCTCAATTGATTGCCTCTAAATCGATTCCTCTTGAGAACAAACTTTCCGATTTGAATTATCAGTTAGAATTGTCACAAGCAAAAATGAAGGGCTATATTGAAGGTTCTAAAGAGTACAATCAGGAGATCAAAAATCAGATTTCGATTCAAAATGAAAAAATTGCGGTTACTAAAGAATTGATTGCATATGAGGAAACGCAATCTAAAAATGAAGAATTAACTGCTGAAGCACGAGAAGAGCATAAGAAAAGAGTTCAAGAATTAACTTTAAGTCTCTACGATTACTCTGACGCAATTAAATCTTTACGTGAAGATTATGCTGATAAGATTATTGATGAATTAAAAAAAGTAATCGAACAAGAAAGAGATTTGAAACTTGAAGCAATTGATGATCAAATTAAGGCAGAAGATGAACGTCACAATGCTCGTGTTAAAAATATTGAAGATGAACAAAAGCAGTTCGAAGATTATATCAATGCTCAACAAAAATCTTTAAGCAGACAAGATGCTTCCGATGATTATGAAGGTGACTTACAGAAAAAGTTAGAAGAAAGACAGAAGATTATTTCGCGGCTAGGTGTTTTATCGACTGATAATTCTATGAGTGCAAAAGCAAAACGCACAGATCTAAACGAACAGCTTGCATCAATTGATGAAGAAATAGGGAAGTTTAAATTAGATCGTGAACGAACTGTTCGCGACGAAAGTCTTCAAGACCAATTGGATGATCGTTCAGAATACACAGATAAAATCAAAGAGATTGAAGATGATTTAACTGATACCGTTAAAAAGAATCTTGATAAACAAAAAGAAGCAATTGAGCAGGAATATGACGACAGATTGAATAATGAGAAGTATTTCTATGATCTAAAACAGAGATTGCTAAGTGATGATTCTGCAATATCAAAAGCGGCGATTGCTGAAATACAAACTGCATATGGAATTTACTTTACTACTTTGCAAAATCATGCATTTGAGACGACTCAAGCATTCAATAACCTCAATGATGCATTAATAAAAATGCAAAATAATTTATCTGGGTTCCCAACAAGTGATTATTCGGGTATTTCTTCTGTCAGTCCCCCTCCGACGACTCCTGGTGGTAATTCATCTAATTCACCAACGCCTAATTCAAAAGATACTTCAGCAGCACGTTCAGCGTGGCAAGCATATCTATCCAATAAGCAACAAGCAGAACTTATTCGCAAAGATATGGAAAAGAGTAAGAAAGATAAGGCTAAATATACTAAGTTAGAGAATGATTTTAATGCTCTTAAGGGTAAAAATGATGTAATCCGTAGTCAATATACTTGGTTTCCTGAAGGTAGTTATGATGAGTTAAAAAATAAGGATATATTTTCTGCTGAAACTGGCGGCATGACTCCAGGTTGGGGTTCTGGAGGCAAATTGCTTTTAGCTCATGAAAAAGAGTTAATTCTTAATAAATTTGATACCTCAAACCTTTTGAAAATTGTTGATGTAGCAAGAAACATAATTACACAAACAAGAAATGGATTAAATAATATATCTTTTACACCTTCTGTGGCAGGAGCAACGAACAATACTAGCACAATTGGAGATATTTACATCTATGCAAATAACAAAGACGATGCGGAATCCATCTCTGATAAGGTTGTTAAAAAATTGCAAAAGTTTAAAAAATTCTGAGAGGGGCCACTCCCCTCTTTTTTATGTTAAGAGGTGATCCACATACTAGGAGATATCGACTACAATCTAAAACCTATTAAGCCCCAAATGTTTTTGACAAGACCGAATCGCGAGATAATTAGTAAACTAAGCGAAGCCTACAATGTTTCTATCGAAACTAAGATAAATGATGTATATACATTAACTTTTTCTCTCCCGTTCTATATCGACATCAACCATCGTTTGGAGCGTAATAAAAATGTTGACTTACTTCGTGAAAAATATTGGGTTAAAGTCGTTTTGGGAAGTAAAATAGAGTGGTTTATTATTAATGAAATTAATAATACTGTTGGTAATGACTCAGAGTCAAAAACCGTAAAGTGTTTTGCTGGATATCATGAATTAACCAATAGAAATATTGAAGAATATTCAGTGGAATCTTATAATGCCGAACAAGTTTTAACAGATGTCTTAGCTCCTAGTTTATGGACTATAGATTATTTGGATGCTGACTTTAAATTAACCTACCGTGCTTTTGATTTTCCAGAAAACAATATTCTAGATTGTGTGTTCTCTGTTGCTGAAACGTATAATGCAATTGTTAGTTTTAATACTGATTCAAGAACAATCAGTATGACTAAACCAGAATTAACAGGTGTTAATAGAGGACTTACTTTCTCATATGGTAAGTATATGAAGTCTATGGATCATACCATAAAAACAGATGAAATCGTCACAAGAATGTCCGCATCTGGTCAAGATGGATTAGGAATTCAAAGAGTTAATCCCACTGGACAAAACTATATTGAGAATTATGGATATTGGATATACCCGTTTGAAAGAGATGCGCAGGGAAACATTGTTCAATCAAGTTATTTTATGAGTGACAGTTTATGTTCTGCCCTACTCGACTATGAAATATTGGTCGAAAATAATGCGGGATTGTTCTCGGGATATCTAGATTATCTTGAAACATATGAAACAGACTTAAGTACATTAAATGTTGAAATGAACGTGTTACAGAATGAAGAAGCAGCGGTTCAACAAGTGGAACTAGCTCAACAATTTGATGGTAAAATGTTTAAAGAGAAATATGAACATATTGACAATACTCAAAGAACTTTTTCTTTAAATGCTTCTTATGCGTATGCCGTTATGATCAAGATTGCAAATAACAATGGGTTAAGTGTTTATCTTGATGGGCAAATTAAACCAACCGTTATAGGTCAGTGGGTTGTACTAGGTAAGGTGAACAATATCTCTCTTACCAGCGTTTCAATTTCTGGAGGAAACTCAGAAGTATTTATTGAAGTTGCAAATATTAGTATTTCTGAAAATGAAACTTCAGGAAACGAAGAAGCAATCATTAATAGATATTGTTTAGATCACAAACAAGATCAAATTACAACAAAGCAAAATGAAATTAACATTAAGACAAATGATATCAATACTGTTAAAACTCAAATTACCTCTCTTCAATCGCTTCTGTCTGCTGAAAATAACTTCACTACTGAACAATTGCGCGAATTGAACTTATTCATGTATGAACGTAAATATAATGATGAAAATATTATTGATGCACAAGATTTATATGATGCCACTAAAGAAAAGTTCAATGAGTTACAACAGCCTCAATTAGATATATCTATAGACATTGTTAACTTTCTAGAAGTTATTGAAGAACAAGCAAATTGGAATAAACTTAATCTTGGTGATTTTGTAAATGTAAAATACGAACCGACCAATACCAATATAACAGCTAGAATCACACAGATTGATTATGACTACGAAGAGTTTAAAATTAAATTGGTTCTGTCTAATGCAAAAAATGCAAATGATGAAGAAAAACGTTTAGAGAAATTTCTTAAGAATACACAAAATACCAATATCACAGTCGATATAAATAAGAACCCTTGGGGAAAAGCAGTTATAGATACATCGGAAATGAGCCAATTATTCGAAAATTTCTGGAACAAAATTACCAATGAAATTAATATGGCTTCAAATGAATATGTAACTCTTGATCGTACAGGATTGACAATCGTTGATCCAAATGACCCATTGAGATTCCTGAGGGCAACACATGGAGTTTTGGCATTGACCGATAACGGCGGACTACTGTATCGAACTGCAATTTCCGCAAGTGGCATCATAGCAGAGCAAGTACTGGGCAAAATAATTTTGGGTCAGCGCGTCGTCATAGGCACAAATGACGGTATTTGGATGACTGAAGGGCCACAGACAACAATTACTGACAGGTATGGTCGTATCGCAATGAAATTTGGCCTGTATGAAGAAAACCCAGACTTGTATGGAATAGTAGTCAATCGATACGATGGATATCTTCCAGATTCCGCACTTATAAACAGAATAATCATTAATTCCGAGGACGGATTCAAAATCCAGCGATGGACAGGAGCAGCGTTTGAAGACAAGCTATACGCTGATTATCAGGGCTATCTCTTCTCTGAAGATATGACAACAAAACGTCTCAAAATTGTATCCGATACAGATGAATTGATGTTGGACAGCTATACAAAATTTATGGACATCGGGAAATTTGATAATATTCTAACGGATGGGAAATTAACTTCACTAGAAAAATTACAGGTTCTTGGTGAACGTACAAGAATAATGAGTGAGTATGTTAAGTTGCTTGCTCAAGCCAATGATTATAAGACTACCACAAGAGATTCAACTATTAGAATTGACCCTTCTAATTTAACAAATACTTATAATACATTAATTGATTACCTCTCCCCCCTACTCGACGATATGAATGCTACAACATCTGTTGATCGAAGCGAGTTTATCCAGAGGTTTAAAGATTACTACGATGAAGTTACAAATATCATCAATGCTATCAATGATTCGATTCGGTACTCATCTGTGCAACTTGGAACATATTATAACAATGTGGTCATGACAAGCGAAGACGGTATTTTAGTTACTCGTAGTGATACTATGTACCGTACAGTGATGAATGCAATTAAAGGATTCGCCATACAAAGAAATACAAATACCGCCGAAGATCCAATATGGCAAGATTTGTTCTGGGCCGATACGAACGGATGGATTACAGCAGAAGGATTAAGAATTAATAATTCATTCTTTACCGAAGGCGATATTACAGCGGCTAATATTAATGGATCTTCTATTACATTACGCTCTCCAGATGGTGGAGTGATGAAACTATTCCCAGGATTAAACAAGGGGTTTTGGGCTGGCATAAATGCCGAAAATCCAGAAGATGCTCCTACATGGATTAAAATGGATGGTACAGCAATTTTCAAGAAGTTAATTGTTACCAATGGTAATAATGAATTAATGATAGATAGTGAAAACAATCTAATTAATTTCAATAACTGGAGTGCGACAGGAATCGCGGCTCTTGATGCTCAATTGATTAGTGCAAACATGGTTAGTGCGGAACTGGGATATATTTCGGATATTGTTGCTAAGTCACTATCTACAATGACTAGGGCAGCAATTGCAGGTTGGTCTAACTTTATTGAGATTCAAGGAAAAACTATCGATTGGGTTACAGGACATGTTGTTCAGGGAGAACAAATTACCGTAAACGGAAAACCTATGTACTGGGTCAGTTCTTCTCAAACAGGATTAATGACTACTGATGTCACACCGTGGCCCGTTTATAAGTACAGTTCTGATGACAATAATAAATTGGTCAAAATGAGAGCTGGATTTGACGGCGATGGCAACGATGCAAATCCTTTTATCGATATGGGTATTGGTGACGGATCACCAAACGGAGCCAAAGCAAGAATTTATAAGTACAATGGTGGCTGGAAAGTTAGTTATGGTAGTAGTAACTATGGCAAAGATAGAAGTATTGATTTACGAGATGACGGTATAACTATCTTAAGTGACGGAAGTAATTTTAATGCTAAAAGCAAGGATTTTAACTTCATTGTTGATTCTGGCATATATAAAATTTCTTTATCTAATGGCTCAACTTTTGAAATATCACCAACTAATGGACTAAGTGGGAACATCGTTGGTCCAATTAATTTAACTTCTTCTGGCCCTATGAATTTTAAAGCTCCATCTTATAATTTTGATAACTAAACAATCTAATACTAAGTGCCGATATATATGGTATATACTGTAATTCGGCATATACCATATAATTATCGGAGGTACTTATGAAAAAAATATCTACATTCATCCTGGGTGCTGTTGTTGGAGTGACTCTTACTGCTGGAACAGCCGCAACAGCAGCGACATTTCTCAAGGCAACACCAAAAACAGTCAAAATTGTAGTGGGTAGCAATCAAAAGGCAGTAGAAGCTATGAACGTAAACAATAAACTGTATGTTTCAGTTCGTGACGCAGGAAATTCATTCGGATACTCAGTTAGCGGGGTAACAACTTCTACAGTTGCATTCAAAGAAGGAGTGACTACCAGTTCGGGAAGTACCCAAACTTCTGGAACAAGCACAGGAAGCGCAACATCAACTAAAGAGGGAGGGGAATATGTGGAGGGGCTACACGACAAGTATTCCACTGATGGAAAATTAGATGCTGATAAAATTAAGGCTGCAATTGCAGCGGGGGAAATTACGGTTAATGCGCAGGATAAAGAAACCGGAAATAGCATTTTGCACTACGTTGTTTTAGAAGATAATTTCGCTGTGTATTCAGTGATTAAAGTAAATGCTTTGAATGTTAATATTCAGAATAAAGATGGTCAAACACCATTACATTTGGCTGTAATAAATGAAAGAATTTTTTACTTGGCGGAACTTAAGGATTATAAAGCAGATGCAAAAATTAAAGACAATGCAGAAAAACGTCCGATAGATTATGCCGTCAAAAACTCGTCTACCTATATCAGTCTTGAAGTATATATGTTGTAATAAAATATCATCATAATAAAAAAGACCAACTGTGATAAGTCGGTCTTTTTTATTATGTCTATTTATTTACGTTTGGAGAATAATACACCCCATTCTTCCCTGCTTCTATATACACATCGTTCGGAATCCATGCAAGTTTATAGTTTAATACTTCTGCTATCTCTTTAATTTCAGAAAATTTTATGGTTCCACGTGTCAATTTGTTGTTTAGATTTTGTATAGTATCTTCTCTACCATATTTTTTATTAAGACTTGATACTAGCTGAGACATAGTTATGTCATTTTGTATTAATAACATTTGAATTTCTTTTTTTATGTAAGAAGACATTATTTGATCACCTCCACCCTAATTATAAAGTAAAAATAAATAATTTCAATAGTAAAAATTTCCAAAATATTTGTTGCATTATTATACTTCATAATGTAATATTACACTATAAAGTATAAGGAGATGGTTCAAATGCAAACCAAAGTCCAATTCATTACCAATTTACATGAAGGCATCAACATCTACTACGTCTTAGATCAATTTGGTCGCACATGGCACACTGTGGCCTCATCCCCATCAGAAGCAAAAAATAACATCAAGTTTGGTGAGGATGCTCTGACGTATAAATTATACACTACCGAGAAATTTGGTGAAAGTCTTCCCCAATATGATTTCAAAAATCTGATTCTAGATATACTGGAGCAAATGGGATTGCAAGATACATATGAGTATGAGGAGGTTGTGGGTTGGGACAATTGGGAGTGCTTTAAATTCATGAAACGATCATCCCTTCATCCTTGTGAATTACTTTTAGAAATTCAAAAATCAAACATGAACTTTGATCATTGTGCGGGATAATCATCTGAATTGTTTCCCCGGTGGAAAAAAGTTACTCATTTACATAGACGAGCTTAGTTGAGTTGATATGAGAACTATGAATCGCCCAAACAGGTTGAAGACGATTAGTTGACTCATACATAAAACTATGATAAGGGATGATTTTTAATGATTAAGACTTTTGAGCACGAACTATTTGGACAGATTAGAACGACTGTGAAAGACGATGAAGTGTATTTCAATTTGTATGATACTGGCTTGGCATTGGGTTATACAAAAAAGAATGGTATTGGCACTGTATATCTATTTAAAGATAGATTGGCAAAAATTTGCGAATCCTTTGATATTACTGGTGTGTACGGCACGTACACAGATGAAAAAGCCATGATTACCAAAGAAAGTGATTTTGAGAATTTGTATATTATCGAAGAGAACATTTACGATTTGATTTTTGAGTCTCAGGCAAAAAATGCTCGATCATTCCGTAAATGGGTTACAAGTGATGTCCTCCCTGCTATTCGTAGAGACGGAATGTATGTTTCCGAAGACGCTACACACGAACAAGTAAAATTCAATCCAGATGTATTCATGTCTAATCTTGATGATTATAATATTACAAAGCTTTATGATTTGATTGAGGCATTTCTTTCTTTCCACAGAGAGAAGAAAACGAGACTTCCTTTTAAACGCAAAAGTGCCAAGCATCACGGAAATAAGAAATTCAAAGATCATATCGACAGTATGGAAGAAATTCGAGATCAATTGATGAGTTTTCTTGAGGCAAAAATACATCAATTTAATGATTCCAATCAAGCTGGATTGGCACAAGAATATGTACGGATTAAGGGCATGGTTCACTGGAAAGTTGAAAACATGAGATATCGGACTGCTGCTTGCAAATAATTCTAATAAAGAAAGTGTCTCTGCTTACTTGAGACACTTTTAGTTTGTCTCGCCAACAACATCCCTCTCATCCGTATCCCATATTGGGATTATGATCGTATCGAGGAAATATTGGACAAAGAGTTGTCTAAATTAGGACTAATATCACACAAGACTACTGTAAGCATTCAATAGATTATAGACCTATAGACATGTGAGTGGTAAAATATTACTACAAAATGTCTATAGGAGGAAATAATTTTGAAAAAATTATCATTCATTGTTTTGTCGGTTTTGATCTTAATATTATCTGTTCCATCATTGTCTTCTGCTGCAACAAAGTCTTCTTCTCCAAAATCAACAACTAAACCAAAACCTACTATCGTTGCATCTGGAAAACTCAAAGGAACGATAACTTGGCAGTACAATGATTATGTTGGTACAAAGCCAGACGTAGGTGCAGAAATATATTTGATTCCAGTTAAATTAAAGAAGAACTCGCTTGCTATTTCTGATTTTGTAAAGGTTGCCGATAAAAAAATAACTGCGAAATCAGTAGGTATTTATTATACTGTTGCAAATGGATATGGAAATTTTGAAATCAACAATATTCCAGTCGGCGATTATGTTATTTATGTCGTTTCAATGAAGACTTTAAGAGATGTGTTAACGCCTTATAACGACGAAACTGCTAACAAGCTACTGAAACCATACATTAAAAATTGGAATGACTTTTTAAAAGGCAGTATTCAAGCATCCAAGAGTGTAATTGATACAATGACAGTCGAAAAAAATCAAACAATAGATTTTAGTTTTGATTTTGGAAACACAGTATACTAATTTATATAACTTCTCTAAGCGCCTCCCATAAGGCGCTTTTTTGATATCATAACGATTAGTACTATCCCCAATTCGGGTAATAATATATATCGAGTGTGAACATTTTATGCACCAAGCCTTACATGGTATCATATTTATTTAGTTCAATCAACAAAAATTTGCTGTCAAGACGTATCTTTTCACCATGTTTTGTGGCATAATAATAAATACAGGGTGACAGAACACCCGTTCGTAAAAGATATGTGTTTGATTTGACAATTTGCATATCTTGTGTTAAAGGAGGGATATTGATGGACGTAATTGATGTTGCGAAATGGTTTATAAAGAACGATTACGATGAGCCAAGAAACACAATTGATGGCAATATGAAATTACAAAAATTGCTATACTTTTCTCAGTTAGTGCATCTAGCTAAGTATGGAGACAAATTATTTGATGAACCAATTAATGCATTTGTAAATGGTTCAGTTGTTGAAAAAGTTAGATTAAAATATCGTGATGATCATAGACAATTTGTGCAAGAATCAAAGTCATTTGAAGATGATTTAGATGAAACCATACAATATACGTTATCTGTCGTAAAAGATGTGTTTGGTGATGTTGATGCAAGGGAACTTTCTAATTTAAATCATCTTCATGTTGGATGGAAAGAAGCCTTAGAAAAATCCGAGATAAGTAAGGGGAAATATTATAAGCCTCTAAGTATTATCTCATATGATACAATCATGGAACATGATATCGAAAGCATTAAAAAGGTTTTGGATGCTCATGAATCAACTATAGATTCAGGAAAAACTTTTGAATTAATAAACGGCGTTAAGTTTTATTATGATCCAGAAGAGATTAGTTTTGATGATGACCTCCTAGAACAACTCGCATCATTCCAAGGAGAGGAATCCGCCTATATTGTTCATATGGACGAGGACGGTCTGGTATTTTATTAATTAATTATGGATATTCAATGTGGCAATGGACTGTGGCTAAAATGTTTCTTCGCTAATGGCAATGAATGTGGTTATCCAAGGCCATTTTTAGTTATTTCCTGTAATGAGACCACTGGAACCATTCAATTATTGAATGTTTCATCAGTTTTGGGTAAAGAAAGAAAATTATTAATGGACTCAAACTTGCAAATTATGAGACATAATCCACCATTTCCAGATGCGTCTTTTGTTAAGCTTGATGAAGTTTATGGGTTAGACTATTTTCCGAAATTAATTAATTCAATAAAGAACCAAAATTTACTTCTTGAGGATGAGTTAAATAAAATAACGGAGGAATTTAGATCATATAAAGCAACCAATACTGTACTAAAGGTATCTTTTTCTTATCAAGACCTTATTTCTAGAAATAATAAATTAAGATAAGAGAGTAGTCACTCCCACTCCCCTCAAAAGGAGTGGTTTTTTGTTATGTAAAAACAATCTCATGAAAGTCATGTTTTATAAGAAAATAGTTCTCTCAAAGCCCTTATAAATCAAGGGTTTTTTATTATGTCTTTTTTAAGGAAGTGATAACTATCGCAAATGTTGCAATAAATGGATCAAAAATAACGGAGTCTATTAAATCTGGGCATGTTACCTACAATATTTACTATTGGCAAGACGGCGATGAATTTACAAGTGGACATTGGAGTTATTCGGGGCCGGGATCAACTGGGGCAAAAATTACAGGAACAGTTACTGCTACATCTACAATGAAAGTTAATGGAGTAAGTGTGGCAGTTGTTGGCGATGTTACAAATGAAACATGGATAGCAGATCCTCCTATCCCATCTGATGATGGATATAATAAATACGTTGCAACATCTCCGACATCTGGTAGTGGTCAAGGTTCGATTACTGGTGGAAACAGTAAGAATGTAAAACTAAATGGAAGTCTTATCGCTATAGTTGGTTCAGAAGTAACAACGTGTTTGGGTAATACCACGACTATTGAGGACGGAAGTTCATTATTTAATATGTAAAGCGAGGTGAATAAATGACAATACGCGACTCCCTCTACTTTTCTTATGCTGGAAAAAAATCTGTCGATTATGGAATTTATAATGTAAATATAAATGGCGGAATGCAAGAGGAACCATTTGCGGCTTCACGAGAAATCCAAGAAGAAAAAATAAAAGGTCGTGATCGCCCCTATTTCCAAAGTGTTGAAAAGCAGCCACTTCAATTTTCAGTTTCATTTGCTTTTGAAGATGCTTGGGACACACAAAAACTTAGAGAAGTAACAAGATGGCTGACAGAGCACGATTATTATCAAGAACTATATTTCACTAATGAACTTGGAGTGAACCCAGAAAAGGTTTACTATGCGTTGGCGGTTGATGATTCAACTATAGTCCATAATTGTCTTCGACAAGGATACGTAAATCTCACCTTTCGCTGTGACGGAGCATATGCTTATTCGCCTATCACAACTTCACCACTGTATAAATGGAGAGAAAGTACATATTCAAATAATATTACTGATTTTTCTTCTGGTGAAAAAAAGTCAGTTATTGAAGATGTTGAAGGAAATTTAGTTTTGAATCCTCATCGCACTAAATGGAGTGACTTTTCGCCTACAATGAAGTGGTATGAATTAGATCAACTTTATACATAAGAGGTGACCATATTTTAAGAAAGGAGTAAAAAATGTCAACAACCACTACAAAATTAGGACTTATTAAGCCAGATTATGCAACAGACGAATTAGAATCAACACTGAATGCTCTTGCCTCTAATTTTCAGAAAATTGATGATGTATCAACTGATTATGCCGATTCGCCGCCCACTTCTGGCACATGGAATTCAAAACATGTAATTCATGCAAATCTATTATCTATTGGCGGATATGTTGGATGGATTAATCTTCGCACTGGAGTAGCTGCCCCAAAATGGGGCGGTATACAATCGCATTCTAACGGAGATCATGCAGTTCCAACGAACGATAATGGTCATTATTACACATGCATTCAAACTGGCTATTCTGGAATTACAGAACCAATCTTCCCTGTTTCAAATGGCGGAGAGGTTCAAGATACACGAGGAGGCAATACCTGGCTAACAAATCATCTGTATAGCGTTAACGATATTGCACTTCCCACTATCAATAATGGAAGATTCTATGTTTGTATCCAACCTGGTGAGTCTGGTGATGTTGAACCAAGCTGGTCAACAATAGACGGATCAACAACTTATGACAATAATGCTGTTTGGCATAGTTATAAAATTGCCAGATGGAAAGAGTCTGGAACTGCTGCACTTTTTAGACCATTTGGAAAGATAGAGTGATTATATGAGCAGATGGATACAATTAATAAATTTAAGCGGAATATATACCTCTCCCCCATTTTCAATTCCTATTGAAGCAGATGGAGTTATAAGTAAAGTTTCATGGGATGCTGATACACCAGAAGGAAGTTCTATTGTTGTTCAAACACGATATACAACAGACGGTTACAATTGGTCTGAATGGCGAAACTGCACAAACAATGGACAAATCCCCGAAGTTAATGAAGATATGAGTTTGTATAACTTACAACTTGTCTTCAGAGTTTTATTTAATTCAAGTTCATATGACACATCCCCAAAGTTCAAGAATATTGCTTTTGATTTTGAGCCTGTCATAGTGTTTAACAATGATGGTGATAAAATTTGTAACCCTGAAATATGGATTACAAAAGTTGAAAATGGCGATTTTAGTATCGTTAATTTATCGCATAACAATGATGAGTTTAAATTTGCATCGCTAGTCAATAATGAAACGGTTTATGTTAACAACGAAACACAAGATATTCAGACAAGTCTAGCAGTTACATATCGATATAAAGATTTTAATGATAATTATCTATCCTTTCCAATAGGTAAGAATGTTTTGAAAATTAATGGAAAAGCAGATATTAAGTTTCGTTATCAATTTAAATTTGCATAGTAAGGAGGTGATTATTTGCCAGATTTAATTACTCAACTACAATATAACGATCCGCTAGTTATTGTTGCTCGAAAAGGAACAACTGGAGATCCGTTTAAAGAAAGAACGGATTCTTTGCCTATTATTAATGGGATTATTACTTTGTGGGAAATTCCATCAATAACTGAACGTGTAACCATTGCTGGGATGATTGAAATTGATCAGGAAATTTTTGAACAAAGAAAAGTAATCGCTGAGAATGAATTTCTCGTCCATTACTCAACTGGCGTAGTACAATTTCATTCATCGCTTGAAGGAACAACTAAGTTATGTCGGTATAAGGGTCGCGGCTTAATTATGTATCCTGCTTCCAGAATCTACGCGATGATTAGCCGTAATCCAGATGTTGTTACTACCCTACAGGATTATATTACTGAAATTGAAATAAAGCTTGCTGAAAATACTGACTTAATTAACAGAGTTGAAAGCTTATTATTAGAAACCAGATTGGTGATTGATGAATCAAGATTGTCAACCGATAATGCTAATACTGCTGCGCAAGCTGCAAATAACGCTGCTGATTTAGCATTAGATGCCTATAATACTACTCGTCTAGTGTTTAAAAATCCTGTCGCAAGAGAGCAAGACTTACATACTACATACCCCTTTCCGTCTGTTGGTTGGACGGTACAAACATATACGAATGGTAAAAGGTATCGGTTTGACGGTAATGACTGGATTGAAATTGATGTATTTGGCTCTAATCTACAGGCGGTTAATGAGTTTAAAGATGGATTGATGACTATTGCAGATTATTTAAAACTAAAGTCATACCCAGATTCTATGAAAGATAGAATCATATCATTTTCTCTCCCCGATGCAGTTCAGGGTGTAATTGAGAACTTTATACCCTTTCCATTTAATGGACAACTGATTGAAATGACTGGATATTGTGAAATTGCTGGAGAGATGGTAACAGAAATATCTTTAGAGAGATCGAGAAACTTGTTGAATTGGACAGAAATTACTAGCCGAAGATTGAGATTCCAACCGAATCAACATTTTGATGATAAGTTAGTCACTTTTAATAACAACACCATTGAATCTGGAGATATTTTTCGGATTAATATGAACACTCAAGGATTAGGAATTTATAACATAACTATTAATTTGAAAATACGAATATAAATAAAGGAGAAAATACATATATGAATCCAATTGTGAGCTGGTATAACGCGACAAACGCTGCACCTGTAACAACACCTTTTAATTTTGGGGTTATCGATGCAGATGACCTATCCACCGTTTTTACTTTTAATATTTGGAATAATAAAGGTGGAGCAACCGATGTCTCTAAGATGGAAGACTGCACAATTACCACTCGTGACATGAGTGGTGGTTTGGGAAATACAGTTGGAAGTGAAATCGAAGTAGTTAAGAATAACTGGTTTCACTGCCAAGTTGACTCCCTTGGTGAAACCGATCTTACACAAGAATCTAGCCGTATTGGTAAAGATTATTCAAAACCGATTGGTACTACAGGTTCTACAACCAAGGATAACTCAGGAGCAAGTTACCCAACTCCAATTACTCCTGCCGCAAGAGAGATTTTAGGAGTGAAAAATAATGGAGTTCCAATTGACGCCGCTGGTAACTTTGTAACAGTAAGTCTGCAAGCCGATGTGCCTCTTGAAGCTAAGAGTGGACAGCAAGCGTTTAAAATTCGGGTTTCTTACCGTTACGTTTAAGAAATAAAAAATACATAATTTACATTAGAGACACATTTATTTGTGTCTCTTTAGTTTTTAAAATCTCACAATACAATGGGAGGAAGTTTATGATTTTAGGAAATTCACAGTACAGGTATTCTCCTGTGAAAGAAGCACAAAATTTTGTTTGGGTTGCGGACTATATGGATGGCACATATTTGTCTGAATATAACTTGGACGACAGAATAAAGAACGACTACTATCAAATAGATAAACATAAGCTAATTAGGTTTGGATTAATAGGTATGGGATCACAAATCTATTTCGATGTTGCAAATGGAATATTCAATGTAAATAAAAACCGAATACAGGTATCCTACGTTGCTAATGGTGTTGAATATCCATTAACAGGTAGGGCATTTTTATATAATGACATTACCCAATATAAGAGAGCTTGGGGTGATGGCAAACTCTTATCAAAAACCGCTAGTGGTAGAATCAGAAACAATATCATTGAACATGTTATTGGCTACAAAAAAGCAATGGACTTAGCTAATGTTAATATTAATTTTAAAAACTTACTGCATATCCCTCAAAATAAAAATACGCCTCCTTTTTTAGAAATAAAAATATCCGTAGATAAGGAATTAGATGGTGAATTGATTTTTAGAGTCAATGGCTTAATTGCAAACAAACTACATGCACCTTTACTAAAAAATCGTGCAGGAGTTTATAATTGGGAACTAATTTAACTCAAAGGAATGATATATAATGGAAGGATTTTATACGGATGCATATGGGCGAGTTTGGGGAAACAAGACAGTTGATGAAACGGTTGTAATCACTTCATCTAACAATGAAATTACTATTTCATCTGCTGAAGATACATATACTTTTAGCGTTCCAACGGGAATATATAAATCCATGTATGTTACAAGTAGTTCAGAACTTGTAGACGCGATACACACAACTATACAGTCAAACTCCTACCCTATTGATGTCTTTTTGGGTGGACTCCACAATGATGTAAAATACAATTCTATTGTTTTTAGACTCTCTGACGGTACGGAAATTACCAGTATTAGCGGAACATTCTTTGATAACTTCTTCAACTCCATATAAAGGTTGGTGAATAAATGGCTACACAAGAAATAGGGATACCGATTGATTTAAGCAAAGGGATATTCAATAATACGGTATTTCTTAATGGAAAATTGCAGTTAATTGAACTCGCTAAAGATGATAATGATGTTCCAATTTATCCACCTGAAGGTTATTGGATATCAGAATCTATTAGAGTTGCCGACAAGGTTACATCTTTTAAGTATATTGCAAAAAGCATCACTGGATCAGGAAGTTATAAAATTTATACCCAATCATCACCCAACGGATTTACTTGGTCTGAGTGGCAAGAGATTAATTATACTAACGGAAGCATACTTACGCCTGTTGGATATTATGCAAAAATAAAAATATTTATATATGCGGGAAACACTAACGTGACTTTTACTATTGATGATTTTGCCGTAGTGGATAAATATATAAATCCATATATCAACTCATCTTACGGAGTTTTGGAACTGAAAAAATCATACACCTCTCCCCTAGTCATTGATGGGTCATGGGCAGATGATGGAGTTTTAATGAAAAGCTCTGTAATACAAAAAACGAATTATAAAAAGATAGATAAAATAGAAATTTCTACCCAGTAGGAGAAAATAGAGGTGATATAGATGGCGATTCCGGCAAGCACAGGTCAACTTCGAACAAAAATAAGTAATATGGAGATTGGCGATTATATTATTTGCAAATATGTCGCTTCAAGCGGTGTAGTAGGAACCTTCAGCGAATTAGGAACTAGTGTAGCTGCTGAGATTTCGACTTCTGCCGCAGCCGCGCCGAACGGGGCTTTTTATTTTGTGAAAATTGATAAAGGTTTGCTTTGTAGTGATCGTGTAATTCAACATACAATTTCATGGGATACGCTTAATGCAGCCAAAGTCATTCAAGGTTTGCCCTGGGCTGCTGACAATTTAATCCCAACCATGACAAGCAATACTACCCCCAGCGGTATAGTGAGCGCAAGTAGTTTTTGGACCAATGATCCGAGGTATGATGCATGGAAAGCTTTTGAGCCACTTACTAGCGCTGATTATGCATGGTATTCAGGTGCGATGCCTACAGTTGGTTCTCCGCAAGATATAGCATATGATTTTGGTTCGCCTAAAAAAATTGGAATGTTCAGGATTACTGCGCCCACCAATACAAACGCAAGCCCCAAAACATTTACGTTTGAAGGATGGGATGGATCGCAATGGATAGTGATCCAGAGTTATTCGTTAGGGACTTCGTGGTCGGCTGGGGAAAAGAAAACGTTCTATGCAAACAACTCGGAATTCTTTAACAAATATCGCATTAATATAACTGCAAATGACGGAAATACTTCTTACACAGGTATAAGTTATCTTGAAATGTCAGAAACAGGAGGAAACATCCGTTCTTTTTCGGGTGGGGTAGCACCACTAGATACAAACCAGGGAGCATCGACTTCTGGTGACAAAGGATTGGGTGGGTGGCCCATCAATAACGAATGGGATCGCTTTGTCGCGAACTTCCCTTCTGCAAAAATTCAGTCAGGAAAAACATTAGATGACGTTTTTCATTGGAAGAATATATATACATGGTCACAAGAAACTCCAATTCTGGCGTGGGGCGCAAATACTTTACGCATTCTTCGCGGTGGTGGAACAGCAACAGAAAAAGCTATAGCCAGCACTGCATCTTCAGTGGCAAGTACTAGCTATGGCTTTCGACCATTTTTGGAATATAAGGAGGTGTACTAGATGGCTACAATTGGACAAGCTTTAACTACACCCGAAGCTGGTTGGAAACGATATGAGGAAACAAGTGCTTCATTCAAGTATTTTGGGTCGTCTTGGGTGACTAGTACGTCTGCAAATTACTCAGGAGGAGCGAGTAAGTATACAACAACGGCAAGCTTGCATTCTGTATCATTTAAATTTACAGGGCCTAAGTTGAGAATCGTATCCTATAGAGGCACAGACCGCAACCCCGCTATTAACCTCGTTATTGATGGTGTATCGTACACATACTCTGCTCAAGGAGTCGCAGGTAGTATGATACTATTATTTGATAAGACTGACTTGACAAATGGGACACATACAGTTGTTGTTTCCGCTAATGATGCATCTGCTACTAAGATATTTGAGTGGGATGCTATTGATATAGACTCAACAGGTCGCCTTTATCATCCAGACGAAGTAACTGATCCAAAAGATTTGGTGGTTGGCAAACGAATCCGCTGCCATTATTCGGCTTCTTCTAATGTAGTGGGTGCATTTAGCGGGTTAGGACAAGAAACATCGGATTTTATTCCTGTTGCAAGTTCTGCGACACCTAATGGCGATTTCTACTATATTATGTGTGAAGATTTTAATAAAAATAAGATTTTAGTTGCAGATAGAAATGTCCAAAGCAATATATCATGGGATGTATTGAACTCAGCGGGAATTGCTTCGGGTAGTGGAATACAAAATATTTTAAATGCCATACCAAATATAACATCTGATACTAGTTCTCTCGGTATAGTTACTTCTGATAGTTTATATGCTAATACATCATGGGCACGGTGGAAAGCTTTTGACGGTAATGGGGCTGTTGCTAATCATTATGGATGGTGCGGGGCAGTAATAAATAGTGGGTGGCTCGCTTATGATTTCATAGTTCCTAAAATAATTAATTCGTATAGTTTATTGCCAAGTCAAGCGTCACCTTCAGTAAACAACGGATGTATGCCTAAAAACTGGACATTCGAAGGTTGGAATGGAAGTCAATGGATTGTTCTCCATCAGGTAACAAATGAACCATCATGGGGAACTGCGGCTGTAACAACGACGAGGGTTTATAATTTTAATAATACAACCCCGTATTCAAAATATAGAATCAACATATCAGCAACTATTAGCGGAACTTATGAGCCTGTTATTGGACAAATGGGAATGTTTGAGAATACAAACTACTCCAATACAACTCGTCTTCTTACAGGTGGCATAACATCTACTGATAAAGATAATGAATGGGATAAATATATTGTCAACTCAACGTTGGGCGGTACAATCACGGCAGGAGATAACAACGTATGGAGCTGGAGTGGAATATACAGTTGGGCATCTACAACAACCGCTGCTGGTGGTTATAGAGTAATAAGAGGTAGCGGTTTGGCTAATAGCTATTCGAATCTAGCAACAAGTTCTACTGCTGGATTCCGTCCAGTTCTTATCATTGAATCTAACCCACAAACCAGATTTTTAATTAAAGATCAAAACGAATATAAAACTTTTGAAACATCATGGAACACGATATCAACAACTTTACCTTCAAAAGATACTTTTATTAGTGATGGCATAACAGACTTAGCAATTTTAAATCGAAAAGCGACAATAATCCATCAAGTAATGTCTAATAATGGAACGTTAGGTAACGGCAAGACTTTTAAGACAACAATTGATTTAAATAAATATTTTGAAATTCAGAAATTAAATATGAAGTAGGGCGAAACGCTCTACTTCTTTTATTTTGCTAAAATAACGATTTTACTTTGAAATAGACAGTTTAAAACCTAGTTGTAACAAGGTTTTAAAGAGATAGGAGAGTGAGAGAATGGGTAGTTTTGGTGTAAATTTAATACCACAAATGACTTCAATGACTGCCCCAGGCGGTGTGGTTACTGCAAGTACGCAATCAAATACTAATACAGCTTGGAATGCCTTTAATAGAGATACAGCAGATATAGGATGGAACACCGCAAGCGGAACACTCATAGGATGGTTAGCATATGAATTTTCAACAGCAACAGTGATAGATGCTTATGTTAACTACGGATATACTGATAATAGATCGCCTAAAAACTGGACTTTTGAAGGTAGTCAAGATGGTACTACTTGGGTTGTGTTAGATACAAGGACGAACGTTACTTCTTATGCTACACCACAGGAGTTTACTTTTACAAATACAGTTGCTTATAAAAGATATAGAATCAACGTAACCGCGAACAATGGTAGCACAACTTTTTTAGGAATTAAAGAGTTAACAATGCACAAACAGTATCTAAATAAAATCTTACTTTCGTCCGAAAATAATGTAAAGTCAATAAATACTGAAAAAAATATGGTCGTGAATACTGGGTCTAGCGTGGCATTTAACAATAAAGTAGTAACTGCAAGAAATCTTGCACAGACAGTTATGTTTAAGGTGAAAGTAGATAATTTACCATCAGGAACAATGGATATAATCAGCCATATAAACTCAGGCAATGTTAGTAAATTTAAAGCATCTATAAGTACCATTGGAACAGTAGTTATATATTCCGCATACACATCTTCATTAGCTTCAATTAATCTACAAACCAACTCTCCTTTACTAAATATTTGTGATGGTAAATGGCACGACATAGCGTATACTTGGGACGGTACAACGAATAGCGGTGCAGCTAAATTGTATGTCGATAATATGACTACGCCCTATACGACTCAAACTGTTTCGAATATTCAAACTACTGAAACTACGGGATATTTAACCGTTGGTAATGGGACTTTTGGCAGTTTTAATATAAAAGATTTTGCTTCGATCACCAGAGTTGCTACTACACAAGAATTATCGGATTTTAAGGCAGGAAGCTTATCGCTATCTACAGCGAACATGAATGCTTATTTTAAATTTCAAGATAGCAAAAATGGTACAGTAGACAATTTGGTTACTGGAACAACGATAAGTGGCGTTGCCAATAATGTTGATTTTGTTTTCCCAAAGATAATAGACTTAAAATCATCTAGCGAACACAACTTTCTAAGTTATGGTTTAGACAACTCTCTTTTGGTTCCAGATGAAATCGAAGGAATTACCGATATCAATGATGCATCAGTTAATTTAGGTACAGGAAAAACATTTTCGCACACAATTGATTTATCGAAGAGGAAAATAAATAAGATATTATTTCAGTAAGAAGTGGGGTTAAATGCTCTACTTCTTTTTGTTTTGTTTAAATGAAATGTTTTATTTAGTAATGAATTAGATGGGAAGGCGAGAAAATGCCAACATATAGTGCAAATATAGTTCCGCAAATGACAGCTAGTAACGCACCAACACCATACGTGATATCTGCATCATCACAAATAGATGCAACCAGCTATCCAGCATGGAAAGCATTTAATAGGAGTGTTACAGGTAATTTTCAATCATGGTTAACTCCTGCTGGTACGTTGACAGGATGGTTGAGAATTGATTTAGGCGTTGCTAGAATTGTTGGGAAATACTCCCTTCAATTGAGCAACGAAAGTGGATTGGATATATGTATGCCTAAAAACTGGACTTTTGAAGGAAGTAATGACACTTCAAACTGGACTGTTTTAGATACAAGAAGTAATGAACCTTCATGGACTGCCAACGCAAGGAGAGAATACACATTTAGCAATAATACTGCTTACCGATATTATAGAATCAATGTAACCGCAAATCAAGGAAGTATCAATTATCTTGCAATATCCGAAATGGAATTGATGGAAGTTTCAATTTTAAATAAATTCTTGATTTCATCAGGTAACGAGTATTATGCTGCTCGTCCAAAGACAAAGGGAGCAGAAAAAATAATACCAGTTATGACCACATACACTTCAAATGGAGTAACTGTTACTGGCGATACTGATGGTTCATCCTTTCAGGCTTGGAAGTTATTCGATGGGGTAACTTCGAGCTTATGGTTGTCGAACAACATTTCTTCTTCAGCGAAGGTTGAGATTGATTTGGGTAGCAACAAACAGATTCCTTTCTCTTACACTCTAACAGGAAGTGCTGATACAATTCCTCTATCACCTCAAACGTGGAAAGTTTATGGGAGCAACGGTGATGGTTGGGAAGAATTAGATTCACAAACAGGAATTAAAAATTGGATATTGGGAGAAACCAAGGAATTCACTCTTAAAACGACAAACTCATATAACAAGTATAGGCTGGAAATAATCTCCTCTGTGTCTGATGGGGCAAACAGGAAGTCGGCAAATGAGTTTAATCTAATTGCATGTAAAGAAGGATATGATGGAACAGGGTTAATCATCGAACCCGTGGCAGTAGAAGGCAGTTTCATTAAGAACGGAATGGATAAAAATACTATTGTAAATTTGGATACTGCTTTTAGTAGAAAGTCATTTGTAAATAGAGGGGATACGGCCATTGGTTCTGGTAAAGTATTTAAACAGTCTATCGACTCAACTAAAATACCAATTAAGAATGTGACAATTACATAGAACATAAAATGATTGTTTTATAAGGAAGGAGAGTGAGATAGTATGCCTTACACAAATGTTATTCCTACCATGACAAGCAATACAGCACCTAGCGGTGTTGCAAGCGTGAGTGCTTCCCATGCTTCTTATCCTGCGTGGAAAGCTTTTGATGATGTACTCACTGATGGTTGGGTTCTTGATACCTTTACAGGAACAGCTTGGCTTCAATATCAATTTCCAACAGCGAAAAAGATTAGCAAATATACATTGATGCCACAAACAGGCGCATTAACCAGATCACCAAAGACTTTCAGTTTTAAAGGAAGTAATGACGGTTCTTCTTGGGTCACTCTTGACACAAGAACAAATGAGACAGGTTGGGCTACAAGTACAAAAAGAGAATATACATTCAGCAATTCAACCGCCTATACACACTATAGGCTTGATATAACTGCAAACGATGGTGCAGGAGCATGGGTTTCTGTTGCTGAAATGGAAATGATGGAGTTAATAAACAATAAAACGTTGGTCTTCCATAGTGGTATGTACAAAAAATACGCTTCAAACGTATGGGAAAATGTTTCTTCTTCTCCGACAGAAGCAGACTATCTTGGTGGAATGGACGATATATCAACTATACCTCAATCAGCATGGCAACAATTAACTGGAGCAGTCGAATTATGCTACTACACAGACGACTCAACAAAAACAGAAGCACAATTCAGCATTGAAACTACTCCCTTCACTCTTGCCGAAGAATGGGAAGATCAAATAATTCAAATAATTGAATATACGGACAATGCTTCTCAAACTGAATCAGCAGTTACGACAGAGACGGAAGTATTCACTCTTTACGATGAATTTGGTTCTAGCGTTGATGTTTTATATTATACAGATGATGCGACTAAATCATCGGCAAGCGTTGATATTACTGCAAACTATACACCGTTAGATGAAATAGATGGAGATTTTGAAGTTGTTGCATGGACAGATAATGAAAGTATTGTTGTTGGTAACGAACCAAGTCTCACGTATGAGGCATTACCATTCGAGCAGTTGATAGTCCATCCAACTGATATTAACTCATATGGGACAATTAAATCATTGATTGCAAGTAAGATACCTCAGACTGTTGAAGGAACATTGAGATTTATCGTATCATTTGATTCTGGACTAACGTGGAAGACATATAAATTTGATAAGTGGCGCACAATCTCGATTGCAGATAAAAGCATTATTAAAAAACAAGGAATTAGTATTGAAGTGCTTAATACCATACCAGAAAGTTACTTAGTAGGAGTTAATAAAGTTGGATATTATTTAGATAATAGCATTCATAATAGTGCCGAAAATGTACAATTAGATTATTTAAAAGTAGTATCTAGTGCTCCCACTAATGATGTTAAATTTGATAATTTGGCATTTTATCTGCTAAATACAACGGCTACTATACAGGTGTCGCTACGGGGCAATAAAATTGTTGGAACATTGGACGATGTTGATGCTGGCAAGGTTCAATATAGAGTTATTTTAAATAATACTCCCTATTATCCGTCTTCTGGAGATTTTTCTCCTCTCCTCCCCTCCCCTCTCAACATACAACTCAATCTTTCCGAAAGCAACATTGTATTTGGACAGGAAAATACATTAAGAGTAGAGTTTCAAGATTATTGGGGTCAAACCGATTTCTGGGAAACAACTTTCATTGGAACTTATTCGGGCATCATGTTTAAAGATGAAAGTGGAAATTATTATTCTAACTCTTTAGGTGAAATCTTAAAACACTTGGATTTTGGAGATTTAATTGCTGGTCAGACAACGCTTGAACAAAAAGTTATCGCAAAGAATCAATTAGGCGTACAATTACAAAATCTAATTCTTGAAGTTCAAAAAGAAAATTTACCAGAAGGCGTAACGATTGAACTGTCCCGGTCAAACTTTCCTTTTTCTCCTGAAGACCCCCTACTATTTAATATGTTTTTTAACGAAAACGATGAGTTTGAGTTTTTTGTAAGGATAGTCACACAATTAACAGCAACAGCAACACCAAATGGGCAGTTTGAGATTAGAGCAAAAGCAGATCCAGTATAATCGATCTCAATACAATGAGATAGGAAGTGTGTAAGTGGATGAGTTAGATGAAATAAGTAGTATTATTACGGTAAAAAACAGGCTATCTAATCAAATGCAAGGTAGCTTTACTCTTTATCGTCAAGAGGATAACGATTTAGATAGTAGTATTGTAATAAAGCAAAGTAATGGTGATGATTTACGATCCACCATTACTGTTAAAGTAAGTAAAGATAATGATATAAACTCAGTTATCGATGTTGTGTACACCAAAAACAGTGATATTGACGGTGAAATTGAAGCTGTTGCCGTACAGTACTTGGAATCATACATAGAAGTTAGACCGCATAATCAAATGTTTGGCAAGTTTGAGTTGATGAGCGCACCAAAGGTTACAAAAGTCCTCTCTCCCATTGCAGATGCAACAACTAGAAGCAGAGAAGATTTACATACAATAAACTATGGCGATACACGTAGTATGTTGACTGGTCAAAGCATTGATGAGGAATTTGGAGCGTTTGTACAATTTGCAGACTTCACAGAATCGATTCCTGATCTAAAGTTTATTGAGAGTGCAAAGCTAAGGTTGTACTATACTAATGTTACAAGTGGGGCTAACATTGAGCTACACCAACCAAATACGATTTGGCGTGAAATGGGTGTAACTGATGCAAACAAGCCATTTTCAACAGAGCTTCTTAGCGACACTTTTACAATTAACACTATCCAAAGATATGTTGAGTTTGATGTTAAAGACATAGCCAAGAGATGGCAAGATGGTACTCTAAATAACTATGGTTTTATTATTTTAACACCTGATGATACTCGATATACATTCTTTACACGCGAATCAGATTACCATCCTCAGCTAATTGTAGAATACATAACCTCTCAAATATATAGCATTGGTCGAAGCGAGTTAGAATCCAGCATATTTGTATATGGTAAAGGTAGCAGTGATATATCTGCAAAATTAACCGTAGATAGTGATGTGGGAATAAATAACTTAGAGTCTTATTTATATGTGCATAAACAACAAGACTTTATGTATGGCGATATGATTGCCAATATTCAAATTTCTAAACCAGACTTGTTTTCGACAATGACCATCCAAAGAAGAGAATTTAGTGATTTAGATTCAAGTATCACAGTGGGCGTTCGAAGTATAACAGAAGTTAATTCAGCAATTGGTATCAGTAATCCATATATGGACTCATGGTTAACCGTTGATCCAAATATGTCTATGCCAAGTATTATTACAGTTGCCAAGCCAACCAGTGAATTTTTGGAAGGTAATATAACGGTTAATTGCCCAGATTTTGGCGTCATTCTCTCTGTTTCAGACTATACTAAAGTTCAAAGCAACATTGATGGAAAACTAACCGTAAGAACTTCTGAAGTAGAGGAAACTATTGATTCGTTTATCACCACGTCTCAACCAGACATGAATGCATACTTGGTAATCAGGGCAATTGGTGATAGCGGTGTAGATAGTCAAATCGAAGTTCCTTACTATGATAATATTGATTCTAAGATTGGCTATTCAAGACCTCAAATTGATGCAACCTTAACTGTTAAATATACTACGGAAGCCGAAGGTTATATTTATGTAAAAGACAAAGAATATTTAGATTCTATAATCGATGTTAAGAACATTAGTGAGATGTCTGGTATCTTGATGGTTAAAGCCGTTAATCAGATTGATGGCGAATTGACCGTTAATAACCCTGAATTATTTGGGCATTTATCTCCAAGAGTTTCAGGAGATAATGAATTAACAGCAGAGATTCTAATTAAGAAACGTAATGTTGGTGACTTAAACAGTTACATTAGCGTTAGAGGACAAGGAAACAGAAATTTTGTAATTATATTTTAATATCAAACTTATCATGAAAGAGGGGTTTTATTGACTCCTCTTTTTTATTTTGACTTGGGGGAAATAAATTGTATTGGAGACAAGTAGCAGTAGATACATATCAACATTTAAGATATTACTTTACGGATGTGGGATCAACTATTTGGGGATCAATTGTTGGTCTCTTTTTATTTATGATTGGAGAACCGAACTTAGCGTTTTATGCAATATTTACCCTATTTATTTTAGATATTGTTACTAGGGTGTTTGCTAATGCGCGTAAATATGGAGGATATATTAATGCCACAAAAACGGGGAAAATTCGTTCTAGACTGGCTGTGCAAGGCATGGTCTCAAAACTTTTTACTTATTTTGTGGTGTTAAGTATCGCAAGAATGATTACATATGTTATTCCAATTTCACTATTAAGCGAAGGATTGTCGTCAATGATCCTATCTGTGCTTTTAGTGGTTGAGATACAATCACTATTTGAAAATTTGCTTGATGCGAAACCAGATAAAAACACTAGGATGTTACTCAATATACTCTTGTTGAAATTCAGGAAAGAAATAAATAAAGTTTCCGATGTTACAGATGAAGAAATTGCATCAATGGATAGAAATAATGACCAAACTAAAACAATTTAAAAGACGATAAAATTTATCAGCCCTACCACCTAGAGCATTAATAAATAATATCGTCTCTACTAAAATTATATCACAAGATTTGAAAGGAGCAACCACATGTTAACACTTGAACAAGTTATTTCAAAAAATGAATCCATGTTCAAAAATCTGAATCCAGCAATTGAATTTGCTGCCCGTAAACTTATCGAAAAGTCCTTTAACCGAGGAGTGCTTATTAAAATTGTCCAAGGTTATAGAACAAAACAAGAACAAGATGATTTGTACGCACAAGGAAGAACTAAACAGGGAACAATTGTAACCAAAGTTAAGGGTGGTATGAGTTACCACAACTACGGAATTGCTATTGATTTTGCAATTCTGATTAATGATGGTAAAGATGTTTCGTGGAATTGTGAAGCCGATTTTGATAATGATAAGATGGCTGACTGGATGGAAGTCGTAGAAGAGGCTAAGAAGTTAGGATTTCTTTGGGGTGGTGATTGGAGAAACTTTAAAGATCGTCCTCATTTTGAAATGCCATTTGGATTAGATGAGAAAGATTATTTTAATGGTAAGAGACCATCCGATAAGCAAATTCAAGCACAAATTGAATACATAAAGAGTTTGGATATTGGCGAGGTAAAGAAAGATGAGAAAAAGGATAATGATGAAGTGCAAACTGTAAAAATTATTCGTACCAAAGATAACACTGTACTTGAAGGATTCTTAAAAGATGGCAAGGGTTATTTTCCTGTTGACCTTTTAATCGAAAATGGAATTAAAGTATCTTGGGATAATGCAAACAAGAAATATTATATTAGCTAACCCACTCAAAAGTAAATATATTTAATAATACATAGGAGGATTTATAAAAATGGAAAATTTCTATATCGCTATCGGGCTTGCCCTTCTCGTGTTTGTAGTTGGTTTTATTGCTCTTCCCTTCGCTAAGTCTAAAGGATGGATTAACAAAAATATTGCAATTGATATTGCTGAAAAGGTTGATACTGGTATCGATATTGTTAATGCAGTTGTCAAAGCAATTGAAGTCGAAAGTGTAAATGTCAAAGCTGTAAACTCTGTGCTAGACATTGCTGATATTGCAACAGACTATGTTGTGGATTTGATTGATACGGATAATAAAGAAGATAAAGTTAATTTGTCTCTCGATGTGGTTGATAAGGTATTTAAAGAAATTGGCCTCTCCCCTACTGAATCACAGAAAAACCTGATCGATATTGTTATCCGTCAAGGCGTAGATTTCTTAGAAGAAAAGAAAAAGACGGTTGCCGCTACTCCAACAATGTAA